AAGGGCAGGGGCGAGCGTTCGCCATTCCAAAATTTAATCACCTACTCAAACCTAAGTATACCCGTCATCTATGTAACCCGGCTCTTGCTGGGTTTGCGGGCATGGCCGCTCGCTGGGACTGTCATGACAGTTTCGGCACCTTGCACGGGCTGCGGCTGGCGGGCAGAAAGTCGCAGCCCTTTATACTCCCGCAGCTAAGCCTTCTCCTACGGCAATATACTCATCCCCACAGTATATAGCAGCCGCCAACCGATGATAGCCATCGAACATCGAACCGCTGGCTTTCAGGGTAATTGGTGCAGCGGCCTCGCGGTGCTTCACGAAATAGGCGATCCTGTAGACATGACTCTTGCGGCTGGATGTTTCATCCCTCGTCCAAGAACCGCAATGTTTCGTCCATGGTCGGCCCTGTTCGTCTAGTGCGGGGTCTTGAAGTGCTTGCTGAATCTCCTCGGAGGTAATCGGGTCGCGTCTCCATGACTGACTCCACGGAGGACGTTGTAATGGGTCTTGTTTCTGCCTCAACGATTCTACGAGCACTCGGTTCATTTGATCTTCCTTCGGCTATCTGTGCCCCTATTATTGCGGTACAAAGCCCCTTGACTCGGCTTCACGTGTCCCAAAAGAGCCCCCGACGCTGCCCTGTACACCTGTGCCGTTTGTGCTTTACGGGCGGGCGATGCCATCTTTTGCTCCATGGTCGGTGGTGGGGGTGTGGGTCTCGGGGCTGCGGGCTGCTCTGGCGGTAGTATCGCCGCTGCCGCTTCGACCGGCCAAAGATCGGGGTGAAGCGACTTAATTCTCGCAATCAATTTCTGTCTGTTAGGGGTCGATGTCTTTCTATGCATCGAGTCGGGTCTCTCACGGTAGTGAAATAGTGGCTCGGGGACGATAACAAACCGCCAGCCACGCTCCGCAATGTCTAGCCACAGGTTCCAGTCCTCGTATCCGATGTGTTCCTTGTCGTATCCGCTTAGAGCGGGGTTGTACCCGCCGACTTCTTGAAGCACGCTACGTCGAATCAACGAACAAACGGGGATTGAATTGTCGGTTTTGAGTTGCTCAAGGGTCGGTGAGTATGTACGCCAGATGTAGTCCTTTATCCCGAAACAGGCGACGAGGGTGCCCACGACAGCCACACGTGTACCCTGCATCAGGGGCACCGTCTTTTTCAGATAGCTAGGGTCTATCCAATCATCGGCATCGAGCGGGAGAATGAACTCGTGCGGCTCCGCTGTCGAGACATTGATCCCCGTGTTCCTCGCGTAGGAGAGTCCCATGTTCTCCTGCGATATGACTTTCATGGTCGGCGATGCGGCGTGCTGACCATCCACCATCTCTTTGTAGCCTAAGGCGACGGCGAGTGAATTATCCGTCGAACCATCGTCCACCACGATCACCTCAACGTTATCGTAATCCTGAGCGAGCGCCGACTGGATGGCCTGCGGGAGGTACTGTGCGAGGTTGTAGCACGGAATGATGATGGAAACTTTAGCTGCCATTGGTTGCTCCAATTTTCTGATAGTATTCATACATCATTTTGGGATCGTACTTTCTCTGCAACGCACTGGAGAAATGCAAAGAAACCATGTCTTTGTCCACCGTTTCACCCGGACGCCATCTGTAGCCCCTGTGCCAAACGGGTAGAATTCCTTTATTCAGCAGCGCAATCGCCACAAACACATCCTCGGCATTCGTCATTACCTCGGTGCTTGCGACGATTGCCATGGCTTTTTTACTCAACCAATACCCAGCCCCGCCGCTGGCAAACTGCACGGTCCTATTTCCCCAAGTGGGCACTCTGTCGGCATTCTCACCCCCCATGTAGTCATGTTGTTCGAAGCCGCTGTGCAAGAAAGTCCACGGATTGACTAAGGTATCCGTATCGGTCTTGTGTATAAAATCGTAATCACACCCGTGCGCCCACGCGCACATCGCTCTGGTTTTATGGGAAAGGCCGAGATATCCGTCATCGACATCGAGAAACACTTCATCACTTTCTGGTTGCCCCGCAGGTCTCCCGAGGAAAAAGCGATAATCCACGTCCTTTAGGTCCTTCAACCACGTGTCTCGTTGGGCTTGATGGATCGAGCGATCCCTATGGCAAGAAAGGATGGCGACTAAGATTTTCATCTGGTGTGAATCTCCGGGATGTGGGTGGTTTTATACTCTACGGTTGGTGCCCCAAATTGGACTTCGGCGTTCGATCTGCAATCCTCATTACAGACGTGGGGAATCTGCATATACTGCGGTGTTGGCGATAATTGACCAATCGCCTCAAGAAAAAGGTGTGGCACTTCATGGGGTTGCAACGCCCGGTAGTGCCCCGAACCATTATGCGGGAAGGGGTAATTGTCCGTATTACGCCCGTGCCGCAGGGCGACCATCATTTTTCCCACGGGAGCAATCGCTAGTTGATCCGCGAGACGGGCTTCTCTAGCAAAAACACTATCCTCCCCAAAGGACACGTTCGGGTACTGGTGCTGCTTCCACCACTGTTTCCAGTACATTTGGCTGGTGCCCGAAGCAAGGTATGGGGGTCCCCCCAAGTTCAACATGAACTTTTTATGAGTCACCTCATAAATCACAGTCTGGTTGTACCCCGTAACGGACTTCCTCGAATTATGAAGACGCCGAACTTCGTCCTCTATCCTGTGAGGATGGCTCCAGTCATCGTCATCCCAATTAGCGATGATTTCACTCGTGGCATTTTCCGCACCCAGATTTCTCTTAGCCCCCGTTGTTGTACGGGCGGTCAAATGAATATACCGTATTCGATCATCGTTGGGAATGGTCAAGGGCTCGGTCCCATCATCCACGATGATAAGCTCTAGATCGGGATAACCCTGCTGATAGAAACACCGAATCGCCATCGGGACATATTTTGCACGATTGTGGGTCGGCATAACTAAGCTGATTTTCATTTCCAATCACCCTTAGTGACTGCTGATCGAATAATCACGAAATGGTCGAAACAAAAACCCCGCCCAACCAACGCGGGTGGTTGATCCGCTTCCCACTGCATGGTAGCGGGCTCGTGACAATCTTGGCCTGTCGAACCCCACCAGTCGGGAATGCCCGTACCTACGGCCTTGTAAAGTTCTGATGCCCATTCGCATCTTAATTTTCTATTGGTGGTAATAGCCCCCACCAAGAGCCCAATGCGATCTTTATATGCAAGAGCCTTCCGATAGTTTTCTTCTACTGCCGCCTGTACCTTTGATGAGTGATAGAAATCGGGTGTCAGGGAACCCAAAATCCCTTTGAGCCTCGTTGCCGTGGTATCACTGGGGGAAACGTCGCTAAAGGACAGTACGCCATCCAAGTTGAAAAACTGCCCAATGTTTGCACAACCCCAAAAAATCGGAATTGTTTTCGTGGCAAAACAGTCCAAAAGAATTTCCGAGAAGTAATTGGGTTGTTGGGAGTTTTGAATCGAAATCGCATACTGAAAAGGCACCAGCATGTCGCGCTTGTCCTGTAGGTAAGGCGGCGACATGTGCATTTTGACGGGAAGGGGTAACTCACCTCCATCCCCCAACCATTGTTGTAGCTCTTTGAAAGTTGCAATGCGAAATCTATGTCCAGCACACATGGTTTTCGCGCTGGTTAAAAAAGAGACTTGAAACTTTTTTTGCGACGTGTCGCTTTCTTTAGTCCAAACCCCATTGTTAGAGAAGAGGACGGCGTTGGGGCATTTGCTGAGCACGCGACTGTTGTCGGTCAAAATCAAATCATAGAACTTGTGGTTCTTAATGAGCCTCTCCTCTGTCGGGATAATGTCTTCCGGCTCAAGCTGCCAAAAAACTTTGTACGGGGTGGTATCGGCAAGATTGAAACAGTCCACCGAGATAGACGTTTTCCAATTTAGCTCGGGAACGTTCAATTCGTAGTTGGCATAAATCACGGGTTTGTACGTTTTACCTTCGGACATTTTATCCCCCGTGTTCCTCGTACATACCGCGCATCCAATTGGAGGTGCTCGAATACCCAGTAACGGGGTCGGCAATTCCCTCTTCTCGGTAATGCCAAGCGGCTGCATGATGAAAATTATCTAGATTCTTGGCGGTGATTTCCCCCGATTTGATATACGGCCCCAAAACCTGCCCCACGTACTGGTCGCTAGTGCCAAAATAGTCGTCTTGGTTGCTGTTGACAACCAACTCCGATGCCTTACGACTCATGAACCACCCAGTGCCCGCATCCGCCGCTGCATAAGCTGGGCGCTTATAGAAGGGTTCATCGAAAGTCTCTCCCAGCGGTGCACGGTCGAGGGGGGGGGATAAAAGACCCCCGAATAATCGTACTTTACAAAATCCGTTGTCTTAAGCTTGCTCGGAACAACGAATGTGTCATTGCAGCAGAGAAACGTGAAATCATAGCCCTGTTCTAAGGACCAACGAAGCATCTCAATAGTCAATTCTTGGTAGTACAGGTTCCAAAGCAGCCAGTCAGCACCGCAAGCACGATTGGCTCGCTCAGGTAGCAGCACTTCATCCGATACGGCCTTCCAACCGGGTGCGTCTCGATGCCCTATCATAAAGCGAAGGTCCCAAGGCGCTAGGTGCCCACCCCAAGTCTCACGAATCTTTTGGTGGTTCCCGTTGACGGAATCCCCCGTATGTGAATAAACAGCAACTAAAACTTTCATTGATCTGCTCCGTGTTTCTTATACATGTCGAACATCCAAGGAGAACCCACGGGGTAGCCATCCCTAATCACTGGGTCTATAATCCCCTGCGCTCGGTAATGCCAAGAAGTCTCATTCCAAAAATGGTCAAGGGATTTGATCGCCATCTCCCCCCGCTCAGCCATAGGTCTCAACACATCACAAACAAGGTTTTCAAAGTGCAAATGGTCGGGGGTTGTTTTCAATACGGCCTCAGCCGCCCGTCGTGAAAGGAAATACCCACCGGGTTCCGCGTAGTAATAATCGGGCTTGTCTGCGTGAACGTACATCATCCAGCCAGAAAAATCATAGTTCTCAAAACCGAGTTTCATCAACTTACGCGGGACGAGGAAAGTGTCATTTTCGGCGAGGAAGGTGTGGTCGTACCCGTTGCGAATAGACCAGTCCAGAATCCCCCGATACAGGACTTGCCAGTATTCTACACAGGTACACCCCGGCTCCGCGTGCCAATACGGATGCTGGCAGGTCCGCGTACCGTCTTCTTGCCAAGGGATCAGCGTTTCGTCGGGTTTCGGTTGATAGAATTTGTCGCGGCGACCTATAAAGAAGCGTAGGTCTGCGCCAGCGGGGGCAACGTCTTTACCCCAAGTCTGTCGAATCTTGTCGTGATTTCCGTTTTCAGCATCTCCCTGAAAGGAGATGATGGCGATTAGAACTTTCATTTTACAAACCTCCAACAACCACACCCGCCTTCACATTTTGCTACGAGGGCGGGATCGGCGTTGAGAATAAATTCCTGCGGATCATCAGTCCATAGGGCAAACTCGGCCACTTTGAGGGGATAAAACATGTCCACCACCATCTGGTACGAATAAACTCTCCCCATGTTGTAAATGAGACGTGGTTTTCCGCAAGGAACAGCCATGAGTAATTGACCCCCCGGCGCTAAGACGCGGACTAATTCCGCCGCCGCTTTTCTGTCCCCCGAAGCATCCACCGCGTCTCCATACCTGCCCAATCCGATGTGCTCAAGGGTGTGAAGGCTTGAAAGGGAATCTATTGAATTGTCGGCAAACGGAAGCGACGTAAGGTTGGCCTCACCGCAAACAAAACTGGACAATCCCTTACAGGGCATAGGGCGAAACTCATAGAACTCCATGGGAATGAAGGCCGACACCGCCACAGCCCAAAAATTCAAGGATGCAATATCGATGTGTTTAGCTGGTCGGGTAGCAGCGAGCACGCGGGATGCCCACCCCGTGTGATAGATGTAGTGTTGGTCCCAAGTCAGTTGTTGCGTGTCCTCGTCTAACCGAGGAGACCAAATATCGCGGGAGGGAGTGAACCGCCCGTCAGCTTGAGACTCACTACAAAGTTTCTGAAAATTCTGTTCGAAAGTTTCTGGCGTCATTTTAGGTACTCGTGCAAAACCTCTGAAACGTAGTGTATGTCGCTTGAGGTCAAGCCCTGATGCATACCGATGAAGAAACCATTCTTAGCCAGATGCTCTGCGACTGGGTGATTGGCCGCTTCACCCGGGAACAATTTCTGATAGATCGGTTGGCTAAGGAGGGGAAAGAGATAGCGTGTCTCAATGCCCCGCTCTTCCAAGTACATCAGGAGTTTATCCCTACCGGAGACATCGAGCACCATGGGATACATCATAAACGAATGCTGATACCCCTCAGGCACGACGGGTAGCTGTAGCTCGGGGATATCGCTCAACAGACTCGTCAGTTCGGATGCATTAGTACGGCGGGTTAGGATGTTTTCTTCCCAACGTTCCAACTCGCTCAGGGCTATGGCAGCCTCCAGTTCCGTAGCGCGATAGGAGTAGCCCACACGTTCAAAACGATAGCGTCTCTCGATGATTTGCTTTGAGAGTTCAATTGATTCGGGGTTGTCATCGTCATCAATGTTTGTGTAGATACTGTCACGTCCGTGTGCCATCAAGCTACGGCAAAGTCCGTCAAGCTCCGTGTTGCTGGTCGTTACGATACCACCCACACCGCCGACAATCAGGTGTGCGACATAGGTGGAAAAACAACCAAAGTCACCGAAAGACCCAACAGACTGACCGTTTAGGTTCGCAAACATTGTCTCGCAGGAATCCTCGATTACCTGAAGCCCGCACCTACTCGCAATTTCCATGATAGCGGTCATATCAGCGGGCAGCCCAAACAGATGAACTGGAATGATACAGCGTGTGCGGGGGGTAACGGCCTCTTCGACCCTCGCGGGGTTTAGATTAAAGGTAAGGGGGTCAACGTCCACAAAGACGGGCTTCATGTTATTTTGGATGACGATATTGCTGGTAGCGATGAACGTGATCGCGGGAACGATCACTTCGTCCCCATCCTGATAGCCGTGGACTTCTTTGAGGGCCGCGAGCGCAACCTGTAGGGCACTGGTGCCGCTATTCATAAAAATGCCGTGCTTTGACCCGTGCAAATCAGCAAACCCCTTCTCAAAGGCAAGAGTGTACTCACCCTTTGATAGGCGATTGTTATTTAGGGCATCGTTGACGTACTGCTTGCCCTTCGTACTGATGTCCAGATTTCCTAGAGTTATGGGCCTCATAGGTGGAAAAACTCCTTCGCGGTTACGGCGTGTCGATCCCTATCCGACAAGATGGGGTGATCTTTTACAGGCCAGTCGATGCCGATAACAGGATCATCCCACAGGATTGCGTCATCGAATGCTTTATTGAAATGCCCCGAGCACTTGTACTGCACCTCGGAGTAATCCTCTAAAGCACAGAAACCCCGAGCAATGTCCGCCTCACCCCAAAGCTGAAGTTTGTCCCCCTCCTCCATAATGAGGCTGTAGTATTGTAGGAACGTGGGGGATTGTGGGTTAACATCAACCGTCACCATAAAAACTCTACCGCGTGGAACACGCATCAGCTTTGCCATGGGTGGTGTAGACTGAAAGTGCAGCCCTCGAACTACGTCCTTCATGGAGCGGGAGTGGAGATCGCGGACAAACGGCGGGAGACCCATTTCTTTCATCTCGTCATCGAGGTAAGTGATGTTAAAAAAGCCGCGACTATCCTCAAAACAGGTTGAGGATATCAACTTCACACGCCCGCCAAACTTCTCGTCTTCTACCTTAAAGTGATTCATGTAGCCCCCTATGCCACGCGATTGTTCTCTTCAGACCCTCTTCCAGAGTGGTGTACTCGGTCTTTCCTAAGTCAGCCTCCATTAGAGAGATGTCCATCCGAGGCAGGGCGTGAGAACCGGGCAGTTCCTTATCCTCCTCTGGAATTTGAATCGTTGACCCTGTAAGCCGAGCAACGATGGTTGCTAATTCGGCGATACTGGTTGTGGAACGCTCGCCAACGTTGTAAACGGGTTTTGTGCCGTGAAGGATAACCCTCCACAACATCGTCGCAACGTCTTTAGCGTAGCAGCATGTCCGCATCTCTTTACCTGAAAATTTCATCTCGATGTGATTGGCTGTTACTGCTTGATCGATAAATCCGCTTAGGGCTCGTTTGTCACCCTTACGAGCGCCGAGGCCATAGGTCAGGTTGAGGCGGGCAGACGCCGCGTTAACACCGTTCTTACGGTAGGAGTGAGTAATTGCTTCGCCGCTCCGCTTTCCCTCAATGTAGCCCGCTCGTGGATGGTAGGGGGTGGTGGTTCCAATGTCTTCTTCCGTAGCGAACTCCTTGTGTAGACCGTGGTAAACTTCATTGGAACTCACAAAAAGGAAACGACCCCCCGAGTTGAGGGATTCCAACAGCCGTTCTGTAACGGCTGTGTTTACAAGAATGGTCGCTGCGGGGTTAGCCATGAAAATCATGGGTTGACCGTACCCCGCTGAGTGGATGATAACATCTGTTTGAGGCACCTTCATTGAATCGTGATAAAGATCGAACCCAGCAAGGGTCGCAAGCTCTTTGGTGTACGGCGCGGGTTCGCTGTGGTACTGTCCGAAACCCTCAATCTTGTACCCCTCCCGTTTGAGGACATAGAGAATCGTCAGGAGGTGCATACCGATTAACCCCGTAGCCCCCGAAATAAAAACACGAGCGCCATCGAGTGGTTTATAATCAACCACGCTTAGAGCTTCTTCAGCATCATGAATTAAGAGGTTAAGCATTTGAGTCGTTGTCATTGCCAGTCCCATTCGTAAGGATTTCCACCATTAGGCCCACATTCTCTGCGAGCGTCCGCCATGTCCGCGTCAACCATCATGCGGACTAAATTTCGAAACTTCCACTGGGGTTCCCAACCCAGCATCCTTTTTGCCTTGGATGCATCCCCGAGTAGGATATCTACTTCTGTGGGGCGATAGTATTTCGGATCGATCCCCACGTACTTGTTCCAGTCCAGTCCCAGATATTCAAATGTCTCATCCAGAAACTCCCGCACCGTGTGTGTTTCTCCCGTGGCAATAACGAAATCCTCGGGGGTGGGTTGCTGTAGCATGAGCCACATGGCTTCCACGTAATCTTTAGCATATCCCCAGTCACGTTTAGCGTCAAGGTTTCCCAGCAAGAGTTCCTTTTGGAGTCCCACCTTGATCCTCGTCGCTGCTTTGGTAATCTTGCGCGATACGAAGGTTTCGCCACGCCGAGGAGACTCATGGTTGAACAGGATGCCGTTGCAGGCAAACATGCCCATTTCACGATAGTTCACGGTCGTCCAAAATGCAAACTGCTTGGCAATACCGTAAGGACTCCGAGGATAGAATGGGGTCTTTTCAGTCTGCGGCACTTCCAGCACCTTTCCGAACAATTCACTGGACGATGCTTGATAAAATTTGGCCGTAGGGCACTGTGCCTTGATTGCTTCGAGAAGCCGTAGCGTCCCCAAAGCATCTACATCGGCAGTGTACTCGGGGATGTCGAAGCTAACGCGCACATGGCTCTGTGCTCCCAAGTTGTACACCTCATCGGGTTGAATTTCCCCCACCAACCGACTCAGGGCACTACCGTCAGTCAAATCGCAGTAGTGGAGGTGGAGACGATCAAAAATGTGGTCAATTCGTCCAGTGTTGAAACTGCTTGATCGACGAATGACACCGTGGACTTCGTAGCCCTTCTCCAGCAGAAGTTCCGCCAAGTATGAACCATCCTGCCCCGTTATTCCTGTAATTAGAGCCTTCATATTTTAATCCACCCGTCAGGTATGATGTCTCGACTGTCTAAATCCTTTGCAGAAAACCATCGTTTAGGTGCCACGACGATTTTATCTGGGTTCGGATTCAGCCACGCACCCCACCAACTGAAAGAACTGTTCACGATCACGTTGTGACGACAGAGGGACATCAAGTGGAGGTCTTCAAACTTGCTTCCCGTTTCAATGACCGTCCCAGTCAGGTTATCCTCACACCATTTCGGGTCATCGGAAAAGATGAAGACCTTGGGGTTGGAAACCTTTTGTGAGATTGTACCAATGGCTGCCGTGTAATACGTTGGTTCCACCATTCCATGAAATGCGAGCAATTGCAGATAGTCGCCTCGGCGTACATGGAGGGAGATGCTTTCACAGCTTTGAATCTCCTTGGCAATTGCTTGAGCCTTTTCACTCAGCGAGGATTTCAGGGTCAATTCTTTACGAATTGAGTCTTCGATGTTTAGGAAATACTTTTCTGTTTGAAAATAGCCGTAGACGATGGTAGGTTCGGGGATGTTAAGCATTCTCTCGTCAAAGGGTAGTCCGCTCTCGTAGAGTGGCGCTGCCCCAATAGGCGGGGGGTTGTGGAGCTTGACGATAGTATTGAAACCGTCTAGAGAATAGATGCGGTGGTCCGTAACATTGACAACCTGTATGTTCGTGAGATAGACCTCGCGACCCTGCGCTGCGAGTGCTCTACTGTAGGCGTATTGGAAAAGCTGATTCCCCAACCCTCCCATTAAATTAACTGTCACCATGGATTTTCAACTCCTGAGCGTAGGTACGCATCATAGTAGGATCGCACGGATGAACGGCGATAAACTCGGAATTCCTCGGCATCGCGGCTACGCCTACGAATTTGCCAGCTATGGGATGATACCGCGTATCATGCTTTGGAATGATCCTAGCTTTACGCATCACCGACCCCACCCAGTGATCCTCTAATGTATTGTTTGGTTGCGCGGCTGCGACCAACCTAGCGGCCCTTGCGCTCAACCAGTACCCTAGTCCAGTCACGTAAAGGTTTTGAGGTGTATGAACGCTGGCGGAACCCACATAGTCGTAAGCCTCAAACCCGCTCTTCATCAGGCGATCCACCCAAACAAAGGTGTCATCATCAGTCTTGAAGATGAAATCGTATTGGCGCTCCCCTGACCATTGGCACACGCCTCTTGTCTTGTACGGCAGGCTTTTGTAGTCATCTGGAACGTCCAAAAACACTTCATCGGGTAGCGGCTGTCGATTCGCTCCGCGCCCATAGAAGAACCTCACATCGACATTGGGGTAAGCTGCAAAATCCTTGACCCAAGTCTCACGGCACGCCGCGATCTGTACGTCTACGGGGATGGAATTGTGCTTCATCCTATTCGTCCAATCCCAGCCTTTACCCGGCATACCGACGTACCTATGGCAAGCCAAGATCGCTACCAGCACCTTCATGGCAAATTCCTCTGTTCAAATGGCTGCACCCCGTTCACGGCCGGGCGGTTGGGCGTACCCTTGGGGACACGCCAGATTTTGATGTCAGGAGTTTTAGTCCAGTTGTTGTACGGCAAGTCCAATTCCTTCGTCGGCGGGAATTCGTAGAAATAGCGATTGATGTGCGACTCATCATGCCATGTGGCGATAAAGTTGTTGGCGGTGTCGATATCGATCCTCTTGCTGATCGTTTCCGCCATGCTCAAGATTTTCTCAGTTGGTCCGCCCCAGAAACCGCCAATGTACATCTTACGGATGTCCCTCTTACTGAGGTAGGCGGTGGACTTCGGGTTCTCCTCGGGAGTGCAGTAACGCCCCTTGCTCAATTCGAACGAGGCGTGTACGCAAGCCGTGATGCCGTCAGAGAGGACTTCCGCCGCAGCTATCGGGCTCATCATGTTCATGCACACGTCCATGTAGAAAACGTACTTGTACTGGGACAGCCATTCCCGCTGGCTCAATATGGTATGGAATCGCATCAGTGTGGCGTTCGGCCATCCGGGATGCGGGTGCATCACCTGCTTGGCGACGGGAAACTGCTGAGGATTGTCCGTGAACAGAAGGATGTCGGCGGGAAAGAACGCACGCACCGAATCGACCGCCGCTTGGGTAAATTTCCAGTAGGCGGTGCCTGTACAGATGATTACGAGTGCTACGTCGCTCACGGCGTGACTCCCATACTAATCGGTTTGAGATACTGAATGGCTTTCGCAAGCAACTCGGGGGAGATTTTCAGCTTCTTCAGTCCCTCCATGCAGTCGGCACACAACAGCCCATGGACCCGCCCATCGCGGAAATCCACCAAAGTCTTCCTGTTATACAATACCAACGCCAAGTCACAGATCGGGCACTTTTTATCCTGAGCCCGCCAAAGGTCGAGGTACTGACCCGGGTGCATGTGGTATTCGCGTTCGAGGAAGGCGTCATAGGTGTGAACTTTCGTCCAAAACGTCCCACAATAGGTGTTGTGGCAGGTGCGGCAGTAGTAGGAGCGGCCACTGGCGGTGCGTTTGTTGAGGCCAAAAGCCGACAAGACGAGCCACTTTTCACACTTCCGACACCATTTTGTTTTGTCGTTGAAGAGTCTTTTACGCCCCACTCGATGCCCCCTCTGTTTTCGGCTCCATGCAGGACGCACATCGAGATTGCTTGCCGTTTGGCATACTAGCCTTATTTCCAAACATGTCGGGAACAAGCCACTGGCAACACCCGTTACACCAAATTGTTTGACCGTTAATTTTGCTGTAAGTCCCATCCGTGGCAACCCGATTTCGTCCACAATACGTGTCGGTTTGAGTGTGACAGTTGGGGCAAATTTTCTGTAGGTTTTCTCGGCGACAATCACCGCCATCGCCGTTTTTATGGTCAATTTGAAACCGTAAGGGTCTACCATTCCAAATTGTCCCCTGTCCGCAGAGCATACAAGTGTCTGGTGTCTGTTTGTAAAACCGATTCTTAGCCGCCCATACGTGCTTAGAGTCTTGGCAAAAAACCTCCGCATCACTTAATTTACGACGACTTCGCCACTCACCTGTGAAATGATCTGTACTAAGCCCCAATTGTACGACCCATTTCTTCAAATTTGCCCCGTTATTGGCCTTTAACCCCAAAGCAAGGCACGCTCCCGTCCACGACTTTGCCTGTCGAACAGCTAGTGGGAGGTCTTCGAGTTTCCACTTTTTCGGTGTTTTTGGGGTCATATCAGGTAATACCGCAATCCTCCTATTATTGACTCCTAAATAGAGAGTTTGCTAGTTAACAGATTTTATTCGCTACCAAACCCATTGGATGTAGAGGATATTTCCTCCAAGGAACACTCACCATGGGCGTACCAACAATCGGTCCAATTTTTACACTGACTCAGGTTGCCGCATCAGTTCTCCCCTATCCCGGGGCGACCACTGGCACCACAGTCTACACAGGAACCATCACTGGCGGGGCAGCCACGGCATCGCAGCCGAACGGCGCTTACGCAGGCAAGGCTTTCAACATCACTGGCTTCGCCGCCCTCAATAACAACGGCGAATTCGTGTGCGTGCAGTCCTCCGCGACCACCCTTACCCTCAACAACCGCTACAGCACCGCTGTAGTTGCCGCAGGGCAGGCTCAGATATCCGTTGGGTACGGCAATCCTTCGCAGTACGCCTCCAAGGTCGAGAAACTCCAGTCCAGCAACCAAGGCGATAACGTCTACGTGAGCCCGCAGGCTGGCGATACCCTCATTGCCATCGCATTCGGCCTCAAGAGCCTCGATCCATTCGATCAGCTTCATGGCGCATCCCCGAGTTTCGGCTACCTTCAGGGCTTGAACGACTTCATGCCCACGGCTCCGACAATCTCGGACACCTCGAACGGCGGCAATAGCCCCAATGCGGTCACCGCTGAGTTGGGCTCGGCGTCAGAGTATGCCATCCTCGCCTATGCGGGTATCACGAACACGGGCGCATCCGTAGTCTCTGGCGGCAACATCGGTTCTGCCCCGACAACTGGTCCTGAGGCGGGCTTCACGTTCGTTCCTCCAGCAGCAATTGATAATGCCAGCGCGGGTGCAGCACGCACTGCGGGCAATGCAGCATTCACCTATTACAGTGGATTAACCCCCACCCAGACTGGTCTCGCTAACCTCAGCACCAACAATGGTGGTGGTGGAGTAGGCGTCTACCACGCAGGTGTCTTCTCTGGCGGTACTTTGGACATCCCGACTTCGATCACCCTCGATGCTCAGGGCAACCCGAACGCTTTGTTTGTGTTCATCGCAGCTTCGACTGTCACCCTTGAGAGCGGTGCATCTATCATCCTCGCAAACGGCGCACAAGCTGCGAACGTGGTCTGGGTCGTCGGAAGCTCCTTCACCTCTGTTTGGAATGGTATCTCATCGAACATGGTCGGCGTCATCCTCGCCTATACATCCATCACCCTTGGCGGCGGCACCCTCAACGGGCGTGCTCTTGCCGTAGGTGGGGGCGACGGGGCGGTCACTATCGCGTCGGCAACAGCTATCACGACAACCGCTGGCACGGGCACCGCTATCGTCAACAACTGGGTGCTTTTGGCACACATCAACCTCGCGGACGCGGATTACAGCGGATACTCAATTCCTCCCGCTCCTAACTCCTCGTGGCCTGCCGCAGACTGGAGCCTCGACGGTTACTACCCGAGTCTCTACATCTGGGCTTGCTACTCCGCAAACGCAGGCACTTACGCCGTGAACCTCAATTCCGTCTATCAGGACGGTGTGACGGCTCCACTTGATCTGGCGGCTGGTAAGCCAGTATTCGATGGCGGCATCAACTTCCAAGTCATTGACTGGACGAACATGACGGGCGTATCGTTGGATGGGGTTTCAGTCGGCCTATCATCCGCTAACCCTGCGGTTGCACCAGCTTTCCAAACAACGCAGGCCAATGATCTAATCATCGCGGTCGGTCTTCAGAAGAGCGCGAACGGCTTGGGCGCTGGTGAAGGCTCGGCAATCAATACCAGCGGGCAACTGGGATCGGCTGGAAGCTACTCGATCCTCGCTGGCAGCGGCATCACCAATACTGGTGTGACCGTGGTCACGGGCGGCGTAGTTGGCTCATCCCCGACCACGACCATCGTGCCGGGTGTTGCTGTGTGGACAGTGGACAACGCTGACGCTCCTGCGGCTCAGGTCGCTGCAACGTCCGCGTACAACTACTTCGCTGGACTGCCTGCAACGGTACTCAGCGCATCGTCGGCCAACCTTTCGACTCTGGGCAACTTGGGCGCAAGCCGCTATTCCGCTGGCGTCTACTCTGCTGGTTCCTCGATGGACATCCCAACGAGCATCACGCTGGATGCACAGGGTAACCCGAATGCGACCTTCGTGTTCATCGCTGGTTCAACGACCACACTTGAGAGCGGTGCATCCGTCCTCTTGGCTAACGGTGCCCAAGCTGGCAACGTTATCTGGATCGTGGGTAGTTCCTTCACGCAGGTGGGCGACAACAACACGATGGTCGGTACGATTATCGCTTACACGTCGATCACGCTGGACGGTGGAACCCTCAATGGACGTGCGCTGGCTCGCAACGGATCGGTCACCATCGCCGCAGCCGAGGCCATCAACACGGCAAACGCTACGGGTGCCGCAGGAATGAACATCATCTCCAACGGCAAGCTGGTGGGCTCTGAAGCTCACTACTTGGTCACCTACGAAATTGGGGGCAGCCCAGTCGCAGGTTCCCCGCCAGTCGGCACTGGCGAGGTAATCGGCTTCGCCAACCCACTCGGTTACGAGACTCTCGTAGCTGTGGTCGCCTTGCAACACAGCTAAGTCGCTGGTCAGACTCATCGGGCTCCTCTCGGGGAGCCCGTTTTATTTTGGAAAAACCTCAAAAAATTACGTGGGGTTTAGTATTATAACACATGGTCGGTGTTTACTGCTGGGTAAATGTTGAAAACGGAAAGGTTTACATCGGGTCAACAACCGATGTGATTCGGCGGAAATATCACCACACCCGTCTTTTGAAAGTCCAAAAACACCCCAATGTGCACCTTCAAGCCGCTTGGCTCAGATATGGGGCCAACGCTTTTGAGTTCGAACTTCTAGAACAAGTCGATGATCTTGTATGGCTTCGTGCCCGAGAACAGGCTTGGATCACCCGGCTTCAAGCGTGTGATCGAGAATTCGGTTACAACGTCACCAGTGACGCATGGGCACCCGTAACCTCGCCTGAGACCATCGCCAAGATGAAGAAGGCTTGGATCGCACGAAAGGCTCGTGGGGACTACTACAAATTCACGACGGCGGATACTGTGAAAGGCAAGGCGGCTTCTGGCAAGAAAAACAAGGCTCGCTGGCAAGACCCTAAAATCAGAGCCGAAATGCAAGAAGCACAAAAGGCTGGTTGGACACCCGAGGTCCGAGCCGCACAAGCAAAACGTTTTGAACAACAAATCCTGAAAGACCCTACAATGCTCAGTCGAGGCGGCATCAAAGGCTCCGCTGTGCGTTGGGGAAAGGTGAACTAAAATTTCGGAAAACACGCCCTACTTCGACTCCATCACTTCTGCCCGCGCAATGCTCCTAACCGATGAAGAGGCCCTCGAAGGGCAGACCCTTCTCAGTGCAGAGAGCGACCCCAAGAAGAAAGAGGACCAGAAAATCCTCACCTACATTCAGGAGAATTTCCCAATGTTCCTGAAGATTTTACGTCTTCTGAAGAAGGAGGATCAGGAACTCCTGCTGAGCTACTACCTGCTGAGCAAGACCCAAAACACACTGGCGATCATCCACCGCAGCACGCAGACGGTCTGCTCCTTCCGCATCCGCATGGCGGTCAAGGTGCTATGCGCGTTCATCCTGTATGGGGAGGAGTTCACCGAGGAGAAGATGAAGAACGTGTTGGTGCAGTCGAAACTTGAGAACAGCATCAAGAGCGTGCCCCTGAGCACGATCATTGACCTGTACATCAAAACCCGGAGCTTCCAGCGTGTTGCCGAAATTCACAAGCTCCACCGCCCTGACATCCGCCGTGCGATGAGTCGGTCAAGCAAGCAACTGCTGGAATCCAAAGACCCTGAAGAGAAGGCGTTGGGAGCGTTCATCCATTCTCTCATTGATAAAGCCAACCCAAGCGGCACGGGATTCTCGAAGCGGAAGGTTCAAAAATTGGGGAATATTTACCGAACCGATCCCGCAATCCTTGGGGACTTCCGAGTGAAAATCACAGACCCCGATTTTGACCACATGTTCGTAAGTCGGGCAAATCGGTAGTATTAAACAGTATGGCGATTCGAAAGTGGCACACGACCGAGGTCAAGGACAACGATCTGGAAGACAGACTCAACAGCCTTCAAAGCCAAAGCTACACGATCTTCTCGGTAGTCAAGTCAGGACGTGGCGGCTTCAGCGAGTATTTCATGATCGTCTATTACGAATAAGGAATTACGAATAAGGAGTAGGTATGGATCAACTCACAGTCGATAAAATCATTCAACTTGGCCACGCCGGGAAGACTCAGTATGGCATCGCCACTGGTCTCAAGCTGTCGCAGACCGTGGTCGCTTATGTTCTCAACGAGGATTTACGCGGCACGAAGGCAACCAAGATCACCGAAGCCCTCAACAAGCAAGAAGCCCGTCTTGCCTAAAAAGAAATAGGGTGCGGCTCTAGGCTCGCACCCCGATACTGGTTTTTCCGCGCTCACCAGCAAAACTATCACTTACATTATACCCTATCGGGGCTCGAAAAGGATAGGAATCCGAACTATTTTTAGAGCAGGTCGATGCGAGTATCGGCGTCCACCGCGTGCCAGCCGCCGTTGATGAAGCCCTCGTAGCCCAACCACTGGACCTCCAGCGGAGTCTTGCCATCCCGCTTCTTGCCTACACGGGCAGCGATGATGCGGGTCTCCATTCCGTGCTGGCGGACAACCGCTTTCTTGAGTTTCGTGCTCGTAGCGACCAGCCCATGCTCCGCAGCTTTGACATTGCACCATTAGTTCGTCACCTTTGCTTCGAGTTCTACTTCTGCGTCAAACCTATCGTTGCTGGTAATCTTCGCGGCCTTGGGTGCGGCGGCGTGCTGCGCTCGAATCTGGCGGGCGTACTCGCCAAGAGAAATTCTCAGGATCGGGAGCGCCGTGGGCAGGACCGATGGCTTGTCCATGCACTCGCCGCTGATGACAGTCACGTCATGGGTAGCGGCGGCAACGGGGTCCGCTGGTTTGATAGGCGTGCGCGGCTCTTGCGCGAAGGCTGGAACCGCAAGCATCAGGCTGAAAAGCAATATCCGCATGTCAGTCTCCTAGTTGAGTAAGGAAGCGATTTCGACGTTCTGTTCCTGCCCAAACTGCCGCAGGTTGGCGACGGCGATGCTCAGGGATTTCTTCGGCATCCGTAGTTGGTAGCCGTAGCGACCGTTGGCTTTGAGTTCATCCAGCCGAGCCAATTTCGCGATGTAGGCCGCGTACAGTGCTTCGAACGTGTTGACCTTCTCGATGAACGTCATTTCGCCTCCACTGCGAAGTAAAGGTCACCCCGCTTCGTGAGTTTTCTTGCGGCAACCAGAGCCGACATGACCTGCTCAAATTGTTCGAGGGAGCAGCCATGCGTCATCAGGGCTGCATAAAGAGTTCCAGCAGGCGTACCAAGTTTTCCGCTGGATGCCACAACCGCGATCAACGCATCGCAAATCTCTTTCAGGGCATTCGTTACTTGGGTGCTTGTCATGTCCCTATTATACCCAAAAATGGGTCAGAAACGATAGGAATTTTGGACTATATTTGGTTTGTTTTCAACAGGTTATACGCCGTGGTAGCCTTCGCCGCCTGCGGCGGGAACGGCTTGACGTTTCTCTTCGTAGGGGTCGTAAGTGGTTAAGTCTTTGATGGAGCCTTCTTCGACTATCTTCAGGGAGGAGGTATCGACGATGTGATACCAATCGTCGTTGCCCATCACGGATTCCACTTTGGCACGGGCTGCCTCAATGGTGTCGGCTGTGCCTTGGAAATCACTCCAGCCGCCGCCCGGGTAGTATTCTTCACCTGTGAAGACGAAGAACATTTACATGCCTTCAGCGGGAGCAGTCGTGATCGGTGCGGGACGCGACTTACGCGGCTGTCCAATCGGCTTTACTGCACCGCCGCTCGGACCATTCTCGCCCATCACGTAGCCCATGAAGCGTTCCTTCATGAAACGTGGGTTGGATGCGCGTAGTGTGCTGCACAATCCCTCGGCGATGTTGCGCTTCTCATCGGGACCGACGCTCATGTTCTTGATTGCGTCTGCCAGAGCGATGAAATCCTTCTTGCTCATCGCGGAAAGCTTGTTGCCAGCTTCTTTACCCTGAGCCTGCGGAATTTCCTTCACGAACTTCTCAGCACTTTCGGAGTGCGGTGCGATGGTGTACTTCTGCTTGGTCGGTTCCTGTGCACCAGAACCCTGTTTGTTGCCCTCAGCCTCGCCCTGAGCCTGCGGCATCTTGGCCTTCTGCGGTGCCTTGGGGTTGCCGGATGGGTCACGGTCGGTGCTGAAAGCGTCGGAGCCAGAGGCGGCTTCCTTCTCTGCTTCAGGTTCCGCGTCGTCGGCGGGTTCGGCTGCGGCTTCAGCTTCAGTCTCTTCCTTGGCTTCAAAATCGGGACCTTCGGACTCGGCTACAGCTTCGCCCTTGTCTTCACCAAGCTCAAGTTCGTGCTTGCCTTCGTCGGTAAATGCCTTCTCAGCAGGCGTGGCACCCAAGTCGATACCCAGAGCTTCGGCGGCGATTTCCATCGCGGCTGCCTGCTCATCCAAGCCCTTATAGGCTTGCTGGAGGGCGTCAGCCAGAATATCTGGCTGCTCTTCGGCGATACGGATGAACTTCTTGCCGTACTTTTGGGCGGCTGCAACGCGGATTTTGGCGGGAGCATCCTTGGCGATTCTCGCGAGACCGAGGTTGTGACGGAGGGCTTCCATGCTGTCAGCCTGACGAGCGGTCTTGGCGACAAGCTCGTCGAGGACCTTGGCGAACTTCGCCGGGGACTTCGCTGTTTCACGCATTTTCGCGTATTGAGCCACTTTTTCGGTCTTACGGGCTTCGCGGCGGGCTACAATAGCCTTGCGAACTGCCTCACGGTCTGCCTTCTTTACGTTTGCCATGGTGTTTCCCTCTCTACAATAGGTGTTTGGTAGGCGTGTTTTTCCAAGTATTCTGCGGCTAATCGTTCCATGGTTTATTCTCCAGAGACGGGGGTTTCCTTCATGGCGCGAGCCACGCTGAGTACCAAACCCTGCTTCGTCTTGGTGCCCCATGCCGTCTGCACACGATCTTTGTTCGACGGGTCACGTTTCAGGGAGCCCCACAGCATTTCGATCAGTGGGTGGTTCTCGTACTGATTCTGCACGTCGCGTTGGAGTCCGCCGTCGCCGGGTGCTGCCTGCTTCTCTTCGCTACCCTTACGCTTTGCGGGCGGCTTTGGCTGCTTGGCTTTAGCTGCGGGCTGATCGAGCACGCTCATGGCGGCATCGACCGCCGCGTTGGTGTCTTCCCACCAGAACGGCTCGCTGAGCTTCTGATTGTCCTCATTGTAGACCTGAAGCTCCGCTCCGTCGCCGCCTTCTGTCGCTTGAATCCATAGACGGACGGTGCCCTTCATCGGAATGGCAGGGGCATAGGTGCCCTGTCCGCGAATCTCGGAGCCCACAAGGACATACGGACCCTGATACTGGTCGAACGCCTTGACTGTGCCGCCCAGTGCCTTCGCGATGGCGTGGTGCATCGGCCATGCTTCGGCGTCATCGGCTTCAGACTGGCTCATCTCGCCCGTGGCTTCCTTTTTATTCGGACCAAACGAATCGGCTTCCCGCTTGTGTTCTTTCCACTGTTCGAAATTCAGTTTGGTGTCGCCGTTGGCAACTTCATACTGCCAGTCTTTATGGTCAGTGTCCTCGGACGAACTCGTTGGGCTGAACTTATCCGCTTCTTCTTTGTACATTTTCCAGTCCTCGAAATTAAGCTTCGTGTCGCCATTAGCGACCTCATACTGCCAGTCTTTGTAGTCGGTGTCCTCAGCGGAAGACTGAAGTGGAAGGTCCATCTGATTCGGATCAGGTTCGGCAGGCGGGGCAATCTCGCTGCCCTCGTCCATTTCGAACAGGTTGCCGCCGTACTGCAAGTTGACCTTGTTGCCATTCATCAGTTCTTCAACCATGTCCTCGATCTGGTAACGCTCGTGCCAGTAGACGTTACCGTCTTGGTCGCTCATGAGTTCGCCGGATGTCAGTGCTCCAATGTCCTCGGGGTTGACCATCTCCCAGCCATTGGTGAAGAAGTCCTCCATGAGTTCGAAGATATTCGGCTTGTTAATCATCTCGCCGATACCCTGCACATCGCTGAGCAGGTTGGCGGTGGGCTCCAGCGTGATGCCGTACTTGTTGTAGACGACCTTGACGTTGAACCCCTCGTCTTCGCCAGACGTGGGCTGTTCAGTCGCCGCTACTTTGTCCTCGCTGCTGTGACGAGGTGGGATTCCCTCGTTAGCCAGATCGAGGTCTGACTTTTCGGTGAGACCCAACTGTGCGGGGGTCTTGAGCTTGCCGCCGCGTTGCGGCATTGCGTTGATCTTGTCCGATGCGTCGGATGATTCATGTTCTTGCATGTCCTTCTCCTCAGGATGATACCCGTAAAAGTCCATCCATTCCTTAATGTGTGGCTCATCGCCGCGACCCTTCGCCAGAGCCTCGTCAACCATCGACTGCATGTACGTCTGACCGTCCGTGGTCAATGGGTTCTCAAGGAAAATGTGGCAACCAGAGCAGTGCTCGGGTGCATCGGATTCTTCCTCGAAGAACGGCCCTTTCGGGTAGTTGTCCGAATCATACGAAGCCTCGTCCATCACGTTAGGCGGCGTCTTACCCTCCGCGTCCAGCGTGGCAGCAATTTCTGTCGCACACTTCTCGCACCACACGTCCGCTTGATAGATGTACGTGCCGTCGTTGGAACCACGGATACCACTGTTGGCACCCGGCTCGAACGCTTTCTTTTTCTTTCCAATTACACCAAGACCCCTCAGACGGGTTTTATCGGCTTCGCCGAACTCAGGTGTCTCAATGGGTACATCGGGCTGAGGTATAACTTCTTCGACACCAGCGGCTTCCAACAATTCCACATCGCCGGGATCAATGTAGTCGGCAAGGCCCTGTAATTCCATCAACTCTCCCTGACTGATCCGCTCGGCGCGGAGTTCGCCTCGGAGGTATTCCAAACGACCCTGAATTTCCGATGTCTCCTCCTCATCAAGCCACGCTTTCTTCGCCGAACCAGTCTTGGCGCATGGAGCTTTCGAGGCTTCCTGCATACTCATACCGCAACGCTTGCAGTGACCATCGGTGTCAGTGTCCAGATCGTGAGTGCTGATGTTAGTCAAGCGTGCTCCGTCCGCTTCCTTCTCGATAGAAGCCTCAATCACGTTCTCTGCCTTCGTCGCCAGCGATGACGGGATGGGGAGGGTGGAAGACTCATGGAAATTTTCTTGGCAAGAGTCGTCGCCGTTGTCAATCTGTTCGAGATCAAGATCGCCTTCGTCGCCCATGTGGTGACCTACGTCAACAACCGACCACGTGGCTCCGCACGGCCCACAAACAATCCACCACTGCCCGTGCTCAAAGTACGGATTGCAGTTCTCGTGAATCTCGGTCTCGGGGTGCGTCTGTGCCAACTGTGCTACGCGAGCTTCCATCTCTGGCGTGTTCTGTTCGGTCAGCAATCCCGCACTCACCTTGTTGGGCGTCTCAGTAACACCGCCGCTTGATCTCTCGGTATGACCCTGCTCGGTATAGTTCGGGTCGTCGCCGACAATTTCACGCAGGGCGTTCTCCGCGTCTTCACGATAGTCGTCGATGTCGCTCAGCGAGCCGTCCTCTTCGCGGCGGAAAGCGTACTCAAAATCCATCATGAGCTTGGAGCAGGCGATGTACTTGTCTTCGCCCTTGCCCGTGCGGGTGTAACGCTCGTTGAACACGTCCGCCAGCCCGCCCTCCTTCTTGCCTTCCATGAAATACTCGAAGGCATCTTCGAGAATGCTTGCTGTTTTGCTGGTCATGTGCCACTTCTTTCCGGGAAGTTCGGGTACAACTGTCTTCCGCATTGGTTTCTCGTCTTCGGTCGTTGGTTGCTGACCCGGCAGAGCAACGGCCGTTCCGGGTGGTGGAGCTACTACTGTCTGTGGTGCGGCGGCAGGTGCGGCGGGACGTGCTGCGGGAGCCGCTGCCGCTGGAGCCGCTGTCTTCCTCGCAATAGTCATCGATACAACCTTCTCGCCTTCCTTCATGTACTTTTTCACGGCACGTTCGGCAGAACCGTAGTCCACACCTGAAACCTGCTGTTCACGTTGCTGACCCTTGGGATCACGCAGGAGGACTTTCCATTTACCCGCTACCTTCGGTCCCGCCGTGCCTGATGGGTACAGCTTACCGAGTGTATCATTCCAAACCTTTTCCTTCTGCGGACAATCGATCTTGTGGTGATTCGTGACCGACCCGCAGCACTCTAACGTCTTCAATGATGTCGCAATCTTTGGAGGAGCCCCAGCCGAGCCGCCTTCTTGATAAAATTCTTCACGCCACAGATCGCCTGCTCCGCGCACATCGTCCGACCCGCCCCCACGCCCAGCGAGTTCCGCAGCCTCTTTCGATCCTTGCGTGCGTCCATGAGGCAGGCGTCCAGTGTCACCCGGCGTAATGCTGGGACGAATCGCATCCTGATCGGCGTTCACGAAGTCGTGCCCGATCATGCCTTCTTTTTCAAAGCCGGGGTCAGTCCACTCCGCACCCTCAGTTTCAAACTCTTGAAGCGTCAATTGCTGCCCATCGTCTTTCATGACGGGTTGAGGTGTGTGCCCCTTGGCATACGGGATCATCGCTTCGACCGTGGGCTGAGGCTTCGTTGTGTCCTCACCGAAAGCGTTTGGAATCTCTCCCCACTCGTACCACATCTCCGTATTGTAAACCCACATGTGCTCCGTGGTCTCATCCGTCACATAAATAAACCAGTCCTCGGCGAGCACAACGCGCAATCCGGGAGCCGCGTACTGAGGACCTGCCGCGATAGGCTTAAAGCCGCCCTCACTGGGAAGCTTTTGAAGGGTGGGCTGCTCTTCACCGTCCGCTTTCTTCAGGGTCTCATCAATGGACTCGCCACGACGAGCTTCCATCTTCTTGATTTTATCGCCGTACTTGCTTGCGTTCTTGTTCTCGGGGCAATCACAGCCCTCGCAGATGCAGTTCTTTTTCAGTCTATCGCAACCATCGCAGTATGGCTCCTGTACAGAAGATAAAATCTTGACCGTATTGTCAGCATCACCCGTGCCTTGTTCCAGACGGATGTACTCGATAGTCGCATCGGTGCATGGCTGGCAGTAGCGAGTCTTGTATCCGTAAATCTCAAGCATGTGAGCGGCGGGGTTCGGACATCCGCCCGCCTTGTGACCCAGCGGGCACTCTTCCCACTCACAGGAGCATCGACCGAGGTCAGCCGCCGTGTGTTTGGAATTGTAATTCCGCAGAGCTTGGAAAGCCGTATCGTAATTGCGCTTCGCCGCCTGCCACTCGGGGGTAGCTTTGGTAGCATCGGGCGTCATGCCCGTTGGCCCTTTGGGGAACTTCTTGAGTTCCTTGCTGAAACGATCTACGTCCTGTTCCAGCTTCGTCTGTTCCTCATTGATCGGTCTGTCGGCGTGTCCGTAAGCAGCTTCCTTCGGATCGTTGATACCCTTGACAATGCCGTGCTCCCAGTTCTTGCCGCACTTGTTGCACTTGGCGGTCTCGAAGTCCGTGGGCATCAAGCCGTAATCGTCAGAGCCGCAATGGGGGCACTTCGGCTTTTCCGCAGCCGTGCGACAGTTGGAGCAGGAGTTCACGTTGAAAGCAATCTTCGGAGCCGAGCAACGGCAGGTCTGAACGCTACCACACTTGCACACTTGCTTGCGGTGGTGGTTCGAGGCCGTCTTATCGCCTCGTGTCTCACCGTCCAGCAAATCTGCTTTGTTCGGGCAATAGCAGCCGTTCTCATCGTTGCCGCATTGCGGACAATACTCGGATGCGATGCACCCAGCAGCCTTAAACTTGACCTTCTCGGACGAAGCCTTGGCGGGACGTGCCTTCGCCTTTGGCGGCGGTGGGAACATGTGTTGCAACAGGTCCGCAAGCTGGTAGGAGTTGCCCAGTTGAGTCTTGTTCTCGTAAACGAAGTCGCGGAGCAAGCCGCCGATCTTGTCTCGGTACTGCTTCAGGGAATCGAAGCTCAAACCTGTGCGGTGAATCCACTCTTGAGTCAGGTCGCTGATCTTAACGTCGCCACTCTCGGTTTGCTGAGCTTGATCCCAGTAAATCTTGAGCAGGGCGGCGTAATTGGGGGCGGACTTCGGAGTCTCCTTGGTCTTCACCCACGCTTCGAACTTCTCGATAAACTGATTGATGTCGCGGTCGGACTCGGACTGACCGACGCCCGGGGTTGTAGCGTGCTCTTCGGTGTCGAGGATGTTGTAGGTCTCGCCCTCTTCTCCGGGTTGTTCCATGCTCATCTCTTCGGGGCGAATCAAAGCAATCGCGTCCTGCTTCGCGTGATCCTTGGCGTAGTAAATGAACGTGCTCTTGAGGTAGGAACTGACCTGCTCAGCGATGGGCTTCTTCTGGGTTTCCTTGTCGAAGCCTTTGACCTTCTCGGCAAAGTTTTCCAGCAGCTTCTTGCCGTTCTTCTGCGTCCGCTCGAACAGAAGGGAGACGACCGCTCGGTAGATCACCTCATCCTGAATGTCTTGGTCTTGGGTTACGGAGTTGAGAATCGACGAGTAGATTTTGGTGAGGTACTTCGCCCAGTCCATCTTGGGGTCAGTGGGTAACCCCGCCTGCTCGATGAGCGAGTTGACAATCGCGGTCAGGTCTTTGTTGAAGGCAAACTTCAGGAGGGACGCGAAATGCATCCAAGCCCCGGCAATCGGGGAGAAGTTTGCGGGGGTTGAACACGGTCGCCCCTGAAGGTCGGCCAATTTGAAGGCACACTCTCCCGCTATTTTCAGCGTAGACGAAATGCGGTAGGCTTTTCCATCAACACCGTACACGATTTGTCCTGCGTTAAGGCGCACAGTTCACCTCTCGCCGACCCTTGTTCCAAGGGACTCTACCTTGAGCAGCCGACTTCATTTTCTGTATCGTGCTTTCGGAGTGCCTTCTGTCTTTGAACCTAGTACCGAGGTTTGCTATTAGCTGCTCTTTTGAAGTTACACAGGGCATTTCACTAAGGGTTTTGCTGATCTTATCGCAAACATCTTGGGGAACAGTGCGCCCAAACATCGACTTGCTAATCTTGTCACGAACAGCTTGGGGGATGGGCTTTCTGTACTGGTGATGGTTTACCCCGCTCATCTTCCGACGAGTCTCTTCATTGGGGATTAACCCGTCACCCCCCATCGTCAGGTTATAGCCGTTCTCAGGTTTATGGGATTGATGCAGGATAATGAAGAAGGTCTCCATTTTACGGAGTTCTTCCTTGGTCTTGGCTTGGTGCAAGACCTCGACGGTAAAAGCCTCTGCACCGTACTTGCGGATGGCGTTGTGAAAGTAGAATGGACTACCCCTGCGGGCTCTGTACCGATGCTCTTTCCACCGACGATTAACGCTGGAGCCTTCCCACTTGCCGATGTAGACCTTGCCGTTGACCGTATTTGTAATGCGGTAAACAAGCATTGCCAGACTCCAAAGTTAGTCAGTGATCGGATCGTTAGGGTCGCCGCCAGTCTTTTCGTCTTCCTTCAGGACTGACTCAAGGGTCTTCATGTAGTCTTCGTGATCCTCGAACGCCTGAGGATCGTGGGACTGCCCTGCGGCTGAGTCCTTTGCGTCCTTCTGTGCTACCTTGAGGCCTAGACGACCGAGTTCGCCCTTGTAGAGCGAGTTCATTGCTGATGCGTCTGCTGCTGCGATTTTCTTTGCCATTTTAAGCTCCGAAGGGAGGAATACCCCCTGCAAAGGGGGACTGTAGTTGAGTTTCGTTATACTTGCGAAGGTACGCTGTCTCATGACGACCTTCCTTAAACGCTAAACATTACAACAGGCACGACTGGCTCTCCCCCGAACGAGAATGGCGTAATCGTGCCCAGAGTGGTGGGCATAACCCCACCGCCTGTGATTGCATTTGCGGCTGAACCAAATCGGACGGGTGGGACTGGAGACGAGTACGGAAACGACCATTGATTCAGGAGGTTCGCCATCGAAGAGGAATCCTGATGGCTGAACACGGAACCGCCGTTTGAGGCATCGTAACTCCCCCACGCGAACCAGTAAATTCCCGAAGGGAGAGTGACAGGCCCAACCGCAACCTGTTTAGTCCATTGGCTGTGATTTGACGTGTCGAGAAAATTTGCTCCCGCGTCAATCAGTTTCGTATTTCCATCCGCTGAGTAGAGAGCACACGTCATCCAACCGCCAGCACCCGAACCTGTGACCGTGGTAGCCGTGACGTGGGATATGACAAACTCAACTTCGAGAATGACTTGGATTACATTCACGACATTGTTAGTGAGAATGCTTCCGCTAGTCCCAACTGTGCTATAGTCCTGACCGCCAAGAAACCAACCCAGTCCTGCTGTCTGGAACTTTGACCCACCACCTGCCGCCGTTTCCCACGCGGGTACACCTGCAACCACCGTCAATACTTGACCAGAAGTACCGATTGGTAGTCGCTCGGGGCCGAGCACGGCTGGGGAACCAGTCAAGCCCTCGTAGATCATATCCCCAACGGTGGTCATGGGGTTTGCAAAACCTGAACTCGGAACCGTAGCAACGAATTCAGTTCCGTTGAAAGTAAGGACAGCCCCAGTCGGTATTCCTGATGGTGGGGCGGTGATGGTGGTAGCAGTATTCATGGTAACGGCGGCGTTGGCTAGTGCCCGGCCTGCCAACGACCCACCGCCCAATGTAATCGACGAGACAGCGAGAATGTTACCCACAGTAACAGCACCCGGACCAATCGTTGTCCATGAGCTTCCAACGACCCAAACTACGTTAGCAGCTTGAGCACCATTGGCTAGTGTGATCGTTCCAGCAATAGCCTGAGTGATTGTCGAAGCGGTCGCGTAGAATACGAACACAGCGTTCGGACTGCCCTGTGCATCAAGAATGATTGGTGTGCTGATTGCAAGGCTCGATCCACTCTTATAATTGCCCGCATAGTAGGTGCCAGTCGGAGCACCCGCTGAATGCTGGGTGCCCATGTCTGCTGTAGTGAGTGTCTGGATGAAGGTCAAACCTTCGTAATGAGTGATTGCCGTGTTGAGGTCCGTCAAGGCTTGAGATGCGACAGGCGAGATAACTGTCGTAGGCGGTGTCAAAGTCCATGGCGGGGTGCCTGCGGTGATGGTTGTGCCTCCGACATTTCCACCGCTGATGACCGTGCCCGCACCATCCGAGTTCGTGACCGTGGTTCCCAGTACGGCGTAAGTTGCTGCCGTAGCTAATTGCGTGGTGACGGGAGACGAAGGGCCTGAGGGAAGGGACACATCGGACAACGAAGCCAAAGTCGTAGTAGCCCAAGCTCCGTTATTAAAAATGTAAAGCGCGTTTCCGCTGCCCACAGCCCAACCATTTTTCGGTGTGTAGTATTCCCATTCACCGCTTGGAACCGCTGGATTGTCGGTTGACCAGTAGGCGAGATTGTTAGCTTGAGCCGACCACACACCCGTAGGACTGCTTCCAATGATGTAGGAGTCTCCGTTGGCGGGGGACACGGGCGGTGTGTTCAACCCGACGCTGATAACGTTCGACTCAACGAGTGCCTGAAGCCCGCGCAGCAACGCTTCGCCTGCGGTGTAATAGCCGTCACCGAGGGCTGCGCTAACGAATAACTGCGGAATTTTGGGGCCGAAGTGGATGCTCATGGTTTAACCGTCCTCAAGTAAGAATTCGTTAGTCCTCGTTTAGACTACAGTGATGGTCGCGGTAACGGGGGCGAGACCAGCAATCGGGAGACCCAAATCGGCGTTTGTAGCGGTCGCAGGATAGCCATTCATCGTCAGGGTGATGGTGCCTAAAGCCAATCCGCTGCCCCAACTCACCCCCCACTGCTGACCCCATCCGGGTCCAAACACTATATCCAAAATGTATACGCCACTCGGTCCTAAGAGCATCGTATTAAGTCCATTTGTATCCGTTATGACGACTTGTGGTACACCCTCAGTCAACCACAACAAAAATACGGAGTTAGGTACTGGTGAGCCAGCGATGTCATTAACAATGTTAGGATCGGCGACCAGCGACATGAACGGGCTTACAACGTCACCAGTGGGAATGTAGGTGGCAACCAGTGCAAATCCGGGTACAAATAGGGCGCTGACTGGCGACCCCGATAAAAATGCTACAAAAGGCGGGTTGGGCACGTGATGAACGACTTGAACGAAGCCCTGAGGGTCTATGGCTTGAACCAGATATATCAGGTAGCGGTTGTTGGTTCCGTCGAACGCCCACGATTGCACGGTCTGAAGTGACCCGTCCACGTAGATGCTCAGGTCGCGAGCGGGATTGAATGCACCAAGAGGTCCAATCTGCATGAACGGGCCAAAGTACGGCGAGTTCACTACAAGCTGAATTCTATTCGGGTACGGCCCGTTCGTGAGTGCCTGAACTATTTGCACGTGGTTATTTGCCCTCTTCGCTTACGGCTAGTTCTTTTGCGCGGTCCTTAACGTACTTCCAGACCTTTCGAAGTTTTTCCATGTATTCCGGTGATTTCTTTTCCTTCACGTGTTTTCTCTCAGTTTCCTCGTATGGCAAGCCCTGATGCAGATGCGGCTCGCCCTTACGGTGCTTCTCTTCAATACTCTTCTGCTCGCTCTGATAAAGGTTCTGAATCGCTTCTTCCTCACCTTTTGGAGCGGGCTTCGGTGCTGGAGCGGGTGCTGGGGCAGGCTTCGGTTCTTCCTCGGCTGGCTCCGTCGATGGGTGATCGCGGTGCACCACGGGCTCTACCTGATCCTCCAGTTCCTCTTCGTGCATCAGGCGGGCTTCCTCCTGCTCACGCAGGGCTTCGTACAGCTTGTCCTGAACCTCCTTGTCCTTGACCTTCCTGATCTTCTCCAGTTCCTTCTTTTTCTTCATCTCCTCCTGTTTCTCTTGGAGGCGTTCGGGCGTCTTGTCCAGTTCGTCCTTCTTCTCCTGCATCGCCCGCTCGCGGAGAATCTTCACGATGTTGTGTTGGACGGAAGGCAGGATGCGTTCGAACACCGCATGAACGTGTTTGCAGATAACGAAGTTCCCCCGGAGGTCAAGCTGCTCAGAAGGTGCCTGCAATTGCGGTCTAGGCGTCCCTAGCAGCCCATCTCGCTGATGGAGGTTCCACTGGGCACCCCAATACAAGAACGCGGGGCAGGAGCAGCTAATCTGCACATCGAGGTCTTTCGCTTGGCTCGACTCCTGTACCTTTGTCGTGTCAAATTGAACGCGCACATCGTGCCCTGCTGGGTCTGAATCCTCCTTGTTGCACTTCACGTTGTAGTGGAGGAACAGGGCTTTGGGGTTCGAATCGAGCAGCGATGGCGTGCATCCCGGGCGATACTTTTTCGAGAAGGCGTTCGTCTGGCGGACGAGATCAGGCAGTGAAATCGCAGTCTTTACCCCGAATTTCACGTACAGCCTAGATAGGGGAATGGTGACAGTCACGCTCATTTTAGACAGAAGCCCTCATCTGAGAAATTGAAAGTCAGTAGCCTAGCACGGAGTCATATCCCTCTCCGTAAAACACTATCTTCAAACGACTTAGACCGTCCCCGATGTAACCCAGTGAGATGAGGTTACGGACGACCCTCATTTTAACCAGCTTCCTGAACTCGGAAACTGTTTGATTGTCCTTCAGGCGATTGCAGTATTCGCAGGCGGGCAGGAGGTTCCACTCGGCGTTCGGTCCACCTCGGCTGGCGGGCTTTGCATGGTCTACGGTGAGGTCACAAAGCTCGGCGGGAGCGTAACCACAGTACCAGCACCGCCCATCGCACTTGCGAACGGTCCTCCACCACTGGGTTTTGCGGGGCGTGCGGGGCATTACAGGTCTTTAGGCTTGAGACCGAGGCCGAGACGTTTACGCACCACCGGATCAGTGAGGTCCTCGCCGTCTTTGAGACCCATCCGCTCACGGAACTCCGGGTCATCCAGACTGACCTCGGTCGGCTGAGCTTTCTTCCGCTTCTGCTTAATCTCTTCCTGTGTCGGTTTTTGCGGTGTTGATGGGGTTTTTGGTAGGTCGGGCGTGAGCTTGGGATGGGAAAGCTTGAGCAACCTCGCGCACTCGGTGGGGTCAATCGGTCGCGGTTGGGGCTTCTCGATCACTTCTTCGGCGGATTTGTCCTTGACAAAGGCGCTCATACCCAGCGAGGACTGCTTCAGGGTCTTGACGATCTGTCCATTGCGGTACACCGTGAGGCGCTGGGCGGTCGTATCGTGGACGAGAATGTCCCCGGCGTTGACTCGGAAGCTAAATTGAACAAAATTGATCGGACTCTTGGCTACGTAGCTACGTTGCATCCTGCCTCCACTTACTTAAATACTCAATCGCCTTGTAAAATAAGGCCACATCATCTTTGAATGTGCCCAAAATGCGATTACACCGTCCGCACAGTAAATCTCGATTGATGCCCGTAGCGTGGTCGTGGTCTACGGCTAAAAGTATTACTTTTCCTCTTCGGGTTATTGTTTCTGGTTGCCCGCACAAAGCACACAGACCTTTTTGCTTTTCGAATTTTTGATTGTAGCCATCCAGCGACAATCCGAACTTTTTCTTCAGATAATATCGTTTCATGGTCTGTGGGTAGTAAACGCGATTGCGCTGATAATATTGCTTAGCGGATTCAGCGCACGCTTCGCACTTTGTTTTCCCGGGACGAGCGGGTCTAGTGCATGAACCACTGGCACATTGCATATATCCAAATATCTCCTCTACTTAATACTTGGATATTTGGTTATTATTGGGGAAAAAGGAAAAAGGGCTCGGATTGCTCCGAGCCCTAAGGTTAACCGCGACAACGAGAGGTTTAGTTCTCGCCGTAGTTGGCGGTCGCGTTGAAGCGGCCATTGACTGTGAGACGCTGGACACCTGATGGGTTGAACACCAAGAAGCCCAAGTTCTCGAAGATGCTGAAACCGATCTGACGGAGGTCAGGACGGTCGGCAGACATCACGGTCAACGGAATACGTTCTGGGATTACGCCGAGGAACTCAGCGTCCGCCAGAATGTAGATGCAGCCGTAGCCGACCTTACGAGACTGGAGGAGCGTTGCGCCCCAGAGATAGCCCATGACGCCCGTCTTCAACAGCTTGCGCTGTGTTTCACGGTCGATGTTTTGCTGCGTCCACTTCAACAGGTCCGTGTAGTCACGCGGATTGAAGAAGATGAAAGCAACCGACAGATCGTGGCGTGCAACCTGACCAAAGCCGTCTGCCAACGAGTTGATGTCGATGGGAGCGTTGATGGCGATGTCGGGGTTGTAAACCGGATCGTTGGGTGGGTGGCCGACTGCGCCTGCCGCAACACCGTCAAACAGGTTGAACACGTAACCATCTTCCGCTGCGCCTACTTCAGCCTTTGCGAGGTTGAGTGAACGAGCGACGAGATCGAAACGACGTTCCTTGATCTGCGTGATCGGAATCATCGGGTTGGACACGATTTCAAACGTCGGAACCGTGACGCGCTTTGGCTTGGTGACGCGCACGATGTCGCCGCCTTCTTCACCTACCACAAAGGCCTCAACGAAGGACGAGCCCGGGGTGGAACCCACGGTCATCGCGCTTACATCAAATTCCTTATCGTAGATGGGCAGAGCGCCATCGGGAAGAGTTTCAACCATAAGAGCCTTGCGAGCAATGCTCATATAGTCACGACGACGACGGAGGGACGGTCCCAACGAAGCCGCAAGTTTCTGACGACCACCCGCAGTCTTGAGCAACTGTCCGAGCATAGCCGTCTGCTGTTGTGTACGAGAAAGGTTTGCCATGTTGTTCTTTTTCTCCTTTACAGTAACGACGCTACGCCGAGCCAAGCTTCGGTCGTGGTTGGAACGTGGGTGCAAATACCGACAGCGGGCGAAGCAGCGTGGCTGCGTGCCGCCGAGGTGTACTGTCCGATGTTCGCGGAAGTGGCGCAGCCACAATACAGATACGCACCGAGTGTGAACGCTGCGCTCGTATCATAGCAATTTCCGTCCGAGTTACCCACCATTCCCTGCCACATGGCACGGACAACGGGGGCTTTCTTGGAACCGGAAGGCCCAATAGCGCCAGCGAATTCGCCGCCGTTGTTGAGCAGAGTTGCGAAGGGAGTGCCAGCGTTTCCAGACCCATAGTAAGTCGCGTCCGTGTCGCATGGAGCGATGTTACCGATTTGTCCGAAAGCAGGTTGGTTGGGAGGTTGAATCGGGTATGCAGCGTTCGTGCTTGCACCAAGAATGGCTACAATCACGCCGCCGACGTATCCGCCAGCCTTCAACGTCTGTTGGTCAGTTCCCGGATCGCCAGTGAGGAATACCGCTGGGGTGCAGTTAACGGAATCGTTCTGACCCAGATAGTGTAATTTCACACTCATTTTGGTTTCTCCAGTTTTGTGTACGAGAGTTTGATTATTCTTCCCAATCCGGCCTTTTGGGGGCTCAGGACTATAGGTTGAACGACTCTCACATAAGACATGCGTATCAAATTTTTTCACTAACTAGCGATTTTTGTCGATTTGACCGTATTAAGTAGAGAGGTTTTATGTTTGTCTATCTGGTAACCAGCTTGGTTGACGGGAAGATGTACATCGGCAAAACCGAAAAGACCATTCGAGGAAGATGGCGTGAACACCTGAAGAACGCAAAACAACCAAAGCGCCATCAAGAGTACCTGTACCGCGCTCTTCGCAAACACGGCCCCGAAAATTTCCACGTGCAGCAATTAGCGAAAGCAACCACAACCGAAGAACTCAACCAACTTGAACAGTTATGGATTTTGCTTCTTAAAACCCTGTCGCCCGATGGCTACAACATGACGGCAGGCGGGGATGGCGTACCAGCAACGCCGGAAATACGTGAAAAATTACGCATAAAAGCATTGGGAAGAGTTTCAACGAAACGGCAAAGAGAGACCACCAGTCTGCTATTCAAAGGCAAACCCAAGCCCGCTACTCAACGCGCAAAAATAGCGGCAAGTTGGAATGATGACCGTCGTAACAAGATGAGCAAACTCTCCACAGCCGTCAACAAAATAGAAAACTCCAAGCTTAGAGATTTTACCTGTCCAGATTGCGGCACAGAATTTAAGCAAGTCGCCAAGGGTGTCTACGGCGGTCATCGACGCTTCTGCCTACATTACGGCGGATTGTACAAAGTCTGGTTAACATGGGAAGGGACTGTCGCTGAGTTTGTTGAACTCTATGGCGTCAATCGATCCACGGTGTATAACTGGAAAAACGAAAGAAATTTTGTGGTGTTTAGCACACCACCCCCATTGAGCCCATCGGCATAATTAAATTTGCGGGCAGTGCGGCAAAGAATGATACCGCAAGCTCGGCTCCACCATTGCCTCCCACGGTCCAACCCGAGTTACTAAGAGTTGCTGCCGTGGTTTGAATTTGATAGGCACTACAACCGACACCATAATCGTATCGGTTTTCGGGATTGGGATATGCTGGGTTCCATGGTGAACTCGCACCGACAGTTGGATAGGATGCCCCCGAATATGATTGTGTTGTAAAAAGCACCAATTCATTATCCACAGTCGGAGTCAAGCTGATGGCATACGCAGAGGAATACCAATAGCCAGAATTGGTTTGATCGAGGGCGGACGTTGCGGCTACCCCGCTAAATTCCCAAATTGTACCGAACGTAGCGGGAAAACTTACGGTGTTCGACCCCGCCTTGCAATTCATGGCGTAGAAAATAGAGGCTGAACCAGACTGAATCGCCAAATCCCATGTGTTCCCTTGACCGTCTGATACACCGCTGGTGATACCCCCTGTGTAGGATATAAAAATGAGAAGATCACCAACAGTGTTGTTGCTTCCGTAGGTAAGACTTGAAGCTTGGGAACCGCCAGTTGTGCTCGTGTACTGTACCTCTGCGATTGACATTATGCCGTCCCCTTATGCGTAGAAGAATAGTACATCGGAAGTTGCCGACGTGGAACCCGTTCGGGTCGTGGTGCAAGCAATGGTGATGCCCGTGCTCATAGCGATACCGAGATCAATCGCCTGAACTAGCCCAGCACCGTTCGTGCCTGATGCTGGAGCGGGGACAGGAATCACAAAGTCTGGAGTCGTAGTACCTACTGTGACGTTCGTGCTGAGCTTGTTGAAGACCTGAACGTAACAAAGGGCCGACCCGTTGTTCATGATTGTCCAGCCGTAAATTTGCCCGGCCGAACCCTTAACCTGCTCTTTAGTGCTCGTTAATGAAGCAGAGTAGGGTAGACCCATACCACCCGAGGTTTCCGGGACTTGCTGCACAGCAACAGTTGCGGCAATACTCACGGGTTGAGTTGTCTGCCAGAAAGTTCCTGTGACTGCAACGGAGCCCGAGACGGCAACCGTCCACGATCCTGATTGTGTGACCGCGACCGTACCTGATACAGAAATGGCGTTCTCAACGTTGACGCCTATATTGCCTGAGCCGTCCTGATTGGTCGCGAGGGCGAATACGCCGCCTGCTTCGAGAATGATTGTGCTGAGTGACATGATGGACTCCTTACTGAAGTGACCCGTAAGCAGTGAATTAGTAACTCAGGAGGAATTTCCCAATGGGATTGGGTTATCGGGGAAATTTCACTTGCGATTTTCTAAGCCGCAGAAAATAAAGCCTCAGTTTTATCCGAGGCTTTGAATTTCACGACGTTGTTGAGATTATGAAATCAGCTTTGGGTAGCTTTTCGAGCCTCGATAGAGAGCGCACGCTTTTATCAACAGAGCGTTGACTTCCTCAGAGACGGGCTCGTAGTGGGTGTCCCAGTAACCCAGTCCATAGCCTCTCCAGCACAGCAGACTGATGGTGTGGCTTAGCTTGGGGCGACCGCATTTGACACACCGGGGCTCAAAGACCATCCCCCATTATACCACTACTCAAATCTTTAGTATGGCGACACCTCCAGCGAAAATTCTAGCAGTGCAGATGCAGACCCCAGAGGTTATCCAACTGCCTACAGGCGGCGGGACGGAACAAACTGGATACCGATGCATCCTCGCCGTCTCTTCCATCTTAGCTAAAGTTCAAACCACAGTCCTATTTGGCCGCGACCTGTACGGCATTGGTCTGATGAGCAACTTTCCTGAAGAACAAATCTTCCCGCGTTTCGTGAATTCGTTCAAGGACAGACCGTGGAAGTGGGCGCAGTTGAACGCGATTCCCAATCCCGCCGTCCCATACCCACAGCAGCTTCCTCCCGCGCAGCCTCCCGTCGCCACGGGTGTCATCACCGTTCTGAACTCCGGTTGGGATGCCATGTTCGGGTACTGGATCGAGTTCAAGGGCAACTACTGGCTGCATTTTCCCCTGTTTAAGGATTGGGCGAGCCTCGTTATTCGTGACGGCCCAAACTACAAAGGGTTCCAGCCATCCGTGGGCTCAGGACGAGGCGGCTCGGGGTCTGGATCGGGAAATTGTAATTGCTAGAAAATGAAGGGGCCGCTTTTAGGCGACCCCTTTGGTGATGCACTCGGTTGAGATTGATTACTCGTCGTCGCCAAATACGGCGCGACTAATTTCGTCGGGGCCGTAAAAGGCTTTCTTTCGCGGAGGGTAGACACATACGCCCCATGGTGTCATACTTCCACTGAGGATCGTATCTGGGTGAGACCCCGTGCCGGGTAAAATAAAGGCCCCGAAATGGGCGTACCAATCACCCTCGGGTACATCGGGGTTGCTGGCTCTCCACTCGACAAACTTGGCAACATCCGCATCAGTGGCTTTCGAGGCACGCCTCTCCTCTAGAATTCGTTGGTGGAATTTCTTCCGATCAATTGAATTCCAATTGATTTTCGGCATGAGGAGTTCTAGACCCCGAAGATCAATCGGTCGAGTTCTGCGTACACGGAGTTCTGCTCTGGCGAGCCCTCGGTAGTAGCCGCAAGACGATCATATAGGTCGGTAATTTGCTTCTGCAAAGGAGCAGAAGCGGGAGCACTTGAAGACGTTCGTCCCATCGCTGTTCCAGCCGCAGGGGACATCAACATCGTTGTCTTGTCCATAATCTCCACCTTATTTATCTTAATACTGCTTTTCCTTCTTGTCTAGTCTAAAATTGAAAAGGGGCAAGGGTTGTGTAAACCCCTGCCCCTTCAATCATGTTGCAAAGGATTACTCGTCGTCGCCGAACAGCGCAGTGGCGATGTCAACGGGCTTCGGTGAGGCTACGACCGGGCGGACACGCTTGATGCTGCCCTTCGGGTCTGCCTTGGCTGCGGTTTTTGCGGCTGCGGACTTCGGAGACTGCAACTGAGGAACCGCATCCTGAGGAGTGCGCTTTGCGCCCTGCTCTTCAGGCTTGATATCCTTCATTGCTTCCACGAAGAGGTCCTCGTCGTGGTCAGACTCGTTGTCGCGGTCTTCCGCACCGGCCTCGTTCTGCTTCAGCTTGTTGGCAACTTCGCCAGTAAACGATTCCAGAACGTCAAAGCCTTCAACGTTCATTGCAACCTTCTCTTCGGAAGCAATGAGGCTGTAAAGTGGATCGGCGTCAGAGCCCTGCATATCGAAATAGCTCTCGATACTGGCTACCTGCATACCGCTGTCGTCAAGCACAGATTCCATGCCTGCGGCAGATGTTGGGGCGAAGAAGCTGTCGCCGTCATCGGCTGCCTGATGCTCGTCGCCTTCGTTGGCAAGTGACGCGGCTTTGTCTTCCATCTCGTCCTGATCGAACACAGACGAAAGGTCAAGCTCTTCCTCGGAAGGCTCACCCTCTTCAAGAGCGAGAGGAACTTCCTCTTCGTTCTCTTCAAGGATTTCCTGCTCAAGGGCCTTGACAGCCTCGTTGACTTCCTCGATCTTTTCCTGAACGACCATCTTCTTCTCGTCGGTCAGAATTGCGCCTGCTTCGTCAGCGGGAGCTTCTGCATCCATCGGAGGAGCGTCCAGCCCTGCATCGCCTGCGGGAGCGGCCATATCCATCGGTGGGGCATCGCCTGCGGGTGCGTCAATCGGCGCATCCATTGGCGGCTCATCGGCCTTCTTTGCCTTGGCAGCAACGGCTTTGGCAGAGGCGCACTTGCATTCGCCTTTGCACTTGTCGCACTTCTTCTCAGCAGCCTTCTTGTCGGAAGCGGACTTGCAGCTATCGCAGCCAGCACACTTCTCGCCGTCCTTGCACTTCGCGTTCTTCGCGGATGCGGACTTGCCGTCGCTGAGGTTCACGGTCTGACCCGGCTTCTCACCAGCGTCGGGACGTTCGGCAGCCTTAGCTGCGTCCATTTCCTTCGGCTCGGAGTGAGTGCCGCCGCCGCATCCACGACCGTCGTTGTACGTATCGGTCTGCGGACCAGCGTCCTTGCGGTCATCGGCCTTCTTCGAGGTAGCCGACTTCGCGTCACCCTTGATTTCCTTTTCGACAGCCGAACGCTCGGACTTCAGAACGGACGGGTCCTCAAGGAGATCATTGAGTTCGACTTTGTGGACTTCTTTGAATTGTTCGGCGACCTTGGAGTAGTGGGCGTTGATCGCGGTTTGACGGAGGGCAGCAACGAGAGCTTTGGTGTCGTTACCTTGGAGCAGCGAAGAGGCGAATGCCTGACGCTTTTCGACGGGGGCACCCGGAAGCATCGTATTGGCGATTGTATACGCCGCAGCGGTGCGAACCTGTGCTTCCCTCTTGATCGTCTCGCGCTTCGTTTTCAGTTCTGCAAGCTTCTCTTTCAAGTTCGAGGGCTTGGTAGCTGTAGGAGTTGCCATGGTTGAGCCTTCCTTTTTCATCTCGGGAGAGGCAGAATTGCCCCTCTTTTGAGAGGTTTGATAGTTATTTTTCTTGTTTACTGCGGATTTTGCGCTCGCCATAGGAGGTTCCAAGGCAGGTGCAGGTGCTTCTGGTGGGGCTGCTGGTGCGTCTAGTGCCGCATCTGGGGCTGGGGCGGCTTCTGGAGCCACGTCGCCCGCTGGTGCTGCTAAAGCGTCGGGAGCAGGGGGTGGAGCTAGGGGATCGCCCAACGGGGCTCCCATATCTGGACCTACGCCCATACCCGGCTCGACGGCATCGCCGCCAGCGATATTGGCGATTTCTGAGTCGAGGCCGTCCAACTGGGACCGAATGCCTTCCGACCACTGTCCGCCCTTCAGTTTCTCCCATTCGGAGATAAACTGAACGCCTTCGCGCATCGTGCGAATCTCTTCTTCAAGCTCTTCGCGCTTCGCGGTGAGGAGGTCAAATTCGGGGGTCGCGGGAAGATCGGAGGGGATACCGGAGTCCAGACCCATGATCTGGTCGTCAATAGCGTCTAAATCCGCCTGTTTGCGGCTGAGTGCCGCTTTTGCGGCTGCGAGCTTCGATTTCGTTTGGTTTGCCATTAGCGTATTAGTCTCCCGTGCAGGTCCGCGTTCATTAAAGCATCACCTAAATCAAGGGTTTCGAATTCATCATTTCCACTGGCAATTTTTGCTATCTTCCCAGCGGTCGATGACTTGGTGTACTTGGTGCGTGGTCCGACCCACTCTTCAGCCACGGTATTGCGCTTCGCGGCACCCGGGAAAGCCGGGGTAGCAACCCACGACGCTTCCACGAACTTCACGCCGCCGTTAGCCATTGTCTTGTGTCCGCAAAGCTCAGCCACGCGGCGAGCAATGCCGTCGTCGTCCGTAAGGAACATGCCCTTCTGGTACGACAGGTGGTTGCAGTAGGTGTTTTGATCGGTTACGCGAGCACCGCAATAGCTGCAAATAACGAGGTCCGTCACGCAGCCCATTGAAAGGTACTTGACCTTCTCGCTGCGAATGTCATTGATGAGCTTCTCGTGTCCGAGGTCCGTGGCAACAAGGATATCGCAGAAATAGACCCACACGGAGCCGTCACCATTGAGCTTGATCTTGCGGAGGATGGCGTCGAGGATGTGCCCCTTCGCGTACTTGGAATTCTGGAAGTGCTCTACGAAGTTGAAGGCACCAACAAAACTACTGTGGCTGAGCTTCAGAACTTCATTCGTCCATGCGTCGTCGTTGTTGTTGACGAGGTGAGCGCATTCCGGCTTGATGAGGTAATCGTAGGGGTCGGCCTCGACCATAACGCTCGCCATAATGGTGCAGTGCGACAACAGGTATTTCGATGTGTCGGCGGACTTGCGGAAGGTTTGCGCGGCGGCTGTACCCGAGGCGGACTTCTGCCCAAACACGTGCTTTCCGTGCAGCTTGATCCAGTCCTCGGGGGCGATGACTGGTTCCTGCAAAGCGGCATTTGCTATCTTCGTAAAGGGCATAGAGTTCCTATTTAAGAGGGCTGTAGTTAGTAAAAGCTCCCGCAGGTAAGGCATTCCTGCAAGCTTACCCCACCGTCTGTACCGTCCTCGACGGGTTTCCCCTTCGTACTCTTACAGTTAGGGCACTTCAATCCCTCATAGACTTCAATCGATCCCTGCTTGGAATAGGCCGAAATGTAGTAGTTCTCAGTGAAAGCTCCACCGACCTCATCCCACAGTTCGTCCATGCTCATACCTGCATCCTGAGCCTCTTGCTGCATGGCGGCGTCCAGCATGAACGCATCCTTGGCTTCGGCTTTCATGCTGTCAACTTTGTCCAAGTAAAATTCGTTTGCCTGATCGTCCGAGGCGGCGGTCTTGTCATCTTTCACGCCATCCATCACGCCTTCCATTACCTCGTCTTGCACCTGTTCATCGAGGTGCCGACGCACATCGTCACGAGGTGGGAGAAACTTCGGCGTCTCGTGAATGCCAACCAGTGCCGTCTTTGCGGCTGCGGTTTTATCATCTTCGTCATCTTCGATGTCCACGCTTGGGTCGTTCGGGGTGCCGCCCGGAGGCGTGCCCGTGCCATAGGTCTTGGTGACAGCCGCCTCTTTCGGGGCGGATTTCTTCTTGATTTCTTCCCCAGTCTTCGGGTCGTACAAATGCCAGCCTTCCGGCCAATCATCGGGGAGAGTTGCTTCGCTTTCTTCCGCAGCGTTGACACCAATCTGATCGCCAACCCCCGCGTTTTCGAGAGTTTTCTGAGCCTGCATCACTTCGTCATCGGAAGGCTCTGGCGGTGCTTCGGGCTGTTTCCCAGTAGCATTATCGACTTTATTTTCGAACACAGCGTGGGGAGACGGACGAATAGCGCCCGTCTTATCCTGACCGAGTTGCTTCTTCAAAGCTCTATGAAAATCTTCGGCAGACGCGATATGCTTGAGTTGGTCAACGGGGCACTCCGATTCAACTTTCCCGTTCCTCAGGTACGAAACGTTCCCAGTCTTGGGATTAAACGAAAGCCGCTCACTGTTCCCCCTGAACCACAACGTAGTTCCGTCCGTAACGTGTCCCCCATAGCGGAACCCACTACCTGCGGCAACGGCATTGATCTTCTCTTCGGTAGGCGAAAATTGATCGGACATGGGATCACTCTCCTTGAAGAATGTTGCATCACTGGGATCGACTGGGGCTGGAGCACTGGGCATCGAGGTGACGTGCGGGTTGTCCTCGTCACTTGAGAATCGACGCGCTTTGCCATTCTTGTACTCTTCGGCGAACTGGCGTAAGTCGGCGGCGGTCATCTGGGCGCAGCCCTGAATGTCTTGGCTCGAAGGAATCTTAGCGAGCACGTCGAGGGCTGTCAGAGCGCGGTTTAACGCCTCATCATATTCAGCGGGCTGAGTCTCTTCGTGCAGTTCCCTGTCTTGCTGTCCCTCTTGCTCTAACTCGCGATAGAAGTCGTCGTCGTTGTCGGCGGTCTTGCCAGTTTTACCGAGTTCGATGGACAGGAGATCGGCGGGAATACCGTCTTGAAGCGCACCACCCTCATTCTCAGTGGAGCCGCGACCCGCGTAATCCTTGCCGTTTTGGGTAGAGTAACCGGGGTCAGAGTGGTGCTGATGCTCAGCGTAATCGGGCTCGTTGATTTGTTCAAACCAAGGGTCGAGAGCTTTCTTTCGAAAAAGAGGGTTCATGAAAACTGCTCCAAGTATACAACCGCTTCTTTGAGAAGTTGTAGACTGTCTCTAAAGTGTCCTAAAGCCAAATTACACGTCCTACACAATAGGCCACGCACTTGCCCCGTCTCGTGATCGTGGTCAATACAGGACGCCGAATTATTACAAGACGGTAGGTAGCACTTCCCGTCTTGAGCATCCCACATCTCCTTGTATTGCTCTGGAGTCAATCCGTATTGTTCGACTCTCAAACGAAGTGCGTTTTCTTGTCGCCATTTTCGGCGAGTAGCTCGATACTTGGGCGAGCTTTCTTTAGCGTAGTTCGTTCGATTCCTTTTGTTAATGCATTCCTTGCAGTAGACGGCAAAGCCATTTCGACGAGGATCGCCGCATCTGTTAAACCTCTTGTGCAATTTCCACTTTTTACAACCGTTACACCACTTTTTCGTGCTCGTTATTTTGCGGTTCATCCTATTAAAGAGCGCAAAAGCCTAAAAACAAAGCAAAAGGGCGACTCTTTCGAGTCGCCCCTTCTAATGCCTTCAAACTTTGAAGACACGCCTTGGGAAGATTGTGGACAGACAAGCCCTTGGGAAAACAGATTGGCGGAAAGCACCGGGGTTGAACCGGGCAGGTTACCCTGCTACACCTTCCCAAGGCGCATCTATTAACCGCAATAGCACTGCTTTCCGCAGATACGCCTTGTCCGTCTTATTCATAATACTCAGCTTTTGGAGAAAAGTCCAGACCGTTCTCCAGAATTCGTTAGGTGCTGTAGAGGAGTGAACGTCCCGTGGCATCGCCCTTGTTGAGACCTGCGTCAAGGAACTCGCCGTAGACAGAGCCAGCGACATCGAAAATGTCGGTGACGGTAACGGTGCAATCTTCAGTGACGGCGGCGGTGTCAACCGTGAACGCCGTGTTGTAAGACTCCATCCAGCAACCTTCATACACTGTCGCCACGGCAAGCAAGCCGGGGTTGCCAGTGTTGTTCAAACCACCTTCGTTTGGAATGTCAGCCAGAGTTGCCTGCCCGACGTTCGGGTCTTCAGTTGCAAGCTGGGAGAATACAATCTCCTGCTTGATATCGAACGGCCAGCGGTGATGCTTGAGGGAGCGGACAGCACCGCTCACGCCCGCCTTGTAGCCGACGACCTGCATGAGGTTCGCCAGATACAGACAGGTACGAGTGATTGAGATGCTGAGCGGCTGAGTCACGCCGGGAACGAGTTCCGCGACCTGATCGCCGTAGCCGAGGCCGCGAACCGCATCGACAGTCTTCGATTCTGAGTATGTGAAGGACGAGGTTACGCCCAGCTTTACGAACTTGCCGACATCAACGGCATCCGTAAAGATTTTGAACCGAGACGAGATTACAGTCTCAGTGTTGGGTGATGTACCCTGCCGATATACGTATCCACCTTCGGACATGTTTGCCTCCCACCTTAAAAAGGGGTTTCTACACTACAATTGCGAAATCCAGAAAACTGAAATTACAACTCGGGGAACGTAACTACCTTCGTTCCAATTCATCGCTCGTAACCTTAACGGACCTAAGGCAGTGAAATTCACCACACGATGACCCAGCGTTTTTCGTTCCCCGAATCTTCGCGAGCCGAGCATTCACCTCGGTGCTTACAAGCGGCTATTCAATTTGCCACTCATCCCGTACTGACCCACAGGCGGCTTTACCCGGTTAGTGGGGATTTCTGGATGCTCGCAAACTTATTCAGCCGAAGCTACCAGCGCCAAGCCCCTGAAAGAAGACTTCTTATTACCCTTCTCCCGGACCTTCGCAGCCGCTTCTTCGGACTCTTCCTGCATGACCTGCTTGTTCAAGGTCTTGACGGCCTCATCAGCCATCGCACCTGCGCGGAAGATACTCTCTACAAACTCGCGAACTGGACGGCTATCGTTCACCGTGCAGATCGACTTGGCGTCAAGGTAGGTCTGTTTTAGTTCCTGACCCAGCCTTTCCGCCTCCTTTACAGCTTTTTGAGCCGTCATCTCGCCAGCTAATTTGATCGGGAGCGTCGTCGTAGGACGATCCAGATGGGCGGGAGCTTCATCAATCTTGCTGTGTGCTTCGCCGATTTCTGGTGTACGTCCACCAGATTCGGTCACATCGCCTGTTGACTGATCCCACGAGAAGAAACCAGCGGCGGCGAACTTTGCGATGACCTGATGAGCGGCTCGGAGAGCGCCCTTCTTGTCACCCTTGTTGTAGCTGGCCCACGCCACGGCGTAAGGGTTGTCTACGTTCTCGTTCTTGAGTGCCTTCACCTGATCTTCACGACCCGGAGGAGCCACAGCGACCTTCTCGGCTGCCACGAACCTCAGACCACCGAAGGATGCTTCCTTCTTGTCGTCCTTCTTTTCGTCCTTCTTGCCGAACGGAGGAGCTTGCTTACCACCGAAATCGCCGCCCTTCTTTGAAGAGGCGACTACGCCGGGAGCGGCAGGAGCAGGAGCGGCCTCAACTGGGCGCTGTTGGAGCTTCCCAGCCAGATTCTCAACGGCTGCCTGTACGTCCTTGTCCTGTTCGAAACCTTCGAGGCTGGTCAGCTTCTTCACCAGATCGGCGAGGAAGTCGGACGGCAGCTTGGCGAAGAGAGCATCAAGCGATCCACCGCCAGCGGCGGGGGCTGCGGGTGCGGCGGCAGGGGGAGCGACTGGAGGAGCGTCGGGCTGTGCTTCCTTTTTCTTTGCGGCAAGACGGGGAACTTCGGCTTTTTCAGGAGCCTTGGGGTTGCCCTGTTCGTCACGGTCAGTCGTGTATGCGTCATTGCCAGCGGCGGATGTCTTCTCATCGGAAGCCATCTGCGGCTGGGCGGCGGGAGCCTGTACTGGTGCCTTCTGAGTTACTTGTGCGGGACGTTGTTCCCTGCGCTTGGTTGCGATCATATCTACCTCATTCTTGGCTTGACGTGCCACTTCAGGCAGAACGGCATCGTCGAAATAATCTTCGACACTCATTGCGCCTTCGGACTGCATCTGGTCTGGCTGGCTGTGAAGCAGCGTGTCCAAATGCTTTACGGCTTGTTCCAACTGCTGGTCGTTCTTACCTTCGGCTTGAAGAGCATTGAGGACGGATTTCCCGATGTTAACCGCATCCTGCGCCGTCTCAACGGACAAGAGAATGGTTGACTTCTTTGTCTGTGCCGCTTTGCGTTGTTCCATCAACTTGCTCATCGCTATCCTCTTAAATTGTTGTATCTATAAGCGTCGGCACCAGCATCTTCTGCCGCAAAATGTTCATCGACTGCTGAATACGCGATGTCATAACTGAGTACCAAGCTTCCGCTGCTTCGCTCGGGTTCAGCGTGACACAATCCAACTCGCCCTGAATCGGTGCTGGCTGATTCGGGTTCGACTTAGTTGGCAGAGCCAGCATAAAGCGTGCCGTCTTCGAACTCATCTGCGTCGTGATCCCCACAATTATGTCAGTGGCGGGGAACAAGAACGTAAACGCAGGGTTCAACGGGTCTTGAAATGTTCCTGCAAGGTTCACTTGCGGATCACCGAAGGCCGCGATATTCGCTTTGTCGCTCGCATCAGTCGGATCACCAACAAACGTGGCTATTAGCTTCACGCTGATGATGCCGTTCGCCTGTGATACCTGCGGATGTAGTTGCATTATGCCACTGCTCCTAATGTCTTTTGAAATTTTCGCAAGTACGTCTCAAGCTGGTGTAAGCGTTCGATGGAATCCTTCACCATACCTAAAGCCACGTTGCACGGGGTGCATAGAATCCCGCGTATTTCATCCGTTTCATGGTTATGGTCTATCGCCCACCCCTTTTTACTTCCGGGTTCGGTGTTGCCACAACTGGCGCACGTTCGACCTTGTGATTCAAAAATACGTTCTCGTTCTTCCAACGAGATGCCGTATACACGTTTAGTACGTAGTCTCTTATCTTGCATCAAAACAGCATCCCTTGTTTCAGGGCTATCCCTACGGATTTTATTCTGGGTGTGCTGACACGACCTGCACCAAGCTTGAAACCCAGACCGCCTGCGATTGTCTCGATTGCACTCGTCAATTGTCCCGCATTTTGTACAAACTGCCATGTATCCCCTTTATGATAGTTGGGTTTGAACAATGAACGTGACCGACACATACAAGAGACAGAACATCGGCTTGAAGGTGACGGTAACGTCGGCCTGTGTCGGATCGGTCGGGTCTTGCACAACCGACAAGTTCTGGTAACCGCTGATGATCTGCTGGTTAACCAAGGACGACAGGCGGGCGTTGCAGACCACCTGAATGTCGGTAACAAGCGAGTCGAGCAGCTTGCGACCGATGAACTGGTTGAGGTCGGAACGGAACACCTGCGAAACGTAGTCCGAGATCGTGGTGACTGTCGGCTCGCTGGTGAGCGGGTTCGACGGGTCAGTGGTCTTGTAGTGACGGATGAGCAGGGCACCGTTGTTGTTCAACAGGTCCGTCAAGCCATCTGACGCCATCGCGTCCAGCGTTGGGTCGTCGTAAACCACGAGCAAGCGGCTGAAGCCGACCAAGTTCTGGAACGTGAGGGACTGTGCCACATCGTTCGATGGGTTTGCGTTCAAGCCCATCATGGCGGCTGCCATGAATTCGCCACTTACCGCGTATTCCACCGCCACACCCGTGTTCGGGTCGGTGATGAGGATACCTGCGACTGGGGCACCGATTGCGATCATACGCTGATTCAACAGACCGCGAGCGTTTGCACGCATCGTGCTTGGCGTCTGGAACTGATCGTAGCCGACGAAGCCGATTGCCTCGCCCTTGTAGCGAATGTTCGCCATGGTGGTCAACTGACGGCTCAAGAACTGGTGAACAGTCGGGTCAGTGCTCAGCGGGCAGATGATGTTTGCTTTCTGGTTGGTGCCCGGGAGGTTCATGGTGAGCGTCTGGATTGCGTTCATGAAGTCCTGCGAAGTTCCCTGATTGGTGCCGGGAACCACTGGGACTTGGATGACGCCGAAGGTCTGCACGCCGTTCGCGGCCATCAACTGGATGCCGAGAGAGACGCGGTTGACCGTGTTCGGAGTACCGTAGATGGCGTAAGCAACCTTTGGGTCGGTGTAAAGATGAATCGCGTAATCAGCCGCAGTCTTCGCGGTCGTGTACGAGACGTAGTAGAACTCACCGATGCTCGGGTCGTTGCCGCTCTTGTTGAACGTGCTGATAATCACGGAGTCGCCAGCGGTCGAACCGAAGTTCGAGATGACCGTGGTGTCGAGACCCTGAATTGCGATCAGGTTGTTCGCCTGTGCTGGGGCAATGCCGGGTGTACCAGCGTTGCGGACGGCAGCGTTTGCGCCTGTTGCGTCAGCGTACACGTTGAAGATGAGTTTGTCGCCGGGTTCGAAGTTGTAAGCTGATGGAATGTTCGGCACACCGTAACCTGCGTGGTCGGTGGGATTGACAACCGTCACACGGAACCCAGTTGCAAGGTCCTCATAGGTCTGGTCGAGGTAGCCGATGTTGTTCAGCGAGCCCGAACCCTTCGAGTTGGGCGAAGAGACCGTATAGCTGTGCGTGACGGGGGAGGTGATTGCGTTGGTGCCGCCAGACAAATTCGTAGCGCCCGTGATTGCGGCGTTGCCTGAGGTCGTACCAGACGCGGTGCAAAGAATCTGCCCACCATCAATCGTTTCGCCCGATGGGAACAAAGCTGCAATCGCGGCGAGGGACAGGGGCGTGCCAGCCCAGCTTGAGTAGATGGTAACGATGTCACCATTGATCGATACTGGGTCGGCATTCAGGTCCGTAGCGTCAATCACGATTTGGACGAGGTTGCCGCCGATACCCGGGGTGGTCGCATGGAACGTCAGCGTGCCGGGACCGAACGACAGTGCCAGACTTGCTTGAACAGCGGGAACGATAGTCGCGTTGCCGTCGTTCTTGAAGGTCAGGGTAACTGTTTCATCAACCGCTGCACCTGCCTGAGCCTGTGCATCGGAGAAGTCGTTCGGGTAAACCACGCCCGTGTCTTGGAACGGCCCATTCTGAGCAACAGTGCTGGCGGCTAGGTTAAATTCCACAAGCGGAGCAACGCGGTCAAGCTCATCGGTGATGATGAACGTACCGTTGCCCGCGTATCCCGGGTTGACAACCGTGACGCTATACTGATGGTCAGCCAACTGGCTGCGGTAGTACGAAGCGTACACGTTGCTGCCCGACGCTGGGGGATTGTACAGGGTCACAAGCTGGTTTGCACCAGAGAGAGTAGCCACACGTACAGCGCCCGCAAGGAAAGCTTCCAGCGGATCGGAGCCGACGTAAACCTGAACCAACGCAGGATTGTCGGTCGTGACGCTGAGTCCGCTACCATCCACTGGTACATCGGGGAGGGTGAAGACCGTGTTCTTGCCGTTTACAGCGCCCGCGAGCGGACGGAGATAAACTTGATCGTCCCTCAGTGCGGTGGTGATCTCAGCGGCGGTGAAGTTCGCGGATTCGCCAGCGGCGGATTGACCGATAGCCGAGGATACCGAGGCACCCCAGTTGATGGTCTGGACTGTGGAGCCATCGGGAGCAAGGATGCTGCCGAGAACGTAGTCCGTCCCCTGAACAAAGTCCGCACGATTCGGGCCGAGACCGACCTGAGTGATGGAGGAAATGTTCTGACCGGGAAGCAGATCATACGTGTTCTGCCACGAGTTGAAGTAATATTGGATCGTGAAGGACGTGGTAGTTCCGCCCAACGCGACTGGCGCGGAGACGGGCGAAGCCAGCGTGAAGGTCCCCGCCGCACCATTCAAGGATGCGACTGCGACGTTGTTGCCGTTCACCTGAACGATGACCTTGGTTACGTCGGTCGTGACCACGCCGCCGTTGGTCCCATCTACGATGGGGGTGTGGGCGGTTTTGAATACTGTGTTGCTGTTGCCGCCAACGCCGCCCGTGAATGGCGTTGCACCTGCGCTCACCGTCAGCGGAGCAGTGAGGTTGCCCGTGGTCGTTGTGACCGTCAGGTAGCCGCCGTCGAGCGTCGGAATACCTGCGTTGACGAGGCTGACGAGACTGGCAAGGGTACGGGTGCCGCTCGGTCCATTGATGTTGATCGTGATGGCATCGGTGCCTGCACCACCAACCGCCTGAGCGTCTGGGACAGGCGAGGGGCTGGAAACGAACTGGAGGGTAACGAGGTTACCTGTCTGGCCGGGGGTCGAGAGACCCAACACAACCGTCTGGTTTCCCGGAGGCGAGCCGCCGCCGTCAAGCACAGTCAGAGTTGCCGTGCTCGGAATCTGTGGCAGAAGATTTTCTGGGACATTGTACGGAGCCACACCACCGATGCCGATGAACGTGTCACCGCGCTTGAAGAAGTAAGTGATGAGGATTTCGTAGCCCGTGGGGATGATGAGTTGCGTTGTGAACGTACCCGTTGCGCCGTTCAGTGAAATCACTGTTACGGGAACGATGTTACCGTTCTGGTCAATCGACTCAACCTGAACGTCGGCGGGGTTGTTCGAAATCACGCCCTTGCCAGTACCGTCCGTGACCGGGAAAAAGCTGGTCTGGAATGTGCGGGTCAACCCTGTGACTTGGTTCGAAATGTTCTCGCTGACCGACTGGTCATCCTGAACTGAGGAGGAACCACGGAACAACTCAACGTTGTTGTTGCTGAAAAACTGTTGACCTTCACCGATAATCACGGGAATACGGGCAGTCCCCAGCGTAGGAGCCGCGTTGGTTTGCAGAACTACTTGAGTGTAGACGCCCGGTGGTGCGTAGGATGTGAACAGTGCCATGGGTTTTCCCTCTTAAAATTGACTTCAATCTAGGAGACTGGAAGTCGATTTCTCTCGTTAATCTAAGATTTTCAGCCCTTACTTTCCGTTTGTCGGAACAAAATCGAGCGGCCTATTGTGGGCTTTGTACTCGTCTTGTCCAACCTTCGTCAGTGCGGGTTTACCGCTTTCCTTGCGAACCTTGTCGCGAACTTCTTGCCGCTTGTTGATGCGATCCCATCGTTTCTCAGCGTCACGCCCGATTACAACATCCAAAGAAGCCTGACCCATACCACTCGTCGCTACATACGGTGCATAGATCGTTTGTTCGCACCGCTTACCGCACTTCGGACATTTCTTATAGCTCGGCTGCTCCCCTATCGGGCAAAGATGCTCCAGAACGAGGTCGCAGTCGTGGCATTTGAATTCATAAGTCATTGAAAACTCCCCAGAAAACGTCTCTGATTGTGGCTTCTAAAGTCCATTTTTCCGCTTACACATAACTCGGGATGAACATCGTCGCACCGAATGCCTCTACCCGTGGCGTGGCTTGGAGGTTTCCACCCCAGCTACCTACCGTGGGCTTGTTGACAATCTCGAAGCTGACCAATCTCGTCACCAGCGGCTTGTATACCTTCCAGTCTGCGGAAGCCGTCACGGTCACGTTGTAGATGTAGTTTGACGCCGTACCCGATGCGTCACGGGCTTCGCCCACGTAGTCGCGAGTCGCCTCGAAGATCGTTAAGCCGTCCGCCTCCACGTTCTTGCGGCTAGTGATAAGGAGGTGCTGCTTAATCATCTCGGCCAGATCGGATGAGGTCTGAAGGTCGTTGGACTTGATCTCCAACGTGAAAGTCAGGTTCTCCTTTGATCCGTATACTTGGTAAGTCTCTGTTAATGAAGGACTTATGATGATTGCCGACTGATCGCCGACGACGGCTATGTCACCAAACGCCAACCACAAACCCGGGAAAACGTAGGCTCGATTGCCGTTTTGGTCGAGCAGCGGCTTCCCAGCCGAGGTCTGGACAACCCCCACCAGTGAACTCGGATCGGCATCAGCTACCCACTCGGCGGATACGGGGCTCCACTTACCTTCTTGATTCGGATCGGGCTTCGCCCACTCGATTGTCATAGGATCGACGATCACTAAGCTGTTGATTTCCCATTTCTTGGCGATAGCCTTAAACGTGCCCGCGTCGATACGGATGTCGTACCGATACGTGTCCCCCGGCTGAAGCAGGACGGGAAGTGTGATCGTGCCATCGGAGTTCACGGTCGGATCGGTGAAGTTCCCTTGCGTGGTGTGGATGAACACCTGATTCGGAGCCAAACTCTGACTCGGCAGCATTCCGATGTTGATGATGTTTTCGGGATTGACGGGCGGCGTCGTGTAGGGGTTGAGCTTCGCTATCATGTTCGCCGTGATGGTACTCCCGGGCGGCGACTGGGACGCAAGCTGGATGTACTGGGGGCTGCCATAAAAGCGGAAGTCGATGCCGGGGCGAAGCTGATAGCCGTTCTGATCGGTGAAAGTCACCGTCACGTACTGGCCTGAAATGCCCAGAACCTCTTGTCCGCCTACGGTGGACTTGCAAATCAACTCGGTGACCGGCCGCTCGTACCAGTAATCGGTGTTGGGATTGAGCGCGGTGCCGTTAGAGAAGGTAAGCCAAAGCTGGGTGCACGGGTTGATGAGGGTGATCGTGCCGCCGAACGACGAGTTCATGGCATTGAAAGCCACGGCTAAGCCCGTTGACGGGTCCGTCGCTATCAGCGTGTTCAAGTCTACTAGCTGGGACACTTGGGTTACGGCGGTGCCCGTGTCGTTACTGAGGTTGGTGTAGTTTGGGCCGAGGAAGTTTGCTGTAAATTGTGACGGGCTGGCGTTCAAAATCGTCACCGTTTGCCCATTCAAAAAGGGTTCCACAGCGCCATCGAGGGTCACTTTCATTCCCGCCTGAAAATTGTTAGTAGCTAAAACGGTGAGTATACCTGCTTGCGGCGGCGAAGCCACGGACCCTTTGATCGACGTACCCGTAATGTTTGCTGTCAAGGTGACTGGGGTTGGGTCTACAATGTTCGGGCGGAATGTAACCACCGAACCCATCGCCTCGCCCTGACCTTTGCCTTCGACCCAGATGTATTTCTGAACAGTCAAGCCGATGTCGCGAGTCTCCTCGCTCACATAGTCGATGTTCATGTAATAGACGCCCGCTTGGGGAGTCTTTTGCGTGGGGTCAACCTCTTTCGTCCATTCGACGAAGAGACCGTCCTTGTCGGCTACCTTACAAAGGATGGCTCGACCACGCTGGGTGCACATGTAGTAATCGAAGGATAATCTGTTTCCAGAGGTGGTGACAGTCTTGACGATGACCTGAAGGTCTTTCCACCGCAGAGCAGTCGTGGGATTGCTCATGGCGGGGATAGTCACATCGCCCAGAGCGTTGCGGAACCTTGGGTTCTTCTCAACAATTGGACGGATGAGTCGTTGCAGATACGCAACTAAGTTCGCGCCTGTGAGATCAATCACGGTTAAATCCCTCTGTTATTGCAACAGAAAGTCCGTTTTACCAACCGCCCGAACCACCACGGTTCGGATGGCCTGTAGACAGATCGTCCACAGCGCCGAAGTCTTCGTGATCGACGATGGTGACGGGCTGTGCGTCGTAATTGACGCCCGGAGGAGGCGGTGGAACCGTCTGCTGGATAGGCTCGATCCACTGGTCAATGGAGCGGCGAACGTCGTAAACGCTAACCTGAGCGTGAATGCGTGGATACCAGCGGTTCTCGATTTCAACCTGACCACGGTAGTCGTAGCCCAAAATCCACCACTGGCTGCCGTCATGTGCTTGGAAGATCGCACCCGGCATCATGTAGGCGAAGAAAACTTCATCACCTTCGATAGGCGACAGGGGGTTAGGCATGAGCAAGTTGCCCGGATTTGGAGCAAACTGAGCGAAGGTAGAGGTACGGAAGTCGTCAGGGTCACCGACCATCTTCTGGAGTTCGGGGTTCCCGTTCGGCAGGTCTTCTTCGGTCAGGATACGAGCGGTCTTGGCGACCGCGCTTGCTAGTGCGTTTGCGTCCATGGTATGCCCTCTAAATAGGTCTCCGAAAGTCCGTTAAGTTTGGATTTTTCCAAACGTTGGAGTACGTCCAATCGGGATGTTGGGGTTCTCCCAGTCCTTGCCCGGGACAGTGCGCGGGTCAAAGATGGGCTCGCCGCTGCCCGTGGGATTCGGGCCACCTGATGGTCCTTTGTTCCCGATAAACGGACCCGCTTCGCCATCATTTGGATCGGGACGGACGACCGGGTTGTAGATCGTGGGTAGGCCAGTATTGATCGGGATCAAGTACCGCGTATCCCCTTCATCCAAAAGGGATGACATGAACTCCTGCTGGAGGAGGATACCTCTCGGGTTCTTGGAAACCACGTTATTGATGACCAACCGCTCCGCGTTGCGACGAACGATCAGATCACCAGCCTGAATGATGGGGGTGGGACCGAGGTAGCTGCGGGAGTCTCTGGTCACCTTCCTGCCGCCTTCGTTGAGTTCCACACTCATTGCGGTGTCGGGAGAGATGTAGATGAAGTCGTAAGGACCGTAGTAGCCGCCCACGATACCCACGCCGAAGCAGGATGGGCACGTGCTGCGGGCTTGACCCAACCCAGTCTCGGAGCAACCACAGAGCTTCCCACGAGTCTTTTTGAACATCAGGTAAGCGGGCTCACCCACTTCTTCGAAAATCCACTGGTTACGGCGGACCATCTCCTGATACTCCCACGTGATCTTGTCAACTTCCATCGTGTTGACGATCATCGAATCTCTTTCACCCGGCTTGTGGAGTTCGCCATTTTCTCCCACGGGTACAATCGTGTAAAAGGTCCTGACCATCGACTCGTAAATCTCTACGAAGTTGTGGAGCTTCTTGTATCTGACTTGAAACTTCTGCACCCCAGAATAGTCAGCCTGCCACACCACACCATCCGACTTCAGCGGGTAAGCACTCACCGCACCACCGAGGGGCAGCGTGTTGTCCATCTGTAGCCAAATGGTTTTGTCCAGCCCGGACACCTGAGCGGGTTTGAACTCCTGCCCGTCGAGGATGACAGTAATGATGAGGGAGCCATTGGGTCCGTAGGGGCTATTTGCCAGCACTGGGCGACCCTGTACCACATCGGAGTACGGGAAATCGGGGATGCGGAAAACCCAACTGCCCTGACCGCGATTTATGGATGACCCGTTATAGGGCGTGCCTCGTGCGAGCCAATCCTTAGGTTCAATCGTGTAGAGCACCTCTTCGAGAGCCGACTGGTCCCGATAGAAATGTCCGGGCCAAGGGTATGAGTTGAGCTTCACCCAGTTGGTGGGATAGTCAAAAGCGCGGTAGATGTTGTAGCCCTTCTTGCCTTGACGGTCGTCATCCACCCACCACAGATCGCGGCTGCCGACGTAGCTCGAATTCATCACCAGCAGATTAGTTATCATTCAAACGTCCTTCCAAATTTTTCTTCAGCCACGCGGAAACCTTTTCGATGGTCTCTTCAACGCTGTCAACGCACAGGCGACCCGAATGGAATTGGGGATTGTCTGTAATCGTGATGTGCAGACTTGGATACTCCGTGTGCCCCTGATACATTGCGATCTTCTTCATGTTAACCAAGCAGCCAGCGTTGCTGGCGCAAGCCCACGCTCATCGGACGGTTGGCTGTCACGAGTGGAGCCATCGTGTTGAACTGTGTCATGTACGAATCGCCTAAGCCGCCGTACAGATCGGCCTTATTGATATCCAAGCTCACACCGTTCAGTGAGTAGCTGAACTGATCGGCTGCCCAGCGGTTGCCTTCCTGCTTAAGACAGAGCCCAGCGGCACCGAGGGCGGCGATGCGACCCCAATCCAACGGGATCGTGTCAAGCGTGTAGTTGTAGACGTTCATCGGGTTGTACCAGTTCAACATGCTGATCGCCATGTCCAGTTGCATCAAAATTTCCGCATCCAACCAGATGTAGCCTACGCGAGTGTTGTAACCTGCGACCACACGGCTCGGCGTCGGCGGGCGGAAGTGGTAATTACGGTCGGGGTTCGTATCCGACAAGAGCGTGCGGACGTACATCACCGCCTTGGCAAACATGGCGGGGGTAGTCATCCCAGAATTGACAATGGACTCTGGAACGGCGATGATAACCGATGGGGCTTCGAATCCCGGGTTGGTTGGGTCAATGCCCTGAACAACGAATACTTCGACCACGGTGTCCAGCGGGCAGTCGGGATACATCTGGATGTTCCACACCAGACGGTAGACGCCCTTCCACGTGGTGGGAATGGTGATCGGCACGTAGTATGCGCCCTGCGACACGCGGGTGGGAATCGCCTGCGGGCAGCCAGCAAGCTGCACGTTCTCTTGCGGCAACGGAGGTCCGCCAGCCATGTTCTGGGGCTGGTGCAGGTCGTACTCATACGCCTGCGTGACCTTCATGGGTATCTGATCGGTGACGTGGAAAATCGTGTAGTTGATGAGAGTGGGGTCCACCAAAGCCCCTGTCGCATCCCGTACTAGGATGCTGAGGTTACTTGCTCCCAACGTCATGCCTTGAGTGAACGTGACCACTATGCACCTACCTGTTTACGATGGGTTTCCACCCAGTTTTTCTGAGGCAGGATGCGGCGAAGCACGGGGCTCAACTCCATCATGTCCTCATAAGAGAGATAGTTATTCTTAATTCGATTGCAAACGATACAGGCGACGACGCAGTTCTCTTTTGAATACCCCAAAGCGTTGTTTTTTCGATCAAGGTTTGTGCGGGCGTTTCCCCTTCCTTGATTGTGATCCGTCCATAAAATAGTCGAGCCGCAATAATGGCATTCGGCGATTTGGGTAAACTCCAAAAACTCTTCGTATGTCAGCATCACGGTCAGACCGCGCTTGGAGGAGATGTGGCGCAGTCTGTTCAGCAGCCACTCAAACGGGCGTTTGCGGAGACCCCTCTTGCGTGGAAGGATGGCTTGAATCCCGTCACGGCTGCAACAAGACCGACAGAACCCTCCGTGGGTCGGCAGTTTGCTCGGGTCAATCCAGAGGTCCTTTCCGCAACCCGCACAGCGGTACAGACACATGGTTTTGTTCTGCTTTCCCTGCGGGCGAAGTTCCATTCGAACGGCATCTGTGATTTGCAAACTCATGGATTCTCTCTAGAGAAGAGTTCAAAAGTCAGTATTCATAAATATGAGCTTTGGACCGAGCAAAATCGCAGCGGACATACGACAGCTTCATGCCGCTTTGACCGTCAGAGGGATGTTGAACTGGGCGACCGACCCAAATCTGTCGATGTTCGCAACGGCGATCTTCACTCGTCTTCAATATCTTGATAACAAACAAATTACGAAGGAGAACGTGCCCTCGCTCCTACCGCAGGTCGGCCCGAGGAAGAAATATCCGAAGATCAGCCGCGTTTTGCAGGGCGCTGACGATCTTGATTGTGTCCCTGCAACGATAGCGTGTCTGACGGGCAGCACATTGATTGAGGTTTTGGAGGCAGTGAAGAACGATGCGATTGGTGGTGCGGATAAGTTCGCCTACGACAAGGGCATGAGGCTGATAGACATGGTGCAAGAGCCTGAACTTGGGAGACGATATTTGGCTCTTGTGGTTGGCGGCAACGAGGAGAAACCCGGCCACGCCACGGTCTTAGATTACGACGGTACGTTTGTGGACCCGTCACCCTTCCTCGCGGATCGCATCCCTTTCGACATCTACCCACTCCCGTTTATCGTCTTCGCCGAGGTCGATTATGTTTGATTCAGTTATGACAACCATAGATAAGGAAACATTTCAAAAGGAAGGCTCCAACATGGCAAATCACATTTCTGAACTTCCCCTTGGCGCGAGTACGGGCACTTCTGCGAAGAAGATAGAGGCTAAACCCGTTGATAACGCGGCTTGGGTTCAACTCGGGCGGATGCTCTCACCCTTGAAGATCAGGGTGCGACGTTCCTAACAAATCTACTTGGGGACAAGCGAATGGTGCTTTTCAATTTGTGCGGGGGTCCGGGAGCGGGAAAGACCACATTTGGATACTATCTGGCGTATCGGCTTAAAAAGGCGGGGGTTAGGGCGGATTTGCTGTACGAGCCCGCCCGTGATCTCATCTACGGCGGCGTACCCAACACGGTGCCGCCACAACTTCTCGACAACCAAATCCTCATGGTCGGACAGACCTATGAGCGGGTGCTGCGGCTCCAGCGGCACGGCTTCGAGGCGGTCGTAAGCGACTCCCCCATCATCCAGTGCCTACTTTACTGCAAGGGTCACATCTACTACGACAACCTCAAAAAGGCCATCCGCGATATCGAACCAAATTTCGATACCTTTAACGTCTTCATCCATCCGCGACCCGGAAGTTACGACCCCGAGTCCCGCACGCAGCGGACGGAGGCGGACGCACGGGCTCTCGACACAACTGTGCGCGATCTAGTTGGGGATTTTTGGTTGGAGATTAACTGGGATCAGGAGAGTCTTCTGGGGGATCGGGCTGTAGAGCTAGTTCTTTCCACTCGGCAATCTCTTCCGGCGTCGGCGGCTTCTTCCACCAAGGCTCCTTCACGGGAGTGACGTACTTCCCATCAACGGGAAGCTCGGTGAGGCAAAGAGAACAAGTCGGAGGTTCAGGGTCAACTTCACCTTCCGCGAGAAATGCCTTGTACAAATCCACGAGCGTGTCGTCGTGGCCGTGCTTCATGCAGTAGATGGAATTCCACACGTGAACGATGGCGTGTTTGAGCCATTCGGGTGCCCAAGGTATCCAGCCGTGTTTCCAGCCGTAGCAGAAGTAGCCATCATGGAGCACCAGCCCCATCTTGTGTCTACGTCTCCAGCCAGCCCTCTTTGAGTTCTTGGTCGGTGAATTCATACGTTTCAGATCGAATCTTGCTGTTAAGCCGATACCCCATCATCTCGGAATAGTGGTGTCGTCTATGTTTCAGGTATTTCAGATTTCGCTGCCAGTGCAAGTGTGGGCGTTTTGTTTCTTCCGAGGCGACAGACCATTCTTCGTTTGTTAAGGAAGCTGGTTTGATCTCTTCCAATCGCTGCATCGCGTGGACGAAACATTGCTCCAAGAAAACGCCCAGCGAGCGGGCAAGGCCCGCATCCGTGTGTTCGTCACTCAACGGAAAGCGAGTTCGCAGTTCGTTGAACAACGGACCAACGGTATCGTTGAACCGCATGATGGGCAGTAGGAATTCCTCAGCGGGCAGTTTGATTGGCGAGGACATTTTTAGCGTGTTCTCCGACGATGCCGATCAACCACTGTGCTGCCAAGAGATCGCCCTGCGTTTTCTTGTTGGTGCTGATGATGCCCACGGGCTCAATTTCGTACTGCGCGGGAACCTTCTTACGGGCCGCGTCGGTTGCTTCAAACATGTAGTTGACGACCTCAAGCCCACCCTTTAGGTGCTTGGCGACGATCTTGAGATTGGGGTCGTTGGATTTGCGGAGCGTGGCTGCCGCTTTGCGGATCAGTTCGGATTGCTTCTTTGTCAGTTTTCTCATAGATTAACCATGTGCTTGTATTGTATCAGGCGCATGGTTTGCTGGCAAGGCTCTTCCCATCTGGGATATTTGGGCGCTGGCGGCGGAATACTCGGGTACGTCGCCGTTCTGTTTGAGCTTCAAGTCCTCGTATGGGCGGGTGACACGCTCGTCGAACTCAGCCATTGCCTTCTGGAGGACGCCCGCGACGGAATTGATGTTACCGTAGTCGATGCCCTTATCGAGGAGCCACTGCATGAAAAGGCGAGTAATGGCGTAGTTGAGATCGCCCGGGCTGTGAAGCTGCTCGGCGAGCGGGGTGATGAAGGGGTCAATGGCCTCGCGGCTAGACTCGTGAATGTACGGCATGGGTTACCTCCTCAGGCAGAGAGACTTCCAGAATGAGGCTCCACGCGATTACGCAGTAGCCCAACAAATCCTTGATCGCGTCCGCCTTCGGTTCGTAGTTTGCTGTCCTGCCCAGAGCACTCAATTGGGCGTAGCGAGCCATCTTGTCCCAAATGCGAGGGACGGTGCCTTGTAGCCCGTGGCGGCGGAAGCTCTCGCCGTAGTCGGCGGTCTTGCTCAGGAGGGTCTCCGTGATCTTTTGAATTTTGAACTGCACCATCGGCAGGAGATCGACCATGCCTTCTTTGGTTGGGGCTCCCTTGATTACTCCATCTTCGAGTAGGCACATGACCGCCGAGATGTACACCATGAAGTGCAAGGTCTGCTCGATCATTTGGAGCATCCCCTGCGACCATTGTGCGAGTGGAGTCTCGCGGTAGCCGTCGCCCACACCTTCGAGGATGTAGTAGTGATACATCCATTGGAGGAACAACGCTTCTTGGTTATAGTGGTAGTCTGGAGGCAGTGCCTCGGCGAGGATGGCAGCGTTGGGAGTAGTATCAACAGGCTTCCCACGGATGATCGCGTGTCCAGTGAAACCTGAGGCGAGTAGCTGTTCGTTAGTTTGAAGCCCCCGAGCAACTAACTCGGTATCAATCATTTCAGGGAGCGCCAAGAGTGATTTACGCCACTCGTAATCACGTATCACAAAGAGGCCGGTGCGGACTTCTTGCCAGAAAGGAGAGCCTTTGAAAATGTCGTCCATGACTATAAATACTGCGATTTTGGGTATTAAACAGTAGCATGGCGAAAAAGAGATCGCACCCCGTAGAGGCACCCAAGCCGAGGCCTGTCCAAACGGAAGAACCCGTCGAGGTCCACGTATCAGTACCGCGAACAGGGTTCCCCGAACGGTTCAAGGTTTACGTCAACAGAAACGGACAGCAGACCGAGAACAGCTACTCGCAGACGCAGATGGAAGGACTCTACGAGCAGGCGTGTGCTTTGAGCACGACGAGTGGGCTGGCGAACTGTCACACGTGGGTGGAAGGCTTGAAGATCGACTATGCCGCCGCCGTGTGGATCATGGACATCATGGAGTACCGGGGGAGGGTTAAACCTATCGTGTACAAAGACGGGGTAGCCGAATCCAGCGAACCCCGAAAGTTTACTGCGTCTTCCTAAACTTTACCCGACCTTCCGCACTCGTAGGTGCGCCGTTGCACTTACCGGGACGAAACCTCCATCCGCGCATGGCTTGCAGTACGGCTCGGACATCAGGATCGTTTACAGAGCCCTCCAGCACGAACGGGCTGTACACCGCACCATCCCACCCCACGATAAAGTCCACCACCACGAGAGATGGGCCGTTCAACAGCGGGTTCGGCGTGTTCACTGGCGTTGGATTGACCGTATCGTAGCAGGCGGCAAGCCCGCTGCGGTCGCCGTAGCCTGTGTTGGCTACGGTTTTGTACTCTTCGATGCGGCTGACGAACCCAAAATTGGGAGTTCGTGGGGCTGGTGTCTGAGCTTGAGCGACCATCGACAACAGCAAAACGGCGATAAATGAGTGAGCCATGAGGCTATTCTACCTCATGGCTCACGAATTCAGCTAGGAATTTCCCCAACAGAATCAACTACTTATGCGTACACTTCCAACGGCACTTCCGCAAGCTGCCGAATTTCAGGGAATTTCTGGAACCGCAGGACCTCGCCGTTCAGGTACGCTGGTTCAAGAATGTCAAACGGGTAGCCCATCTTGCCGTCACCCCTGTACTGCATGGAGTGATAGCCGCCCTGCTGGTCGTCCAGAAGGGCCTGCCGCCCGCGCTTCGATGCCTTGCCGGGATCGGTGATCGGGTCTTTCCAGATTTCAATCTGCTGACCGTTGATGACAGCGTTGCAGCACTTGATTGCAACCTTCTGCGTATCTCGGTTCAATTTCTGGAGCAGCCCACCACCCATACCAAACACGATGTTGGCTGCGGACCACTTGGCGTCCTTCATTGCCTGCAAAATCTTGCGGATGCCGTAGTGGTCGATGCCGTCGCCCCAGAGGACGCCGACGCAAGGCGGAAGCAGCTTGTAGCCGTTGCTCGTCTCGCGGATGCCGAACTTCTCGCCCAGAATTTCCAGCACGCGAAGAGTGATCGCTACTGGATCACCGGAGTCGGGACGGACCACAACCTTGCCGTTACGGTTGCGGATGCGTTCGCGATACGTGCCGCCGATGATGTTGGCAGTGAAGTTGAAAATGTCGTAGGAATCGCCAACGAGGGAGAGAATACCCGTGGGCACTTCATCCAGTGCGTTCTCGACAAACTTTGATTCGTACTCACGGCCCCACATAGTGGTGACGGAGTGCTCAGACGCGAATACGGAGTAACCCGGCATTTCGCCGCCGAACTTCCCGAATCCGTAGAACTGCTCGATGTAGTCAATTCCGGGCAGTGTGTCCGTGCCTTGGAAGTTGACAAGGTGAGCCGCAGCACCGATACCCATTTGCTCGACGCAAGTGACGCCGCGACCGCCGAAATCGTGAAGCTGATACGGCAACGTGGAGAAATCATCAGCCGTCTCCGCGAGGAACTCAGCGAGGATTTGCTTGGTATAGCGAGACCGCGTGACGACAGCCGAGGGATACCACACGTGCTCCAGAATTGTTTCCGTCCAGCCCGGAACCCACGCACATTGATCGCAGGTGTTCTTCATCGTCCACATGACGTTCTTCACGGGGATCGGGAGACCTTCCTTGACCGCACGGATGTCCAGCGGTAGGTAGCCGCCATGTGCGTTGATGACGTGCCGCCAGCCTTCCTTGTTGAAGGCGCGGTCGTTCATGAAGTGCAGGCCCGCTTTGTACTCCGCTTCCTCAACATCAGTCAGCGTAGCGAACTTGCCCTCGATGTTGCGGATCATGTTGCCCTGCAAATCGAACAGGACGGTGTACGGGTACTCGCCGCCGCGAGCCTCATAGTAATACAGCATTTCCGTGGTGCCCGGAACGATGAACCGCCAGTGACCGACCTTGTAGCTGTCAGTCTTATGTAGTGGACGCGGTTTGAATGGACGTGGCATTTTGTGCCTCCTTGAATTTCTTGAGATAATTCTGCAACATGACGAGAAGCTCCATGTGTTCCACCATCATGTCAAATGCCGTGAGTTTATCGAGACGGAACCAGCGAACATCCTTCACGTCGTCCTTCGCCACGGCCCCCATGTTACTGACACGTCCTGCGTAGAATGCGGTCAGCACGCTGCGGTCGGCAACACGGTAACGCCAGTCGTCGATGATGGCGGACCCGATGTACTCTTGGTCAATCAGGTCGCAGCCCGTCTCTTCAATGGCTTCGAGCCGAGCGTTCTTTTCGATGTTGCCCTTTCGAGCTTCAACGTGCCCGCCTGCGAATCGCCATTTGTTTTCACCGGGCTTTTGAGCGAGAAGAACCTCGCTACGGTCATAGCTCAGGATGGCGATATCGACCATCATAAGCGTTACAGGCCACAGATGGTGAATAGCGTAGATCATGCCCGCACGGAAATCGGAAGATTCGAGCACCTTATCAGAATGTTCCTTGCGGTTAGCCGTTGCACTAATGGAGGCATCAACGGAGAGAGCCAATTCAACAGGCTTGAATCTGCCGTGGTAGTGCGGGACAAAAGAGTCGCGTCCGCCGTACAGTGTAACGTCGGCGAAATCGGCACACGAGGAAATGGCGTAATCCAGTTGCTCGCTCCAAGACTCATCGTCTCGGGTATCGCGGAGTGGGAGCACGATGAACTCGGGGAATTTGGCTTGGATCATAGCCTTCCGCGTCGGGAAGTCCAGAGGGTGGTTCTGTGTGAGACTTGCGGGTGCCACACCGACGAACACGATTACAGTTTTGTGATTCCGTCGAACCTGACGGAATAGCTCCATGTGCCCTTCGGTTAAATCGGTGACTTGGAACCGTCCGACGATGACGCCGTAGCTCGGTTTAATCACTTTGTTGGCTCCTGTTCTTTTGATGCTTTCAGGTCGGCGAGAGGCACATTTTCTTTCACGCCGAATCGCGGTTTACGGTTGGCCTTGTGCATTTCTGTGTTGCGTATAAGGCAGGTCTCGGCTTCGAGTATGGTGACGGAGCCGATCATCTCGTGAGCAATCTGACGGAGAGGGTAACCTTCCACCAGATACTTTTCCATGATCGGTCTGAGAGCACTTAGGGATTCGTCAAAGAGGCGGTTGCCTTCCTCGGTGCTCACTTCCCAATCATTATAGAGACTTCGGTTTGGTACTTTCGCTTCCATTGAGTGCGTCCTCAATCACTTTCATGCGGCGTTGCTGCTCCGCGTTCGACAGGAAATTTGGCATTCGCACGCTCATTCTACCGTCTGGCGTGTCCATGTAAAACTCGGTCGTCCACCGTTCGGTGTCCATGACCTGTTCAGCCTGCGTGTAGCCTTTAGCCATTAGGGAAGAGTTCCTTCTCCAAGTCTGATGCGACGATGGGGTTGTTCAGGCGAAACGAACAGACCGAATCCCACCGTTCTTGCAGGATGATGGCCTGTTTCCGCTTAAACTCTGGCAACCCGTTTTCGTATTTCAGACCATGGAGAAAATTCGCCATCTGAGTTCCGATGAAATCGAGACGGCTGACCTGCGAGCGTTTCGCCCGCTTCTTAGCGACGGCTGTTGGCATTGTACCCCTCCGTAGACTATTCTACCTAGTGTACACTGATTTCGGCTAGGAATCTAGAGGGTTTTAGCATAATTACGTTGGGGGAGTCGGGCTGCTGGTACATGGCGGGGACGCACAAATTGAGGTAGTCCCGTGCCCGCGTGCAAGCTACGTAAAACAAACGTCTTTCTTCTTCAATCTCGTCCTCAGACCCCATGGAGAACTTGTGGGGAAGGGAGCTTTCCACGACGTTTGCCACGTAGACCCGCTTCCATTCGAGCCCCTTGGCGCTGTGGATAGTGCTGATGGTGACCGCGCCTGACTCGTCATCATCCTTCGGGCGATCAAGCGTAAGCTGGAAAATAATGTCCTCGGCGGTCATCTTGTTGTCGGCGACCATCCCCTCAAGAAGCTGGGCGAACCGATCCAAATTTTCGAGTTTGGTTTTAACCTTGTTGCTGTCTCTTTTGTACTTCTCGGCAAGGTAGGTCGTATACTGGGTCAGGGCGAGCGTCCGTTCCAGCATAGCAACTGGGTCTTCACCAAACTGGGATATGAGCCTGACGATCCCGCCGAACGATGCTATCTTGGCGTTCTTGTCGCCCTCCGCTGCGGCGATCAGATCACCATCATGTTTGTCGTTGGCGATGGCACGAATCTTTTCCAATGCCACTTCGCCACACCCCCTACGCGGCACGCTTGCAGCCCGCACGAATGCCATGAAATCCCTATGGTTGGTCGCCAGCCTCATATACGACAGTACGTCTCGCACTTCTTCGGTCTGCAAAAGCCCCCGCCCGCCGCGCACGACATACGGGATTTTGCGTCTCACCAACTCAGCTTCAATGTCACGAATCTGAATCGCCGCCCGAACTAAGATGCAGTTCTCACGGTAGGAGATCGGCCTAGCCGCCGACTCTCGGGGTTTTACCCCATTGGCAACAGAAGCGGCGTCACGCAGGAACTTCTCGTTGTCCTTGTAGATTTCAATGGCGATCTCGGATGCAATGTCTCGCGACATCGTACCCCGGATGATCTCGATTTTGCCCTTCTCCCCGTTCAAACCACGCCAACTTTCCATCTTGAGCGGGATGGTACGGGTCATCTTGTTCTGAATCGCATTCGCCATGTCCACGATTTTTTGACCGCTGCGGTGGTTACGGGCAATTCGATATAGCTTGGGCTGAACGCCCCGCCAGTTCTCGCTGAAGTCCTTCAGGATTTGCGGCACGGCACCGTTGAACCCGTAGATCGAGTTCCCCACTACGATGCCGTCTACAACGTAAGTATGGTCTTTTTCAACGTCCAGCGAATACACCAGTCCTTCGTATGGCATTTGCGGCATGACGAGTATTGGGGTTGACTGATTATTTCCTTCGATAGGAACGTAGACTTGAAGACCCGCACGAACTAAAATCTGAACGTTTGCGGCTGCGGTTTTGAAGTACCCCCGCCAGTTATGGTTGTACTGACGTTGGTTTTCCGACCACCGCACCATGGAAGGACACTCCCATAGCAAGCGGAATGCTTTCAAACACGCCCAACCACTGCCGCCCTTTCCTTCTCGCCGACGATCCTCAAAAGGCAGAACAGCCGTGAGTGAACCACTTGTTGGAGATGACGCTTCTACGGTCGCAGTTTGTAGACTCTGAAAAATATCGAGACGCTCTAAATCAGCCTCGAAACATGTCTGAGGGATTCCGTAATAACACGAAACGATCTCTTCAAGTTTCCGCGCTTCTCTCTTAGAGTCCTTAACCGCGAGTACCCAACCTTTATCAGCTTTCTCCTGACGCATCCGAGCCGTCAATCCGAAAGCATGATTGTTGCGCTTCAACTTCGCCATACCGACTCTGAAACCGAAGTTTTCACGCCACATGAGATAGACGATGTATTTACCACTCGTCTCCGAACCGAGACGTACCCACAATTGATGATTGGGAGTGACACGGGTCTGCTTTCCGTCCCCAGTGCAGACCTTAAGAAGAATTCCTTTGTATGGTCTAGATGCGACCTTAATCTTCCTACCGATTTTATAGGTTCGTTGGTCTTTCCGTGTCCATGATTCCGCCAATTCACCATCAACTAGCGTCGAAATGTCTTTTTCCACCCACTCAGAAGGCGTCCAAGGTTTTCCATATCCGTTCGGTTTATGCCCAGATACTTTGATTTTCACCACTGAACCGGGAGGTTGACATTGGCTCATGTCGCCGACGACGTAGATGTTCATGTTGCTGGGGGCAAGCAGCGAGTTGACGAACTCCCACTGTACGGGGTTCGTATCCTGAGCTTCATCCATCAGGACGTGATCCCACATCGCTTGAATAGCCCCACGCCACTTCGCGTCCCTGCGGAATCGTCGCACAGTCAGGTGCAACATGTCGTCGAAATCCACGACCGAATTCCGAGCCTTTTCCTCTTCGTACAGTTTCCACAGACACAATTCGGTCTCACCCATCGCATGGTAGCCGCCGTGCATTACCTCGGCTTCCGCTGCGATCTCTTCCGTGTAGTCACTCATGAAACCAACACCACGGGCTCGGTGAAATGAGATGTTCTCCAAGACACGCCACGGATTGGTGTCCGTGATCTTGCCCCGCTCGATGATCTTCTTCATCATCTGGCTCTGATCGTAATCGTCGAGTGGGGATACCCTGTCTTTTAATTCGCATTCGCCCTCGACACTAAAGGCTGGCGGATTCTTACGGATGGCACCCAGAGCGAGGGAGTGGATTGTCGAGACACGGGGGTTCAGAAGCGGGGTATCGTTTGTATCGAGCCCCAAGCGGGTTAGGAGTTCGCCTGCGGCTTTGTTGGTAAACGTCACCGCGCAAATACGCTTTGGGACGACGCCCTTTTTATCCATCAAATGGCGAACACGCTCGGTGAGCACGCGAGTCTTGCCGCTGCCCGCGCCTGCGATCAAGCAAGCGGGTTCGTTGAGCGGATGTTCGACCGCGAGCGTCTGTTCTTCATTTAGCTGCATTTTAGGGCGTAGTAATTTGGGTCGGTTTGCTCTTCTTCGGACAGCTTATCAATCTCCCATCGGCCACGCGGGTCGGTGCCAAGAAGTCCACGGTTAGCCGCACGGATGATTTCACGGTCGGCGGGGGTGAATGACGCATAGCGACTCATGATGTCCAGAATGGTCATCAGGGCTTGGCGGGGTTCTTCTACTTCGGATTCGCGAATCATGATCTCCTCCAGAGAATGGCCGTCACGTTGTCACCCGTAGGGATGCTGACGGCGTAATCGACGAGTTCCTTGGCGTTGACATCCTGCTCTTCGATCATCTTAACGATATCGAGGAGCATCTGCACTCCAGATTCATCGTGCCCCGGGGATAGCAACCCGTCCGATCCTACCAGAACCCACCCACCCAAATCAACCGTATAGACCTCAGGCTGGCGGCAGAGAATCTTACCCAGATCGCGGTCACCGAAAGCACGGCTCATCTGCAACCCATGCCCCTCAGGGCCGTAGCAGATGTAGCCGTTCTGGGAATAGTACCCGCCGCGTGCCTGAGCCGCTGCACGTTCCGCCATGTTAGTGCGGACGTTGTGTTCAGGGCTGACATGAAATGTCCCATCTGGTTGCTGCACGATCACCGGGGAATCGCCGAGGATGGCTACGTGGACCTTGGTTTCTTTCCCCGTGTTAGCCTTGGGGATGAAGGCAATGCTCATGGTAGACCCGCACTCCATGTTGGAAGTAAGCATGTCGAATTTGTCGAAGAGTTCCTTGAACAGAAAATCGGGACTCTTCTCGGGGGAGAAGACAGAATCCCAAACCTCGCAGAACTTGCTCTCCAGTTCGATAGCGCACGCTGCGTCACCATGACCGTCCATAACGACCATTATGAGGCCCTCTTCGGCAGAGATCATCAGATGGCGGTCTTCCTGATAGCCGCGCATTCCTTTATTCGCGGCACCCGTCAACACCAGAGGGCGGTTAACCGCCTGTTTGCTCTTACGCTTACTCATTAGTCTCTCTTTTTCTTCATGCTGGCGAGCTTCTTGGAAATGAGTTTGATTTCCTTTAGCTCTTTTGCGTGAGCGGCATTAGCTTCGTCACAGACGTGGCACGGCTTGCCGCATTGATTCTTGGGGTCTTTCTGGTGCTCAGCAAATCGGACTTCCATCTCAGCAACCATCTTGCAGGCTTCGCAGCACTTGGAGATGTCTTCCTTGGTGCCAGCGTTAGGATTTCCCTCTTTACGCCAGACATCGTGCTCCCGCTTGAGCTTGCGATTGTACGTCATCCAGTCGGGATAATCCTTGGGGACGAATGGAACCTCGCCCGCAGCCTCTAGAGCCAGCAGGAAATAGCGCATCTCCGACGTGTTCGCCATGGCCTCGACGCGGCTGTGGCACGGGCAACCGCAATCATTCACGTCTGGGTTGTTGAAATAGGTGATACAGCAAGCGCAATCGTAAGCCCCGCCCCACTCACTGTCGGCGGAATTGCCCTTCCAGCAGAATATCCAACGCCACTTGTGGTTGTGCAGAATCTTTTCGAGGATTAAGCCTTGCTTGGTCCGGTTTCTCACGCGGTAGCTCCTATATTCCAATACTGGATTTGCAGGCTCATTACGCACAGATTTTCAGGTAGGCCGAACTCCCCTCCACGGGTCATATACGCCACGGTCGCCAGAACGTGCCGCCCCGTATGCCGCCCCGTTTTCGGGTCCCACTCCAGCAGCATCAACTCGTCGCCCTCTTGAAAGTTGCGGTCGTTGACTCGAAGTTCGTACCGTTTGCTACCTGCGAGGATGGCACAGAACTGCTTCGGCCAAGTTTTCAGGTCGTGTCGTTGCATAGTTGATAATACCACAAAAGTAAACCCCCCGCCGAAGCTGGCGGGGGGTCGGGGAGGACTGTGACTCGGTTAGTTCCCGTCGAACATCTTGCTGCAAGCGGCTTTCATGATCTCGCAGTTTTGATCGAGGATCGGCTTGCCGTCCGGCCCGATTACCGGGTTCTGGCACGCCGCAGGAATTTCTTTGAGGCAGGAATTCACGTCGCCGTACAGGACCGCAAGCTGCGCTCGGATTGCCTTTTCTCTGGCGAGGTTGGCGTCGTAGTCGGCTTTGAGTTGCGTCATGTCCGCCTTCCACTGCGCGATGTTGGTCTGGTTGTTCTGCCAGATTTGATCCAGCTTGGATTTGGTCGCGTCAAGATTCGGACGCTGCTGATCCAGTCTGGCGTTCGCTTGGTCAATCTGAGACTGAGCCTGAGCTAACTGTGCTTTGTTGGCATCCAACTGATTCGCCTCTGCGTTGTACCCGGCGCACGAACCGTCATGGTTATACTCGATGCACTGGTGAGAGTTGTGCTGTGCCAAACGCTCTTGGTAGTTCTGGATCGACGGGTTCAGCAACTCTTGCTGGCGGTTGGCCTCGCCCTGCTGTTGGTTGAAGGTGTTGAGGTCTTGCGTGTACTGATCGTTGTACTTGGTGTAGGCGTCCACCGCGAACTTGATCTCGTCCTTTTTCTCGGTCAGGGCGTCGTACCGCTTCTCCATCGGCACATAAGCCTGCTGAACGTTGCTCAGTTCATCCTTGAGACTGGCGATCTGGGCGGACTTGTCTTGAGCGAACAAAGATACTGAGAGCAGAAGAACTGCGAGGAGCAAAAACGACTTGGTTTTCATGGTTTCCATTCTGCTCTTAGATTTAAGGGGTGGAATGAGCAATTCCGCCCCCTATGGACTTAGTTCGACGAAGGAACCAGCGTGATCTCGACGGTGCGAGTATCGCCGCTGCCGACTTCGGTCTTGAGCTTACCCGAAGGTACGCCACTCGTGATGAACTGCTGTTTCACGCGGTTCGCACGGGTTACAGGCAGGAGAGCATCTTCCGAGGGGTTCTTGTTCCCACGAAGGACGATCACATACCCGGGGTGGAGTTTCAATTCCGCCACAGCCGCAGCGATCATTTCCTTGCAGACCGATGTCGGCCGCGAAGGATCGACGATAGCCGCATCGCCGCCCTTAGGCACGCACTGAGTCTTGCTGGCGAAGGTGCAGATGCCAACAGGGATGCTCTCAGTGATGACGGGGGTCGCTACTACAGGCACCGCCACTGGAGCCGCTGTCGGCTGCTGTGGGATCACGATGAACGTCGGCTGCGGAGCCACTGGAGGAGCGGGCGGTACGACAACTGGAGGAGCATCGATCATCTCGTGCGCCATGCAGTCTTCCACCGTAACATCAGCGTCCTTAGCGATACGCTTAGAGGCGGCAACTTTGACCTTGCAGCCAGCCAATCGTTCGTTCATGGAGTCGAAAGAACGAGCCAGTTCGAGCATTTGGCAGTTCTTGTCAACCTTGCTGCCGCCGAGGGCGAAGCCGAACGCCGCACCCTGTCCACCCGCCTCGTAGCCCTTCAAACAGGGCGACGTTGGGATGGTCGTCGGAGCATACGCCGTGGGCACCGGAATCTTCGGGGCCGCGATGTTGTTCGTGGTGTTGTTCGAGTTGCTGCCGTTGCCGTTCGCTTGGTTTGAAGCGGACGACTGATTGGCATTGGTCGAAGAGTTCGATTGCGTCTGGTTGGACGAAGCCGAAGTCTGGTTGTTCGAACCGTTACCGTTGGCGTTGGACGTACCGCCGTTCGCGGTATTGGTATTCGTGTTGGACGAGTTGCCCGAGTTCGACAACTTGTTCGTGGACGTAATCACTGGAGCCACGGTCGTGTTCACGTTGTTCGTGTTCTTGACCGTAGAGTTGCCCGAGCCGCTTACTGAGCCGCCCGCTCCACCTGCACCGCCAGCCCCACCCGCACCACCTGTCGCGGAAGAGTTGCCGCTGTTGGACACGCCAGACTTGGACGAAGAATTTCCGCCTGTGGCGTTTCCACCAGTGGCAGTGCTGGACGAAGAACCGCCGTTAGCGGTCTGTCCCTGTGACTGTCCCTGTCCCTGAGACTGACCCTGAGTCTGTCCCTGTTGGTTGGTGTTGTTGTTGGTGTTGGAATTCGTGTTCGTATTCGTGGTCGAAGACCCGCCGCCCGTGGTCTTCTTGGGCACCGTGCAAACGTAGTAGTCGCCCTTGATACCTTCCGAACCTGTACCGAGGAACCACTGACCATCACCGTCACCAGCCGAGCCGCCCGGATTGACTGGGCCTACGTCAACACGCGATGCCAGAGGATCGGAACAATTCCACGCGAACGCGGAAGCAGAGAGGAGGATGGTTACGACGAAGGCGAGAGAGAAACGCTTGAGATTCATATTCTTTTCCTTTTCCTTTTCAAATTACGGTGGTTACAATGAATATATTACTGCTGGTTGTGTAATTCCACTATAGCACGTTAGTGGGGTGGACAACAAATCACTTAAACCCGGACGATTTTCGGGCTGTCAATCCCCTTCGTCGCGTTCCGAGTGCAGACCACAAGCTGGGCGTCATTGACGATCTGCTTGTAATCGTAGGCGGAATGGTCGGTCAGGATGACCACAGCATCGTACTGCCCAAGATTGTGGAGGGTTTGGCTGACTCCGAGACGAAGCTGACCTTGGGAAAAGTCCAACTGGTCCGGTTGGAAGGAGCCGTAACGATTGCCGACCTTGTTGTCTGGCGCATCGCCATGCTAGGCAAACCATGTAGAGGTATCGAGCTTACCAGTAGCGAAGTTGTCGCTGAACGCTGGCGCTTGAGAAAATGCGGTGCCTACGAGCAGTACCAGTAGGGGAAAAATGGCAAATCGTGCTTTCACAGTGTTCTCCTCGTCCCCATTATACCGAAGGGGATTACGCTTTGGCTAGGAATTTTAGAACTTGATTGATGGCTGAAAATGATGATGTCAGTCACATTCAAAATTCTACCACAAAAACACGATCTTGTGTATACTCATCAAATGGGCTGCCTCAACGACGAAGGTCAATTCTCGCACTGGTTCGGCAACATCCATTTGAGCGGGCCGTGCAACCGCTCCTGCTATTTTGCATCGGGCAGCACATGATGGCGCTCGATAAAGAGAACAATCTAAACCAGATTCCCAAGAACATCGGCAAGTTCCTCCGCGAGTGCATGGACAGGAACGTGCGGGAAATCTGCATGACAGGCACCAACACCGACCCCCTGCTTTACAAGAAGACGTTTGAACTGCTGGACTACATCCGCTACATCATGAACAACAAGGTCCCCCTCGCCATCCGCACGAATGCCGTGCTGTATGATCGGAACACGTTTGGCTCCTACGACAAGGCCAGCATCACCATCTGCTCTTTCGATCCCGAGATTTACGTGAAAATGATGGGCAGCGGCAAGCCGCCCGACCTCGCTACGATCCTCAGTAACCACCCGAACATGGATATCAAGATCAACGTGGTTATGGGGCCTGAGAACGTGGGCGGCGGGGACATCTTCAAAACACTGGAAACCTTACAGGGGATGAACGGCCGCCGCGGCAATCTGCGGGAGCCCTACGGTCAGCCGCACATCGGCGACCCGCTGGCGAAATCACCAGCGACGTATGTCAAGCAGGTGTTGGGGATGCCGTCTTACGACTGGGGCGGGTTGAGCGTCACGTATTGGGACGTGCATTACGTGGAAGTCGAGAGCGTCAATCTGTACGCCAACGGGAAGGTCAGTATCACCTACCCGATTACGAAGGGACACGATCCGAGCGGCACCGTGCTGCCGCAGGTGTTCTTCCCGGGTGGGAGGATTCACGAGCAATGGCTATAAAACTGGACTTTTGAAGGCATTAGCAATTGGAGATTTCCATGAAATTCGTCCCGCTCGCCCTCGTTGTATTGTTCGCCTCGCTCGCCTTCGGTCAGACCGCTGCCCCAAAGACACCCGCAGCCCCGCCAGCCGCTACTGCGCCCGCCCCAACTGCACCAGAACAGACGGCGGCTCAGCCTATCTTTGAAGCGGGTGGACTCGATGGTCTCTGCCAGTCAGGGCTCAATAATCACTACAATCTCGAAGAGGGGCACATCTTTGGGACCAACAACCCCACGGAGTCACTGGCTCTCTCGAACGCTTCCGCGTGTATCGGCTACATCACTGGCTGGGAACATGCGATAAGCGGGGCATTTATCACTGAGGACAACAGACTGTGGTTCGTTGAGGTTAGCGAGGAATTCAACGTGACCGCTGCGGCTAATCTCTTACACGAGTTCCTCAAAAAGAACCCGGATGCCCGCACGGTGCCGTCGCCTTTGGTTTTATTGAATGTTGCGGTGGAGGCGAAGGTCGCTAGGGTATCGCCTGTTGACATCAGAAGTTTTCAGCCAGATAAACCGCAGAACGAAGAACAAGCTCCCGCACCGCCTGTCCTTAAAAGCAAATCGTAATTACTGAAGGCCGAGCGCCTTCTTCTCAACAGCTACGCGGTTCAGCGCACGCTGGAGGTCGCCACACGCAGCCTGATAGCCGTGGTTCGGCTGGAACCCACACAACCACCAACTCATCGCTTTACCCCACAGTTTGCCTTCGAGTGACGCACGCCAAGAGTGTGCGCTCATGGTTTCGTCGTTCTGACCGTTCATGAAAGTGACGTTCAGGAAAATGTCGAATGCGTCAAGCCAACGGTGAATGCGTCCTTCCAGATTGGTTTTCGCCATAGCAATGACGATGTTCTCTGGGGTCTGTGGCATGGAGTTCGATGTGCCCCGAATGTGGTGCCACAGACGGAACAATAGGCTGACGATGACGAGACCAGTCGCGGCGGCGAGGTAGATTTCCCCGCCTAAAATGAATTTGTGGATAAGGGTCATGCTCATACCCAAGAAACGGGTAGTCATGAGATTTGGCTGGGAAGGAGGGACTCGAACCCCCACGCCTTTCGGCACTGGTTTCAAAGACCAGCGCGTCTACGCAGTTTCGCCACTTCCCAATATTTGGCTACCCCGCAGGGATTCGAACCCCGATCATCTGCTCCAAAGGCAGAGGTCCTAACCGTTAAACGACAGGGCAACAAGTGATTTCCTCATCACATTCGATTGATTTGTATCGAGAATGTGACGTGGGACGCACTTTTTACTGTACGAATCGATCTGGAGCTACCGGGGAGACTCGAACTCCCGTGGGGTTTCCCCGCCGCATTACAGGTGCGGTGCTGTCGCCGCTGAGCCACAGTAGCAAAACTTTTGTAGGCGTCTTTCCGCCTAAACTTTTCTTAGGCGCTTATCCGCCTAGCAACACGGGCCATGGATCGAATGCTCCGATCCGAGAGCCCGTTCAAGATCAGGAATGGAATCGCAACACGTGTAGCATTCACAATTCTTCGGGTGATCCTTCACCCACTCCTTCAAATCCCACAATGCTTGTTCGGCGGCATCGTGAAGCGATAGGACAACCACAGGCTCGGGCTCATCGTAACCAAGGCCGCGAACTGGCCTTTTGTCATCCGTCACCACAAAAGTTACGGTGCTGCCGACCTTCACCATCTTCTGAATAATGTGAGGGTGGGCAAAAAAATCCACCTTGTTCTCGAACGACTCGTTGCACATTTCACAGTTGTACATGCTGTTCTCCTTGAACCACCTCATTGTGCCGCACGACGATTCTGGGCCATATCTAATTTTGGAGCCCATGACCGGGGATGATCCGGTGTCGATTGCTTACCAAGCAATTATTCTACCTGTTGAACTACACGGGCACGTTTTGCTGCTCGAATATGGGTCAAGTTTTCATCTTTAGCCCATTGTAGGACGGTCATGTGGCTCACGCCTAGCTTTTGACCGAGTTCTCTATAGTCATTGCCATCGAGCATTACCATCAATTCTTCGCGAGGAGGCCGACTGTACTTACGCATCGCCGCCCCGTTCTTTCTTCCGATGCCCTTGCCTCGACACTCTATACAGTATTTCTGTACTCCTGATACCCGAGATCGATTGAGGTGGAATTTGTCGAGTGCAAGGAAACATTTACAACCTAAACACCAAGACATCCCCTCAGGTGCGGCGTTTATCTTTGCCCAGTATTGCTTGATACTTTCTCGTTGCGCTTCTGGATTTCGTCGTGCCGCTTTACCATTACAGGTGCGGTGCGAAAAAGCGATATTGTTCAAATCCCAAAACAAATCGGAGGATTCGTCAAGCCAAGCTTTCTTGTGGTCTACCGAAAACTCTTCGACTGTTTCAATTCGCTTACCACAGCGAAAACATGCATCTCGACAAAGCTCCTGTGCCATGCGAAGTAAGAGTTGAGCCCACAAACGGTTTCGTGCCGCACCGTACGATATACCCAACTGTTCTTTTATTTTTCGTGCGGTATTGCTGCTCATAACAGTTAATACCCAATTTTTGGAGCCTCCGACCGGGAACGATCCGATATCTTCGGTTTACGAAACCGACGTTCTGCCAGTTGAACTACAGAGGCAACCTTTTAGTGTTTCGCATTCGTCCGAGGGCCTTTACGTTCCCACTGCGGCAAATTCTTGCCCCCGACAAACGCCGCGATGCCGGGGAACCTCTCGCAATAACTCGCGATCAACGCACAATCCTTCTCATGCATCCGCAGGTTCCCACCCGCCTTGACTCCGCACGCTCCGCATGGTCGCTCGTCTGTTGTACCCATACATGGGTCTTTAAGTACCCTAAACGCCCCATATATGGGTACGTTATGCCACATTACAAAATTGGTACGCGGAGAGGGATTCGAACCCCCAAATGACCACGCTAATCAGGCGTGCGCTTTACCAGTTGGCTATCCGCGCTCAAAAACTTTCCGAGGTAGGCGTGAACAGACGCCTCGTTCCTTCGCAGTATGCTGCCCCCAGCGGGATTCGAACCCGCGTTTCCAGATAGGCAATGACTCGGGTATTCTAGTATTCCCCTGCCCCGTTCTAGAATTGGGGCGCGTCACCACTTACTGGCGTCTTAGCCGCTAGACGAAGGGGGCTCATTGAAGAGACCCTACTGCTCCTCGTCAAAATACGCTTCGTCACAGTCCGTGCAGTAATGGTAGTTCGGCTGCTCTTCGTCCGTGACGTAATTGTGCCCGTACATCTGGCAGGAAGTCCACGTTGAGAAATCTGTTTCCAGTTGCTCTTCCATGATAGCCTCCTCAAAATTTGGTGGGCGAGGATGGAATCGAACCACCGACCTCCTGTGGCGTAGCCCTTGCGGACGTTGCACAGGCGCTCTAACACTGAGCTACTCGCCCATGGAGCCCGCTGAAGGAATCAAACCTCCGACCTCTCCGTTAAAAACGGAGTGCTCTAACACTGAGCTAAGCGGGCCTTACAAAACTTGGTGGACACCCGAGGGATCGAACCTCTGGCGAATGCAGATTACTCACGCGGTACTCATCGCGACATTTCCCGTGCTTTCAGTCAGCCGTACTTGGCTCTGCAAGCTGCTGGCGGGGTTCTTATGTGTCCCGTTTCCAAACCAGCGTGTGTCCATGTGCTCTTAAGAGCATCTTAAATCACTTAAAGTGCTCTCAAGAGCATAAACTTGGCACGCGGGGAAGGACTCGAACCTTCGACCTCCGAAGCTTGCGCCCCGGCGCTCTGTAACCCCAACTGAGCTACCCGCGTATGGTGGGCAGGGACGCCTTGCAGCAATCCCCACCCAAACTTTTAATACTCGCCGCTATCGGCAGAGCCGTTCTTAAATCGAATGCCCCAGCCGCCGCGCCAATAAACCTCAATCGTCTGGTTCCAACCGTGCTCTTGACGGTCGCAAACACTAGGCCAGAACTCGTACTCTTTGCCTTCGTTATCGAGACGTTTCCCCTTCGGCAATTCTGGAAGCGGATCGTCCACGTGCAGATTCTCTTCCCAGAACTTGTCTGCCGAGTATCGGATGTCGCCGTCGCCGTCACGAATCTCCTCAGCCTTCTTCTTTGCCCAACGGTAGAATCCGCTCATCGCAACTTTCTTTATGACATCACGCGATGCCTGCCTCGTCTTGTTGTCGGACTCGATGTATCTCTCTGCGGAGCCGCCAAGCTCACTGTAATCGACCTTGAACTCTGGGTCGCCCCAGATTTGCTCAGTGATAGACGACGGGCAGATGTTCACCTTCCAGCCATTCGAGGTGTACTTACCGCCGACAACGTAGCCCTCGGCGTCACGCTCAAGCACTTGCAGACGACCGTCCCAGTACGCCTGCGCTGCGTACACGCTTTCGATGTCAGCGTTGTGTACGCACGCCTCGGCTTCGGGGTCTTCCTCTTGCAACAGACGAATGAGTTCTTTAACTTTCACAGGGCACCGCCTCCGGGTATCTAGGCACGATCATTTGAATTGGTGCAGGGGCAACGTCATTTCTCCACAACCGATAGTTGGAGAGGCAACGGCGCTGCTCCTGCGTGAGCGGGTAGGTCGCAACTGCGGTCAACCCGAGGTTATCATCGGGCTCATAGAACACTTCATGGCCGATGGTATTGTCATTTAACTTGTTGATAACACGGAATAAAGCTGCCTTGTCGGGGACCCCGATGAGGACCATTGAAGGAATCTCTAATGGATCGCTCTGTTGATATTGCTGTGCCATTTGGTAAACCGCGTGACAAGACTGGACTAATTGTTGTGCGACAGTTATCGCAGAATCTTGTCTAACGAATATGTATATGTGGGTCATGATACACCCCCACAGGAGAAATTCATGCAATGGGGCACGTTTTCAAGATTGAACCCTGAGTGGTTCGCCTCCGTAATAACCGACGCCGCATCAGTTCCGGAAGTTTTACGAAAAATGGGACTGACCAACCAAACCAACAATCGAAAAGCCTTCTGGAAAAAAGTCAGTGAGATAGGGATTAACGCCGAACATTTACGAGTGCCCTCTGGTAAAATGCCGCCAAGAACCGCCGAGCACGGATTGAAACTCAGTGCTGCAAAATTAGGGATTAGCCTCGAAGAACGCCGACGTATGGCCGCTGAGAACCTACGTTGGTGCACATTCCACAAAGAAGCGGTCCCTGTCAGCCTGTTCAAGAACGAGCGCCAGCGAAGTTGTAATGCTTGCCTGCTCGCCGAACGACTCTGGAATTTCTGGAAGCTCCCTCTAGAGTGGTTCTTAAACAAATTCAAAGAACAAGGTAGCACCTGTGCTATTTGTAGAATGGGAATTCCACCAGAAAATTTTGTTGTGGACCATGACCATAAACACTGCGAGCGGGGGTGCGCTAAATGTGCGAGAGGGTTGCTATGTGAACGCTGTAATATTGCATTGGGCTGGTTGGAAATACTTAAGAAAACACCTGAAATGATGGATAGTGCGGAGAAATACCTAGCGAAGTACGGTGGTTGCTGCTGACTGACCTACAGATCGCCGATTGCCTTACGCATGTGAGTAGCTCCTAAAGACATAATACCAGTAGTTGGAAAATTTGCAACAACTATTTTTCGAATTATTTTTTGCCCTCGTCGATGGCCTCTTTCGCGAAGGAACACACGATCACCACGGCGATAATAATCGAGCCGCAGATAAGCCGCAGAAGTTCAAGCGGGTGCCACGCCAACCACAGTGCTCTACTTAGCCCAGAATTTTTCATGCCGTTCCTCCGCAGGAATATGGCGTGGTGTGGTGTCCAAATGGATAACGCCGATGTGGACATCGCCCGCCTGATAAGTGTTCATCATTCCCGGGCGATCATCATCACCCATACCGAATGGGTCTTCGTATCCCCAGAAACGTGCGAATGCATACGCAGTCTTGCTGTCCGAGAACAGCCGGAATTTCTCGATGTACTCAGGCTCGTTGTGTCGAATCACCAACCATGCGTCCATTAGCAACCTCCACCATTGTTGAACACGATCTCATCCGCGATGCACAACCAATTCTTTGCGAGAGGTGCATCGAAACTATCGTCCAGCGGAGCAACGCGAACATACCTACGACCGAGGCGAACTCCCAAATTGTGTGGAGCGAGTTGTCTTCGCATTCTGCGAACTTCAACGTAAGTCTTCGGACGGTCATAGATCATGCTGGGATAGCCAAGCTCGTGCTCGATCACCTTTCCCACAGTGACTATGTTCCGCTTTTTCACTTCAGCATGTCGTTGAGCCATTGCTTGTCCTTCTCGGTGAACTCTGCGGACTTGTCGGGTCTGTCGGAGAGGGGCACGACATTCAACCCCGCCGCGACCGGATCGTAGTCGAACAGAAAACAGGAGCCTAGTGGGTCGTAACCGTCACTTGCCATGCTTCGTCAACTCCCCTCGGTACTCTTTCATAAACGGGTAGGCCCAATCGTGACGGCTCATCCCAATTTGGTCGGCGTGAATCCACAGTCCGAGAGTCACGTTCGCGCTCTCATCATGCACGTCAACCGATTCCGTAAAAACTGGATGCCGCTTCAGTTGGATTTCACCCTCCCAAAGGAGTGTACCCTCAGGATTGAAAATCTTCAGATAGTCGCCGTCATCGAGGCAATGCAGCCCATCGTATGACCATCGGGGGTGCGGCCAATTCTCAGTCGGCGGCTGAATGAACCGCTCATCCTGAATCGCCCAGTACCCGCCTTCTGTTCCCGTCTCACTATACAGGAACAGCGTCCCCTTGATCGTCTCCATGATCTTCCTTTTTGCAGGAACACAGATGGCAGCAATCATATTCCTGACCGAGCTTATCGATGTGTTCCAAGAAATGCTCGTGCAGTTCGCAGTAGGTATCGTGGTCTTTCGCCTTGGCGTGGAACGCCTCGATGCGAACCTTGACGCTTTCTTCCAGTTCAGGCGCAACGAGTACGGCGGTCGGAGCCACGAACTGCTCCATCGACTGTTTCTCCCGCTCCTGATCTTCCTCGGTCATCGGGTCGTTAGGTTTCATTTCCCATGGACGATCTTGTGGCTTGCCGGAATAGTGATGGAAGTCAACGCCTTCTAAGCGAAGCCGCTCTTCCTCTGGCGTACCTTCGGGCGCGGATACCTGAGAATCAGATTCCAGACCGAGGTCTTTCACGAAAGTTTCATTCTCTACCGAAATGTCGTAACCAAGTTCGTACAGCTTGGACTTGTCGATCTTCTTGATGACCTCGACAGTGCCGCCCTCTTCCGATATTACTCGCACGCCGCTGACTCTGTGCGTGTCGGGCCCTGTCATTACGGATTGGTGGATGCCGAACTTGAGTTTCTTCTTGAGAGTATCGGCGTCATCTTTACCGAGGTCGGGGTTGGAGACTTCGCCCGTGGTGAGGCTGAGGCGGTCAATGGACTGCATCGGGGTGCGCTGTATTCCTATGGCATCCTGATACTCGCGGAGCAATGCCGCGTCCGTGGGATCGAGGAGATCGGGGTTAGTCTCCTGCTTCTTTTTGAACCACTCCCAAAATTTGAGATTCATGCTTCTCCTAAAATTCGCCTCGGCCGTGGAGTTCCGTTCCCGTCACCACGGCTCAACCGCCTGACCACCGCCGACGCCTCAGCCTATTCCTGAAACCAAGGAGGGCCTAGTTCGCTTTCGACCCATCGCGGTGCTTACGGTGTGCTTGCGAACCGACCACGGAGGGCACCAGCAACCCTTTGATCCATGGCAAAGTCAGATGCACTCGCGGGAATACTTTCGGAATCAGAAACGACTGCTGCCCGCGACCACCGAGGCTCATGCTATCTATGGATAATACTTACTTTTTTGGGATTTCGTCAGTCCAAAGTGCGCCGAGGGCGTGGAGGATGATCTGGTCCTGTTCGGTCAGGTTTTCGGGATGGACAAGGATATCGTAGGCGTAGAAAATGTTGGTGTTTTTGGTGAGGCACCACGAAGCGTGGCGGACAATGCCCAAACAGTGCTCACAGGCCGCACCGCCGTGGCGATTTACTTGGTAGACGGGACTGATTTGGCCCATTGGGATTTCCTCTTACCATAGAGTTTGATAATCGAGTTTTTACTTACTATCAGTATTATGTATTAGAGGTAGTAAATCATGCCGAAATTTGGACCGATGTCAAAAACGCACAAACGAAAAATCAGTGAGGCAAACAGGGGAGTTCCGAAGTCCGTAGATCACAAAATTCTTCTGACAATCATCGGCAATCAATTGGAACAACACGGAATCACCGTCGAAATCTACAAACAGAAGCTCGCCGATGGGTTGCGGTGGTGTCACGGGCACGGCGCTTTCATGCCCGAAACTTTATTCGGAACTGCTAAACACGGAAATCGGTGTGAGGAATGTCGTAGTAAGTATGAATTCTCTCGCAAACACCATTTGCCGTGGGCGTGGTATGAACAAAAACTAATTGAGCAAGATGGCGGATGTGGACTCTGTGGTGGACCTCCAACGAAACGGAAGGGGCGGCGAGTTCCGCTATTCGATCTCGACCATGACCATGCTTGTTGTTCTGGGGATAGGTCGTGTGGACGATGCGCTCGCGGTCTCTTGTGTAGTCGGTGTAATTTTGTTTTAGGCTGGATTGAAAAGGATTTGACTCGGCTCAATTTGCTGGAAAAGATTACTACGTATCTTGAGAAATACTCTCATTCTTTCCAATAAACTCCTCCACTCGGCAGGTCGTAGGAGTTGCCGTCATAACGGGACAGGAAGTGCTGCCAGCCATCGGCTGCAACTGCTTCTTCTGCCGCTGCGTTAATGTCGATCCCAGCGATCACAATTGCCTGCTTGATGCCGTCCGCGTCCCCATAGATTTCCTGCATGTACTGCACGGGATAGCGGAGGAGTTCGGTGACTTTCTCTTCGAGCCAATCCTCGGAAGGTTCGGTCTCTTCTTGAATGGGCTCGCCAGCCGAATCGTATTCGCCGTCGTCTTCTTCCTCGCCCTCAGCGTTGTAGCGGACGAGTTCTTCGCCCCCACCGGGCTCCCACCCATAGGAATCTGGAGATTGACGGATGCCTTCTTCCACGTCCGACCACAGGTCGTTGCGGAGGCGCTCTTCGTTGATGTGGCTTTGGAGCCAGTCCTGATTGAAAAGTTCGGGCTGGTCGCTTAGATCGCTGCGGACTTGTTCAAGGGCGATACGCTCGGGGGTGTCATCGTTGGCTGCAATGATGTAGCCAGCAACCGTACAGGTGCCATCGGAGTTATCCGTGACATCCACGCTGTAGTCGTCGTAATCGAACTTTTCGGCTTCCAAGAATTCAATGACCGCCGTGACCAGATCGTCGTCGCCTAGTTCAGTCTCAAGAGCTTCGCGCACGCGAGCGGCCTTGGCTTCAGGGGTTTCCTCAACCTCTTCCTCTTCGACTTCCTCTACGGGAGCGACAGGGGGTGCTGCTGGGTTGGCTGGCTGTACGGGTTGAGCGGGGGCGGCTGGGTCAGCTTGGGCAGCGGGTTCATCACGCTGGATTGGGTCGCCGGGGGCGGCATTCTTCTTCGCTTCATACTCGGCAACAACGTCCAGAGCCGCCTTCTTGATGCCGCGTGCTTTGAAGCCTACGGCTGCGGTAATTGCTTCCTGAATTTTGTCTGCCATAAAAGTGCCCCTATACTAGCCTTTGAAATTCAAATTGTCAACCAGAAACAAAAATGCCCGCTTGCGCGGGCTCTCTTGCCGTGTTGAGGAACAGACCCACGGGGTCTGTGCTACGCAATTAAGCGTGAGCAGCCATTGCCTTTGGAGCAGTAGCGTTTATGTTTTTGAATGGAGTTTAACGAGGAATCATCCTTCCCTCGGATCGCTGGCTGCCATCCCATACCGTCTTCATCGAAACCGGGACAGGCCCATAATGTCGGGTGTGTTTGGTCAATGCTCAAACCTACTGGTGGAGCACTCACCGAAACACGCCCGAAGGTTACTTCGGATATGGTGGACCTGAGGGGAGTCGAACCCCTGTCTGAAAATCAGTACCAGTGCCTTTTATCCACCCGAGACCACCCATTGAAGGGTCAGGTTCGGTATGGACTTACGACCATCTATTACATGATACCCGAAGTCAGAGGATTTTGGCTAGGAAATTCGAAATTAGTCGCCGAACGCCTGAGTGAAGGAGTGGAGGCCGTCAAATCCCAGCCGGGTTTCCAGCACGTTTTGGGGCTCCTCGTCGAACATGTCCGTCTTGGCGACCTTGCCGTCCTTGAAGAACACCTTGAGCCACGTGCCGTCGCCCGCGTATTCCGTGTTGCGGGAGTAGATCACCCAGCCGTTACCTTTGCCGTCCTCGGAGAACGACCGTTTCTCCATCAGGTTAGCGACCTGTTCCTCGATTGTACCACCTTCGTATTGGCTCGGATCAGCCTTGGCGTGCTTGAGCAACTCGTTGTCTGGCTGGGGCACCTTCTCCCACAATTGGCTGCCCTCTTCGTCTTGATTCAAGGCGACGTTGCTGCCCTGATTGTCGTCGCGGAACCGCTTGGCATCCTCGGGGGAGAAAAAGCCTCTCTTGGGGAGTCCTCCCCTAACAGCGGCGTCGGTCGCCAGATCGTGCAGAATCCACGTGGCGGCATCGTTGCCTACAAGCTCGTTCAGGGCGTCGTAACGGCTCATGAGCGACCGCGAGCCCGCGTAGGGTCCCTTGGTCTCAGTCTTCGGGTGCTCCTTGATCCACTTGTCGAGGTCCGCCGTGGTCTTAATACCGAGGCTCCGCAGCTTGGCGACAGCCTCACGGGTGCCTTGGCTGCCAGCCCGCTTGCTGTTCATCTTGGAAAAGGGCATAGCCTGCGGCTCGGGCACGCCGGGTTGACGCTCTGGGCGGCACTGCCAGCCGATCCACTTACCCTTGGAGGCGGCGATCTGAGGACCGTAGAATTCGCAGACGATATCTGCGCTGACTTCCATCTCGGCCTCGTTTCCGAATGAGAAATACGCTACGTGCTGTTCGTCATCCGTCGCCACGTCAAAGTCCCGCATACCCGCGTTGGCGAGGGTGTGGGCTACTTGATGGGCATACTCCTGCGGCACTCCCCAGCTTGTGGCTGGTACGAAACCGCTGATCTTACGCCGCGTAGCGACCCTCTCAGATGCGTATTGCGGCTTATTAGGAGCCCGCTGTGGGGTTTGAGGCTGGGTTGGACCCATCTGGGGCTTCTTGGGTTGCTGCCCCTTGGGGAACATGATACGGCTCTGCTCCTGTGCGCTGCCCTGCGCGGGCGGGCAGGACATGTGGGATTCCATACCGCCTTCCCATGAGATCGTCTCCCCCTGCTGGATGGGCTGTTTGCACTTGTAGCAGGTCTGCTGTCCCTGATCCATGCTGAGTGGTGCGCCTGCACCGTCTTTTTGGAGCAAAGGGTTCTGGGAAGCCATACGAACAGGCTCGACGATCTTCTCATCCTCAGCCGGGGCGACAGGCGGTGGTGGGGCGACCCTTTTGGTCGCTGGATCAAGCATATCCCCTTGCTCGTTATCATCTTGCGGCAGGATGATGGGGTCTTGATCGTCGTTTGTCTTTTTCTGGAAAAGCGGGTTCATCGGAAAAAAGGCCCTCAGTAATAGAGTCGAAAGCGAAGAGATTGTGGTATTATTGAAAGATGAGAGTCGAAGCCCTTTTCGCGTGGATCACCGAACGGCACGCGATCTACGAAGCCAAGAACGCCGGATATCCGAAACCTTGGACAGAGGACCCCATCCTGAGGGCCTACCGTTTCTGCAACGTCTACCGCGAACTCGACAAGGTGACGCAGTGGATCGCCGAACACTGGCGTGATAATCACTACGATAGCCCCGAGGTATGGTTTGCGATGACGGTCGCCCGCCTCGTGAACTGGCCCGACACGCTCGAAGAGCTTGGCTACCCTGTCCCGTTTGACCCGATGCATTTCATCGAAGTGCTCGAACGCCGCAAGCAGGCGAAAGAGAAGGTTTTTACGGGCGTCTACATCGTACCCGCGAAAGCGGGGTTCTCATCCAAGGCGAGATACATCGCCAGCGAAGTTCTCAATCCGATGTGGTGCCAGCGCAACGACATCACCGAGTCCGCACACAGCCTCGCGGACTTCCACAAGCAATTGATGAAGTATAACGGCATGGGCAGCTTTCTTGCGGGGCAGGTCGTGTGTGACACGAAGTACACCAAGTTGCTTGTGAACAGCGTGGATTGGATGGAGTGGGCGTGTTCGGGTCCGGGCAGTAAGCGCGGATTGAACCGTGTCATGAACTACCCCGTGGATCAGGTTTGGCAAGAGTCGATGTGGTTGGACACGATGCTCGACCTGCGGCGGCAGATCAAACCGTTAGTCGCCAACGTGGGGATGCCGGAAATCCACATGCAGGACCTCCAGAACTGCCTTTGTGAGTTCGATAAGTATGAGCGGGTGCGGTTAGGTGAGGGCAAGCCGCGTAACGGCTACCCGGGAATCTAGCTGGCGGGGGCGGCTTTGCTGGGCTTCGCCGTTTCCTCTTCGGGAAGCATGAATCTCGACGCCCAATCCCGGCCGATGTGCCAGTGATCCCCACAGGAGAACACTTTAAGCAGCCGCCACGTACTGCCCCCGCGTCTCATCCCCCACAACGCGACTTTGCCCAACTCGTCATCCGCTTCTTTTTGCGAGGCAAATTTTCTATGCTCTGAACACCGTCTGTGTCGCTGCATAAAATCTCCTTCCTACATAATACCCCAGATTTGGTATTAAGAGAATATGGAAATTCCGTCACTTTACCTTGAATTCGTCTCGGCGGGCGACCCCCGCTTCACGAAGGTGCGAGCAACTCACTACATTTCCTCGTTTTCCCTTGAGGAGCAGCGATGCTTCACCGCCGAAGAACGGATTGGTCGTGGACTAAAGTTTGGCGACCGAGGGCAGCAAATACACTTCCTGATCTGGTACAACGGCGAGATCGCGGGAATTATTTCGGGTGGTGGGGGAGTGAAGTGCACGGCGGCTCGGGACAAATTCTTCGGCGTTGACAACAAAGAGATGCGTAAGCGGATGAACCGCTGGCTGAATGGCATCGTGGACAACACGGTCTATTGCCTGACGAATCACGAGAAGGGGCTTTTCGGGCGTGTGTTGTCGATGTGGGAGAAAACAGTTTCGGTTGTGTGGCAGGACATCTACGGCTTCCCCGTTTACGGCTATGAAACATTTATCGAGCCCGATCCTACGGTTGGTCGCGGCGATGGTCGAGGCTACCTTGACACGGGCTGGACTTTTGTCGGCAAGACAGCGGGCAAGGCCGTGGGACACCCGAAGGGAACGGGCATAAATCAGGTGGATGGCAAGTCTACTCGACAGTACGGCGATACGACGCCGAAGAACACGTTCTGCAAATGGCGAAAAGGTTTCAACAAAGTGGTTGAAGGTGAGTACGCCTCTTCGTGGAAGGGCAAGACCACGGAAGAAAAGTACATCGCCAAACACAAGACCCGGATTCGGAAGTCGTACATCGGCAAGAAACTCTGGACAGTCGGCGACGTGGTTATCATCGATGGCGAGATGCGTCAGCCGCTCGCGGATTTCCTGATCTGGCAGGCGCAACAGGCGCTCACGCCTGCCCTGCTCACCCCTGAATACAGGAAGCAGTCCGATGGTCAGCACAAGACGTTCGGTCACTGCTACACCGTAACCGAATTCCTATACCATCAGTGGGGCAGGACCCGAGGGTACAAACCACAAGTAGTCCGGGTGCCCGAAGCGAATAACACGACCCACTGGTATCTCAAGCACCCGAAGACCGGGCACATTGTTGACGGAACCAAAGAGCAGTTCGAATTCAAGAACATTCATATCCCATACGAAAATGGGAGAGGCTCTGGTTTCCTAACCAAAGACCCCTCCCATCGTGCTCAAGAGTTAGCGCGAGCCGCCGCCGTTTAGCTGCCAGCCTTCGCCGATCTCGCTTTTTCGAGGCGGTCGATTTGGGTGTTGGCACGTTCCAACGCACCTTCCCAAAGCGTTACTAAGGCCTTGGCTTCGTCAAGGTGGTGCTGCGTGATTTCGCGGAACGTCTTCGCCGACAATGGCGTCTTGTTCTCGAAATCCGAAGTCGCCAGCGTACCTTGCGCCGACAGGGTATACCATGTGAAGTTTCCATCGGCATATTGCTTGCTGCGAGGCGAGAGCTTCTGCTTGTTCTTCAAGGCGTTGAGAGCCGCAGTTTTAGCCCCACGACGTGTCGGGTCCGAAAGGTCCTTGACGTACTTTTCGGGCAACCCGTAGCGTTCCACGATGCGGTTGTAATTCACGGGCTTCTTCGCATCGGTGAGCACCTTGACTTCCTGACGGGCCGCACCCAACTGTTGCTGCGTCCGAATGCCCTTCGCCTTCACGTAGAGCTTCTCGATACGCCACTTTTTCAAGCCGAGGGGAGACAGGGCGTCGATGACCTGTTCCTTGGTGTAGTTCTCGTCCACGTAATACTGGACGTTGAACAGGTAATCTTCATCCTTGAGACCGCGCTGGCGGGTCTTCAAGTGGTCCTTGGAGATGGCGTAGGTGCGAACCTTGAGTTGGTCGTCAACATCCAGTCTGTCGAAATTCGGGATGTCGCTGTAGACCTCGACGGGAATCTTGGGGTCATCTTCGCCGAGAAGAATCTGGAGTGCGCGGGCGAAGTTACGACCGACAACGAGCACGTAGTCGCCAGTGACTTCGATGGGGAACTTGAGGAGTACGTCGAGAGCCTCATCCTTGTCTTTGAATGAGGGCAGGAGTTCTTTCGTGACAAACTCTGGGTCCTGTGAACCTTCTGCACGAGTGTCCAGATTATGCTTCAACTGCGAATACGGAACCTCGATTTTCTTGCGGTCTGTAAAATCAAACTCTTTTCGACTCATAACCTACCTCCTAGCCGCGTTGGTGCGGCACCCCATATTTGTACTGCTTCCATTCTACCACAACTATTTGATTCCCGCAAGCTCCTCGAAGGTCACAGCGTTCACCTTCTCAGCTTTTGCAGTTTGAATTTGAAAGGCTCACTTCTGGTGCTATTATACCGGAAAATCAGAAAAATGTTTAGCTTTTTTCCGAAATTATTTTTGGGAGTCTATTGACATTTCGATCAGGATGGTGTATGGAGCGGGGAGGTTGGGATCGAACCACCGTAAACCGATTGGGTCGGCTGCTCTACCGCTAAGCTATCCCCGCATGGTTTAATACTGATTAGGAGTCGGTATCCGGGTCGTCGTCGGTCTTCTTTTTCTTCTTCCGCCGCTTGCGGTCTTCCAGCACTTCGTCAAGCTCTTCCGTGGTGCAGACGACGCTATCCTCTTCGTTAACCTTCGCCGTGAATCGTTTGAAGAATGGCATTTAGAACGCCAGCACCCAACTGATGATTACGTTAACACCGGGTGGGAGGACGAGGGGCGGCAGCGTCAAGTAATTGATGAGCACCACCGAATTCGCTGGGCCCGGAGGAACGGCAATTGGATTGAAATATGGAGCCGTGAGCATCTGTGTGGCGGTAGACGGCGGATTAGTGCCAAAGGTGCCGCCGCCGATTAAGCCCATCTCGCGGATACCCTGCGTGATGTTGTCGGTCGTAGCATTGATCGTGGTCTGGAAATCGACCATGGTGCTGAGTACGGATAAAGGATTCTGATTGAGGTCAACGAAGTTGACTTTGGATAATGGCTTACGTAAGAACTCGGCGATCAGGGCTGTCTGGGTGGGTGCGGGGTCGGGCTGCGTCTCGGGAGCCCACTGGGATGACCCTGCACCAAGGGCAAGTCCCCACACGCCGTACAGGGGTTCGTGACCCTGTTGATACGGCGGGTTCGGGTCGTTGGGGAATACGTTCGCCATAAGGCGAGCAAATAGGAATTTCACAACGTTTACTATTACGTTGTGAGCCTCGTACAGGGTTTCGCCCGTGTCTTCCCGCGTGACACGAACGTTTACTTTCGGCCTATACTGCGCGAAATCCTCTCTGTATTTCATAGCTTTATGAGAATATCCCCGCGATCACTCCCCAGTAGGTTCCCGATGAAGCGTTGTTGTGAAACCCGTACTGGTTATTGTGAGTCCCCGAATCCACTCCCCAAGCATCGGTGTACAGATTAGAGAGCCCTGAATCAAGCTGATTGTTTCCGATAGCCATGGAGGGGTTAGATGTGGGTTCAGCCGTTTCGCCCGAAGTCCCGCCATCGACAAGCTGTGCGACTACTATGAGTTCCCCCGAATTCGTTTCCATTACTTTCGTAGTAAGGGCGTTTCCCGCATTCGTTCCAGTTCCCACGGCATACTTGTCGAGGGTTGCGGAGCTAACACCACTAAATTCATACAACCCCAAAAACTCGATGCCATTCGCTCCTGTACTCGCCGCAGCGGTCACGATTGTATTTCCTGTGGTCGCACTTGCCACGTACCACATCGTGATAGAGTAAGTGCTTTCACCCGAAGTAGTGGGAAGCTGGACTGAGCCCACCTTCGTGTAGGTATTGCCGATGTTGTCCGATATCGTAGCGGTAGGGGTAGCTCCACTATTGCCTACCGCGACTGCGAAAGCGACCAGCATATTGCCTGTGGCGGGGTGAGAGGCGTATGTTGCGGAGAGACTCGACGTAATCGGATCGATGTAGGCGACTGTGTTCTGTACTTTAGTTGGCATGAAACCCCCTATGGTTTAATACTGTAATCAAGTTGCAAGATTTTGCAAATTTTCATCTTACTTCCAGCCCGTACACTGCGGGTTTCGGTTCAAAAAATAGTAATCCCTTTACTGCGGCCCACCGTTTACGGACACACCAAGAGTTGAACTCGGGGGTTCGGTGTTTATGAGCCTCGGACATCTTCCTTCTTGTATTTAACGAAGCTTTTCTATCAACCGCCCACAGTCGAATTTTCTCTCTGGCTGCGTCAGATGGACGCCCCGGAATAAACGCTCCTTGCTTAAGAGCTAGGAATCCGTTTTTCTGTAAATTGCTACGTCCTTCTGGGGTTTGAACACGCCGTTTGGCTGATGCGGACATATTGCGTTTAGCCTCATCGGACTTGTCCCTGTTAAGCCCCTTTTGGTTAATCCAATCGAACCCACCCTTACCGCCTTTTCGCAAATTGTAACATAGCGGGTTGTCCCTATGCTGCTGGACGACCTCTTCTTCTTTATGGAAGGCGGATTCCGCATCTTCGAAGGTGAAAAGGATTTCTTTTTGAAAATTACTCACCCCGTATTTCGCTACCGCTCTACGAATCAACGTTCCCGAACCGAGGTAGGCATCATGGGGGTTACTGGTGCGATGAACACCGATGTAGTATCGATTCGTCACGGCATTCGTGATTTTATAGACTGTATACATGGCTAAAGAGTGATTTTCCCCGCGTTCTCGTCCTGACCACCCTCAGGTTCTAATACGCCGTTTTCGTCGCTTTCCTCGGGCTCTTCGGGTTCAGGATCAGGAATATCCCCCTCGCTTAGAAGGTGCCAACGGTAACGATTCTTCGGGATGGGGTAATTCAAATAGCGCAACGAGGCGATATTCGGACGCCCGGGGAATGGTCCGACGATCCGTCCGTCCATGAGCTTTACCAGCCAGTCGCCAACGTCTCCCGAGTAAAGAGCGGTATCCTTCCCCGCCGTAGCCGAGGGTCTGTAAATACGACCGTCGATTGTAATCGTGCCGGGGATGCCGTCTACCGCGAGGTAACGCATCTCGTGCTCATTGTCCAGCGTGACCGCGTTGGTGAATTCTGCGGAGCCCTGCTTCTTGACCAAATTGAGCAGCTTGTTCTTGAACTGTGGACCGAGTGGGAGCGTGCCCGAAGGCCGACCCACCTGATCGTATACCACAACGAACAGCGGCTTGGGCTGCGTCTTGAGCGAGCGACCCCTGTACTGACGGATTACCCGAGCCACATCGCTTGTCGTGGCTTTCGGCGGTTTGTCCACTGAGAGATCGATCTTGCGATACTTCGGCGGACGCTTAATCGTCTTGCCTGCGGTGACCACGCGGTTCTGAGTTTCATTCACGAACGACTGCGGGAGGTTGAAAGTGCCCGCATACGTCTTGATGAAATCGTCCTCGGTCAACTCCCCCGTGGTCTTGTCAGTGTCCGTCTCTCTACTCATCCCTTTGTAACAGTTGAGCACCGTGCTGTACGTCTGGACGATCACTTCCTGCTGGTAATCCATCACGAGCATGAAGTGAGCAACCTCATCGCAGAGGACGTGAATCGCTTCTGCCAAGAGTTCTGACATCGCCTTGGGCTCATTCTCCACCAGCGGCAAGGTCATGGAAAACACAGTAAAATTGGGAATTCCGAGGTCTAGATTCAGGGTCACACGAGGGTTCTGGTCACGAATGACGTTGAGTTCCAACACTCCTTGTGGCGGCGAAATGTATCCCGTTTTTTCCATCTGTTAAGTCTCTTGGAAGATGAAGTATTGGTCGCCTCCGCTGACCTCCCACACTTGGTCGAGGCGAGGAGCGAGCAAGCCCATCTGATGCGTCTGATCCCAGTTGGCGACTTCACCAGTAACCACCAAGTTCACCTCGTTCGGCACTGTGGCGATGTTGGCTACAATCTCTATCCAGTTTGACGGAGGGCTGAGGACTGGTGTAACTCCGAGGTACGGCGGAAGCGAAGCTGGCGGTGACACGAGCAACTGATAATTTCCGTACTGGAGCGTCCATGCCGATTGAAGCAACGGAGCAACATTGCCAGAAGCAGTCTGCGGGGTCGATGCAATCACGTTGGGGTTTGGGATCGAGAACGTGGTACTCGTCACGTCATTGATCTTGGCGGTGCCGTTTAAGAGGTCGCGGGCAGGCGAGCCCACTAACGCGCAACCGCTGATGGTGACGAGTTCTCCCTCATGCAGTTGCAACTCGGGAGGAGAAAGAGGTGCCGTGCTGGAGAGCGCCGTGTACGTATACGTCGCATTGTCACCGTCCGAAACGACATTCGTAATTATGAAAGTGATCGCTGGCAATGCCGCCCACTGTGCGGGCGTGAGCTTCGGTCCCGTCGTAACCTTGGTGAGATTTGGATCGGGCGGCAGGGATAGCCTGTAGCCCCATGCCGCTAGTGTAGTCGTGGGCTCGACGCCAAACAGCGTGTTCTTCACTTCGTTATTCCACTCAACAAGCTCGGCTGGGGTGAGGATGCCTGCCATCGCAGATGCCCCTAAGACAGGGGCTTGAATCAGCATTGGAGCGAATGGCGGCTGTTCGATCTCACGAATGATGATGCGAAGCGTATCAGTGATACCCACAGGCACAGGCGAACACTTCTCAGGATTGAGCGGGCCCGACAGATAATCGGGGCAGCAATTGTTGACGTACTGCGCTTGATACAAGGTTTGGAACTGGGCTGACAACGCCTGATACTGGGCGATGGATATCGAGGTAGCTGGGAAGTACGCGACATTACCTATATCGGACGTGAGCGGGTAGTCGGTCACCGCCGCTGTACCAGAGTCAGCCGTGGACGGGTAGTCGGCTGGCGGGGAGCCATACGAGAACGTAGCCGTGAATCCGATAGGGGCAACTGGTGAACCGCCGTACAGGATAGTGTCCGCAATCACTGACTGCCCATTCAAGAAAGTCGCGTCAAGTAGACCCGAGAATTCGATGGTCATACCGGACTGGAAATTATTAGCGCACAATACGGTGAGCGTCGTTCCTTCGATCTGGACGTTGGTGACGTATGCGTTGCTCACGTAAGTCGCGGTGAACCCCGTGGGGCTCGCTGAGAGTACCGTCACCTGTTGTCCATTAAGGAACGCTGCGTTGCCCAGACCCACGAACTTGATCGTCTGCGGAGCAGGTGTAATTGGAAGCAGCGTGTTGTTCGCCGTCACTGTCAGCAAATTGTCCACAATCTGAACATCCGCGACGGCAGAAGAGATGTTCGTCCACGTGACGTTACCATCAACCGTGATGCCGCCAGCGGTAAGATTCCAGACTGGTCGCGTTGCTCCGCTCTCGCCATTGCCAGTGATCGCGGTGACCATCTGGAGATTGCCATTCGAGTCCGTAATGACGAGCCCCAGCCCGTTTGTTTGATTGGGGTTGACGAACGATGTGGTGGGTTTCCAGAACAGAATCGGGTTGATCGCCACGTAACCATTCAGGTTGTAGTACGCCTGCGATGTGGCTGTGAGGGTATTGTACTGCTGTTGCGTCACATACATCGGACTTATCAGACAGTCCAAATCTTCGCCCTCACCGAAGACCGTGGTAAACTCAAGTCCCACGTGTGCGGCCTTCGCGAGGTCGATGGCTCCGTAAAGGCTTTGGATAATCGCCTGTAGCTGGATCAAACTGGTGAGGGACTGCAACGAATTGGTGCCGCCGACGTTAACGCTGACCTTGATCGCGTTCCGGTCGGATTGGTCGTAGAAACCATCTCCGATGAACTGGTATAACTGTTCAACGACGATGTTGATGCCTGTATAGGCGAAGATCACGTCCTGAATTCCGACCGCCGTGGAGCCCATTCTATAAGCAGCAATCAGGTCCACGAGCATCGTTTTGAAATTGAGATCGAACTGCGTAGGGCTGGGCCAGTAAGCACTCACGTACAGCGGATCAGCCCAACGGCGGCGAATATCGGGCGGCGTCAAGTAGGACGGGACTTTGTTAATGAGATCGTAGGCGTAGAAGTATTCGAGCCGCGACAATTCCTGTGCAATCGCTCGGAGACAGTTGCCCCATGTGCTCTGATCGTTGCGGGTCATGTAGAAATTTGCAACGGCTTGAATCAATGAGTTGAAACGTGCGTCTTCATAAGGAAGCAAGTTCTCTCGCGGCTGGAGGTACAACTGGTCCGGGGCTGGGGTCTGAACCATGTACACTGTCGCGTTGCCCGTCTCCGCGACCGGAGGCTGAGGACCATTCACTGTAGGGTCGGCGAACACCAGAGAGGTGTCGGTCGTACCAGCTAGAAGAGTGACGAGTCGCCCGTTCAACCACCAGCCAGTGGTCAATCCCCACAATTGGACGACGTTGCCAACCGCGAACGTGCCCCCGCTGGTGACGGAGAGGGTGACAACGCTACCCGCTGTCTCGACAATGTTAGTTATTGTCGGCATTTATGATCCCGTCGTAGAGGTTGGCGTTACATAGTTGATGACAATGTTGCCTGTCGTCAGGTATTCGGTGGACGACACGGTGATGTCGCTTGCACCCGTCTCATCGTAAACCTGATAGGTAACAAAGTAGCTGTACAAACCGGGGTTGGTAACGTCCAACGGCACCACGATTGCGATCTTGCCGACGTAGGCCGAAGTCGTCGTACCGTTGATAGCATCGTTCTCACCGAAGATATAGAACGACCCGGGTACGGCGGTGCTGGCGAGATGCTGTGCCGCTGGGCTGTTTGCCAAGAAGTCTGCGACCGACGATGCTCGACGGAATAGCTGTCCTTGGTAGAACAGGTCAACTACTGCGTTGGCTTGCCCACCAGATGGAATGGTGGTGTCTGGCAGGACATCCAGCGATGTAATAAAGCTGTTTGCAGGCAAAGCACCAGCGCCCAATGGGGCGAACAGCGGGTCTTGAACCAATGGAATCCACACGGTATCCGTGGGGATGACAACTCCGATATCATACGAACCATCGGCCTTTGCACAGCGGAGCAGTGGCAACGAAACGCTGGTGACACCTGTAATCGCCTGAACCTGACTGACGAGTTCCGACTGGTAAAGCGTACCCTGTGCGTTGTCGAGCACGATGCTGATAGCCGTGCGAATCTGGGGATCAACCACCTCAGTCGAAGCGTTCGCCTGAAGTGTAACGGTCATCGTGATGTCCACTGGGCTCGCGACCATCGCTTTGATAATCACGTCTGCCGCCGCAGATTTGGTGATTGCGATCTCGTTGGCGAGAACCTGCACGTAAGCGGGGTACTCGGTGCTGATCGTGAAATTTTCTGTAGCGAAATAAGAAACCGTAACGGTTCCCCCATCTGGGATGCCGCCCGTGCCGATACGAGTCAATTCCCATGCATTCGTAACCGGGTCTTGGCTGAGCGTAAAGTCGATGTTCTCACGCATGACCAGATTGAACTGACCTTGGTTATAGGTGACTTTGATGTAGCGGTTGAGGTACGGAACTTGGGCACCCACCAAGGTCGTATACCCGATGGTAACGCCGTCCACTATGGCGGCCGATGCCGCAGCCGAACCCGTGATATCCAACCCACCGTCCGTAGCGTTGTACAGACCGTCCCAGCCGTCGAGCGTGAGCGTGTGGTACTGATCTGGCGGGTAAATTGGTACACCCGGAGCATAGCTCTCGGGCAACCAGATATTGTCCACGAAGCTGAAGGCGTTGTTTAACGGTGTCGGTATCACCCCGTTGAGGACCTGTTGCTCGCCTGTGATGAGGGATGGACGCTCGTACACCGTAAATTGGTTGTACGTGACCACCACCTGCTCGAAGTTCTGGATGGCGGACCCAGTGACAAAGCCCGAATCTGGAGCCGACGCATAATCTGCGCTCGAATAAGCCGCCGTAAATTGCGACGGGGAAGCTGTGGCGATGATAACGATTTGACCACTCAGGAATGTGGCGACCCCAAGCTGGCTTAAGGTGACACTCGCACCCTGACCAAAATTATTCGGAGTAGTTACCGTCAGCACGTCGCCTGAAATCTCGATGTTAGTGATCGGCGTTGAGGAGGTCAGCAGGTTCAATCCGTAGGTGTGGTAGGTGTCTAGTGGAACGATGGTGTAATCAACGCCCCAAGTGTAGGAGGTCGAAAGGTCGGTGCTCAACACCGACAAGATGTTCTGCGGCACGCCAGTGGCACTGAGCGGCACGTCCATGGCGATGTCGATAATGGCGGGGGTTGCCGTACTCGCCGTGATTGTCTTGGTAACGGGGGCACTCGTTGTCGCCGATACGTTAACCTCATCTCCCGCCTCGTTCGAGCCTCCGAGCAACAGGAAATCTGAAGTGTGAATGAGTTCAACCAGATTGCTATTTACAATCCCCGTCTCCCCGGTCTGACCCACAACCGAGTCTATGGAGATGATAGGCTGAAGCGGCGGGGTGTAAAGCAGCGACGACTGAAGTCGTGCGAATAGCCCGAAAGTATAGGAGCCCGAAGCACTCGCGAGAGCGGCAACGGCAACTTTGTTGGTCGCTGGAATACCGTTGATAAGCTGCGGAACCTTAGCCGTGGTAGCCCCCGAGCCTACATACTGATAGCACAGATCGTTCGGGTTGACAAAGACATTCCCGCCCACGTTATCGATTTGAGCGCGTTCAATGCCGAGGTAGAAAGTGCTCGATCCTCGGGTCACGGCAAGTTCTACGGCCGTGTAGATAGGGGAAGTCAGGGTGCTGAACGATGGAATGTTGAAACGGATCAACTGCGGATCGCTCAACGTGAGAGGCAGGTACGTCGGTAGGTTGCCATAGGTCCCCACGTTTCCGTATGTGAATGTGACGCTGTTGTTCTGCTGGGTAAGCGTCGTGCCCCGAGTGTAGATATCCACACAACCATAAACATGCTTCTGGCGGATTGGGTCCCAATCACGGATCATGTCCAGATCGCCAGCCGCCACGATGATAGCCGATATGATACCCGGCGTCTGTAGGGCAGCTACGAGGTAACCGTGGCGTGTGCTTGAGTCGATACCAGTAACGAGACGCGCTTGAATCAAAGCGGCAAACTGCGAGTTGGACTGTTGGTCGGAACCGTATTGAGCCGCCACGAGATTCGTAACGTTGATGCCCGCAGGAAGACCGTTTACAATCGAGCGAATCGTACCCGCACCGACGTTGCCTACGGAGCCTGCTGTGGTGCACTCCGCTGGTACGGTCACCGCCCACCAACCCTGCACCGCGTTGTAATAGGAGTTCAGGTTAGCGACGTTGAGCACCGCCGACCCACGGGTGATGAAGTTCAAAGCGGGCGTGCTGGCATCTGCGATGGTTGCGACCGTCGCGTTTTCAGGAATCGTAATGCTCTGCGTGGGCTGTGTGTACGTGAAGAACGTCAGGATTGTGGTGGAGTCGGTCGCCCCGCCGCGAGTCAAACCAGCCTGCTCGCCGAGGATATTGAACTGGGTGTCGATCAGGGTTTGAGTGTTGCTGGCGTTCAAACCGTAGGCACGAGCGATCTGCTGTTTGTACGGGCTGGTGTTGAATGGATCAGATACTCCGTTGCCACTTGCATTGTCAATCTGGCTGATAGCCGAGATGGACGTGGAGCAGCGAGAGAACCACTCACGAACGCTCATGTTCGACAGTTCTACAGCGACCGGATCGACAATCGCGTCACGAATTTCGGAACGCGGCGACAGGTCTAGGTTCGGCTGTTGTCGCAAAATTTGAGCTATGATTCGACCCGCGATGTCCTGCTGACGTTGGAGCACGGGGAAATCCGTGGGGCTGACTACCTGAAGATTCACGAACCCGCAAGTCAGAGGACCGTTCTGCTGAGATTCATAGATGGTGGTTGAGTTGGGGTTGGTCTCCTGAATGACCGTGGAGAACATCGCGTAAAACTCTGGGGCAGCGCCAAAGAACGACGAGGGCACATCCACCGTACTGTAATTCGTCGGCATCGTCGTCGAAGAGGTGGTGGTAACGGTCGTGTTGCCGACCGTGGATGTAGTCGTTTCAGAATCAATCACCGTGTTGACGGAGCTTGAAATGTCCTGCACCAGATCGCCGAATTGAACGAATGGCGGATTGATGCCTGCGGGGTCCGTCGAAAGCAGAACTCGCACCCCGACAAGGCTGATGTTCGGGGTTGTAAACGACGGAGTGACCCACTGAAGGGTGCAATCTGTCTGATCCTTGAATGCCTGAATACCAGATGGCGGGCCGAACTGGACGGCGAGGTTGCTCTGGAAAAAGATCAGCGAGAACTTGATGGTTGCGGAAACCGCAAGAGGTCCGAGGTTCGTCCACGTGATTATTGTGAGACCGCTGCCATCGGAAGTGGTTCCAGCCAATGCTAAATTCCACGTGGGCTGGTTTGCACCAGTCACGCCGCCGACTGTGGCGACCTGCACATTACCGTTGGGGTCAACGAAAGTGTATCCTGTTGGGATCGCGGTCAGGGAAGCCCACACACCGTAGGGATTGTAGTTTCGCCCGACGATCTGAATTGTGGTTTCTTCAACCGTAGGAACCAAAGGCACGCTAAAGGAGAACGTGTTTTGAGTCACCCCATTGACCGTCGCGGAAGTAAATGTCGTCACCGCGTAGGTCGTGTTGTAGGCGGATATTTCAATACGAGTTGTATTCACGTCGGCGATAACCGTGACCGGGAGCACCGATGAGTCTACGGAGATCGTCTGAACGTTCGTGGGAAGTTGCGGCGTCACCAACGTAAGTGGGGTCAAGCTAGTGATCGGTGTAGGCATTTAGTTTACCGCCATCTGGAACGACAGGGGAACTGACGTGCCGCTGAAAGTCGTAATCATGGCCGCAACCTGTATGGTTGTCGGATCGTCCGTGGCAACCTGTGCCGTCACGTATTGGATGTCTTTAATCATTTCCAGTGGGTCGAGCGTCTGAACCGTGTTCTGAGCCTGTTGCACCTGTTGCATCGTGTTCAAGGCGGTCTGCACCGCATTCTGAATGTCGGTGTCTGTTAATTGAATACCCAATTTCTTGCCCACATAACTCTTAAGCGGGCAAACAAATGTGGGGTAGAAGGTGCACTGAGAGGTCAAAATCCACTTGAGCCCCTTCTGCGCCAGTTTCGTCTGCTGGGTGACGTGCAAAAAGCTCCCGTTGGCTGCATTTTTGAAATCGTTTAGGAAACCCATTGCGCTACACTTCAGGCAGTACCCCTGTATGGTTAGGTACGACACCTCGATCAGCGGCACAACGAAACGAACGGGCTTAAGGAACTCTATTTTGTAGAACACGTCGGTCGAGTTGACGGCATCGATTCGGTCAGGGTCGATAAGGAGTTGCCAGCCATACGTGGGGTCGTTCTGCTGAACCTCTTCTCCTGAAATCCACATCTGAACCATGGCTTGACCGTTGATCGGAGCCCGCATGTTTAACGCGGTGTTCCCCGCGTAGTGCAACGTCTTAAAATCATTGAAATCCACGACATACCGCTCGAAGCTCTGCTGATGGTCGCAGGCACCGATGGGCTGTTGCGTCGTCGGATCAATCACCAAAACGTTGTAGTCGAATGACATAAATTTAACCAGTTGCGGGTTGTGGCGTCTCCTTCAAGTCAACTGGACCGCCCGGGAGCGCACGTCCGTGTTGTTCCAGTTCGAAGGTCGTCGGGTTGTCAAGCTCGTGAACTCGATACCGAGGCGTGGTGCTGCCCGCTGGGTACACGTCCGTTTGATCCTTCACTAAAACAGGGGCGTATTGCGGAAGAGCAAAATAGCCGTTTATTTGAGAAATCAAGTTGGGGACCTGCGTCTTGGCATCAAACTGGTATTGCGCCTTATCTTCAACCTTTTCAATGATATTGCGGGCATGGTTCATGTGGAAAACCGAATCATCCTGACGTTGTAGCCGTTCCTTCAGGTAGGTCTTGATTTGCCCCATCACGACCATCGGAAGCTGGTCATCGCGGTGGGCGTACTGGAAATACCCCGTCTGTGGCGGCTGCCATGCGGCTTTTGCGAACGTGGGGGCGAGAGTATCATCATTGAGCGTCTGGTAATACTGCTCCAAGGCCCCTGCGGTCTTGCGTAGCTGCTGGGCACGAATCTGGTAGTGAAGCTGGGTAGTCATCGCCCCGGCACCACCAGCGGCGTTGGCGGCGTTGATGGTCGGAGTGCCTGAGTTGCTCAGGATGACGCCCGTACTGAAAAGCATCTGCTCTTGCATTCGCCGTGCAACCAACGAATTGTTCACCTGACCATTGGCGTACACCCAGTTGTTAAACTGGGCTGATGCCGCTGCCGTGTTGCCGCTATTGAGATCGGCAACCAGCGTCGAATTTTTGAAAGCGGTTCCGCCGATGTTGTATGCCAGTGAAGTCAGAGCCGCCATCTGGTTCGGCTCCAAAGGTGCTGTCACGGAATTGTTGACGGTGTTAATTGACGCTTGCAGATCGGACATCAAGAACGTGTTCGCTTGATCCATCGTCACCACCGATGACGTAGAAAGTCCGTCACCCGGGACAATCTGGTGACCGTACCCAATGGAGTACGTCTTCGTCTGTCCCGCAGGATCGGGGTACGCAGTTGCGCTGAACCCCTCGAACGCCTTGACTGTGGTCGCAGCCAAAGTCGCAGCGTTGGTGGTTGACGAATTCGACTGTGGGGTTATGGGCGTGGTGGTTCCCATGCTCGGCGAGGGCGCGGGGTTTGTGCTTGTACTCCCGGTTGAAGAGGGGGTGGATGTCGCGGGCGCACTGATCTTTAACGCTGTGTACCAATCTTGGAAAGCTTTGAACTGAGTCTCGGAGACGTGCCCGAGCCAGTTGAACGGAGGCCCTTTGTAGGCATACGTGTATGGGTATGTGGCAGCCATGTCTCCCCTTATTTCGGAACAATCGGTTGAAGGTTGTGGGTGTAGATGTACTTGCCGCGAGTCACACCCGCCGCGAAGTTACGTCCGCCGCAGTACAAACGTGCCACACGTCGCATACCCACGCATTCCGCCGTGGTAAGCTGAGACCATTCTGGACCGTTTCCGACATCGGTAATGACATGCATTCCAACACGAATTTCGTTGGCGTAAGCGGCAATTTCACAAGTCTCCATGCCATCTGCGAGCGATTCAATCGACTCACGTGAAGGCACTGGCGTGCTGCCCGATACGATGACTTCAGCGCCGTTCTCCGCGACAAAGTGGTAGCAAACTTCGGTGCTGTAGTCCATCCACTGAACTGCTTCTGAAACTGACGCAGACGGCAGACTGTTCGCATACTCAGGGGTTTCGTCGGGCAACGTGTCGAGGAGGACACCAACCATGCAGTCGCTAACCTGCATAGAGTCGTTGATCCACATCTCAACCGCAGGGCATCCACCGCCGCCTCCACCGCCGCCCGGGGCTGCGTTGCCGTTGTTATACGTGTTCGAGTCGGTGTAGCTGACACTCAGACCGCTCAGCGAATCCGTTGCTGTGTACCCAAGGCTAAGGGGCGTTCCCCAAGCATAGGCACTGACGGTCGTGAGAGCTATGGTGGTGTGGTAGCCGCCAGTGACGGGAGTTGGGCCGGACACCAACGTGCCTGCGGCTATCGTTGTTTTTGTAGCACTGTGGATACGGAAGAAACTGTTGCTTCCGGGAGCCGTCACAAATGAGCCATTATCCGTGCTGAATATTACCGCTGTCAGCGTGATGCTTCCAGTGATCGTGTAGTTCGGTGCCGTACCCGTTCTGCCGCCACTGACCACAAAAGAGTAGTTCGTGGGGGCGGTGTAGTTATTGCCCGTCGTGGCGATAGTGGCGAGTGGGGTGGAGCTTGAAATGTACGTGACGGTGCCCGTCGTGAACGAGGTGCCGTTCAGATACGTGAGCGTGCCCGTAACGCCGAAGGTCAGTTGGAAAGAGCCGCTAGAGGAACTCGCGGGCACGTGAACTTTCATAGTCCACCCCGTGAGCCATCCGCTGCCGTTCAGAACTGGGGAAGGTGGGGTAGTAACGGTGACGCCGCCTGAAAGCGAGACCGTTGGGGCATTAACCGTATCGCCCGTACCGTACAGCCCTTGTTGTTCGGGACTCATCGGCTTAGGTAGGTTGACGTTAAGCGTCTGATCCGAGCCATTAGCAGGCATCGATGACGGGGTAACCGTAATGCCAGCCCGATCCGGCATGACCATGTACGCTACTTGAATTGGGTACTGCAAATCCCCGCCGCTGGACGGTGTGAATAGATCGAGACTGAGATCGGTGCTGTCGAACCAAGCGATGTCGTCTGCCGTGATTATCAAATTGGTAACATCCACACCTGATACCACGGAGCCGCCATTGAACGCCAGTACGCCATGTCCAGTGGGGTTGACACCGCTGTAGCTGAGGCTGAACAATCCCTGCCAAGCCGTGTTGTCCCCTGAGAGGCTTATCGCCCCCGCTGCGAGGGCCGGGGCAGCCAAGCCAGTTACCGACTGTCCGCCGTAATTCTGACCGCCGAAATTGAAAACGCTTCCGGTGTCGTACAAGAAAACACTACCAGCGACAGTTTCCAAGACGGGGATGTATGGAATGGTGGTGTAAGCTATGGGGACGGCGTTGCCGACTGTCAAGTACAAGTCTTGGGTTGTGCCCTGAAGTTCTAGTTCGGTTGTGGGGGAGGTTGGTGTAGCAACTCCCGAGGCGACCGACAATTGCAGTTGGCGTGAGCCCACCGACCCCTGCGCTGGAGGAGTGGTGAGAGAGACGGGCTGGAACGTCGGTCCCGTGGCGGTGAGGTTTCCTTCTTGATTGTATTGAGTACCTGACCCCGCGACATAGGTCAGTTGCCAGTACCCGTTGTTGTCGCCGCTGAACTGAACTGGGTTGCGCTGGTTGTAGTACGCTTCAAACGGATACTTGCCTGCCGCTGGAAAACTGATATAGCAAGTGCGGGTGCCGCCGTATAATCCGGGATTCACGTTGTTCGCGAGAGCGAGATGACTGGTGGTAGGAGTCTGAGCATTCCAGAAAGCCGTGTTCGGTCCCGTCGCTGGGAATGGATTTGCGCCCGTGTTGTTACCGTTAGTGTATGTGACGGATGCCCCATTGCCAACCCAAAAGGCGCTCTGGCTGACGTTTGCGAACTGCATGTAGAAAGTGTAGACGCCCGGGGTAGCAACGACGAAGTACCCCGTCATGTCCACCACGACTGGGTTGCCTGTGCTGCCTGAACCCGAGCCGGGGATTGCGGTCTTGCTCGCATACGCCTGACCCGTGTTCTGCTGTTGCAAGATGTACAGCGGAATCTCCTTGTAACCGCCGCCGCAAGAGGAGACGTTGTTCTGAGCGCAGAAAGGGCTGAGAGGGTAATTCTGAATGACTTCGTTAATGACCAGCGAGTTTGAGGTGATAGAGCCCTGAAACGCCCCGCCGAACCCGACGTAGCCCGCAGTTTGAGATGAGTTTGCGTACACATTTACTGTGACGGGCGATATGGCAATCGATAAGTTTGTGGCCTGCCATGCGATTTCCGCTGTATTTGACGTGAGCGAGTGTGAGGGCATCGTCGCCACGATCTGGTCAGTGCCAGCGTTTGTGCCCGTATAGGAGATGGTGAGCGGATTACCCACGGCATCGCCTGTGGTGGTATCCACAAGAATAGAATAATTCTTCGTTTGCGGGTTCACACCCGTTACGGTTACGACGATTGTCTCTGATACGGTAGCCATTCGTTTTCCTTAGTTCGGTGTAGTCAGCTTGACTGGGAACGAACCCGTCTGCGGTGCCAGCCGCAGCGCCCCGTCATCGTAGACCACCCATGTAAAAGTCTTCGTAGCCGTAACACCAGAATCCGTCACCGAAATGGACAAGGTGTTGTTTCCGAGACTGCCCGACGCGAACGGCCCAGTCAACGGGATTTTTGCCACGCCGCCAGAGATGGTCACAGTTCCAACGGTGAATCCCCCGCTGACGATTATTCCGAGTAAAGCTGGGTTTGTGGTAATCACGTTCGTCCCAATTACGTAGAACGACAGATTTGTGCGTGGTGAGATAGAAACCACGTTCCCTTTGTCCACGTATCCGAGGATGTTGTACGAAGTCGAATCTGTGTAATCGATCCCAGTATGCAGTACCAATCCCGAGGCGACTGTAAGAGGGAAAGTTCTGTCGAAATATGCGCCATTGTTGGGCCCACCCACGTCTGTCACGCGGAACGTGACGGGAGGAAGCCCAATTTGAATTGTGGTGCCTACGATGTTAACTGTCGCGCCTGTCGTGGACGACAACGAAAGCCCCGAAGGTAGAGCCCCACCCACAATAGACCACGTTGGAGTTCCTAATGCCCCTGTTTCTGTCAACGGGGCTGAGTACGCAACTCCCGCTGTGATGGCAGGCAAAGACACCGTGGTGATGGTCAGCGCCGATGTCTGCGAAGCAAACGTCGTAGTGACCGAGGCTGTGTTAGGCGGCGTGAGGGTGTCCGCTACCACGAAAGTGACACTTTGACTGAATTGAGTATTGGCTGAACCCGTGAGTACGCCCGCCGACGAGAGCGAAATTCCATGGAGCGGGAAGTTTACGGATGTCCAACTGTACTGATTGTACCCGTTCGGCAACACACCTATCGGTACACCGCCAGTTGCGACGAGTTGAATACCTGAGGCACTCCCGTTGTAGTAAGTGGCTCCGATAACGGCGTTGGGCAGCGGGAACGGCTGGATGCCAATGTGCAAGAGCGGATCAGCGTAATCCCACCCGACGATGGTCAAGTCTGTGCCCGTGGTGAACGGTACAATGATTTCTGCTGTGTCACCGAGACTATCGACTGCAAGTATTCTGACCTGCCAAGGGTGGGCTCCAGACGCACCAGTCAAGGGACCGCCTGAATATGTACCCGCAATTGTTGCCGTTGCTCCTATACCGTTAACCTGTAGCGACAGGCCTGCGGGGAGGAGGTCTGGGTAACCCGAGGTTGGCGCAACCTGCCACTGTATCGGTGGGGTCATGCACAACGTCGCCACGAGCGTTCCTTGGTACACTTCGCCACGCGGCACAATGCCTACTCCACTGTCGTTGATAGCTCCCGTCAAAACGCTGACTGTCTGTATGGTGAACGACACGGGGCCTGTTGAGCCCGCGACACTATCCGTCGCGGTGACGGTGATGGGGAAATTCAACCCCGTAGCGCCTGAATAAGTGCCTGAAAACACGCCCGTGCTGGTGTTAAACGTGATACCCGTTGGTAATGCACCGACTTCAGCCCATGTGTACGGATTAGGACCACCGAAAGGCGTGCCGCCCGCAGCCTGCATCTGGAACGAATAACCGTTAGGATCGTCGGTAACAGTCGCTATGCCCACGCCGAGGATGTTTGGAGTGGGACCTGTCACGATTCGCAAACTGCTGTTGTAATTCAACGTCAGTATTGCAGAGACGGAGGAGCCTGCACCGCGAGTATCGGCCAGCGTGACCGTAATGGGAATGGCGGTTGTGCCCGAAACATAGTTGGTTGGGGGTCCTTCCCACGCGAAAGCGGGAGCACTCAATACGCCTGTGTTTTGATTCAGCACGAATCCCGGAGGCAAGCCCGTAGCCGTCCAGCCGTTCGGCGTCGTGTAGGGTGGGAATCCGCCGAAGCCCTGCAATGGGTACGAATAGATCGAATCACTGAATGGCGGCAATAGCGTAGTAACAATCGTCAGTGGGGCGGCAAAGTCGATAGAGAGACGGTGATACAAATATGCCGTGCCTGTGCTCGCGACTATTTGGAACCAAACGTCAAAGTACCCACTCTCTGTAGGTGTACCTGTGATGTAGAAATTTTGACCCGTTGGGGTGGAGTCTAGGGTCAGACCCGCAGGAAGTGTCCCCGAAGAAGACCCCCTTGCGTAGTAAACAGACGCCGAGATCGGCGTAACGCTGGCGGGTACAGTGATGTAGCTGGTGTTTGTCAGCGCCGTACCAAGCGACACGCTGTCTTGGATATTGTCAATCGGCGAAAAAGCACTCGCTACGGTGTTCCAAGCGATTGTCACTGTGCCATGAATTGTGCCCGAAGTACCCACGTACTGGATGACGCTGGTGAAACTTGCGCTCACCGTGCCTGTAAGCGTTCCGTAGATTAACCCCGTGTGTGCATCGAGCGAAAGACCGGGCGGTAGCGTATTGGTCACGCCCTGCACCGTGGCGGGCACCGTGGCGATCCACGGAGCATCGCTTGGTACGGGACTCGTTGGAGTGATCGAGGGGACGAAAGGAGAATTGTAATACGGTTGACGCGGATTCAGGCCGACCACTTCTCCAATGATGTAGGGGCGTGTGTTCGTGTTTATCGTACCGATGTCCACACCCGGCACCCAACCAAGAGACGCCGCATCATCATGCGTCAATATCGTGTATGCCTGTGATGCTGTAGCTTCGGTGATACCCTGCAACTGGAGCAGGAGAGGCAACATGTACTGTACGTTGCCATAAACACCCGATGGAGGTCCGCTGATTTCTACTTCTGGAATCACTGGATCGATAGCAACCACGATGCCGTCCGACAGAACAGCGCCCGCCTGCACTTGCAACGCCTTTGCTGCCAGTTGTGCAGCTACCGCTCCTTGAGTAGCTGTGGCGGACGGGGGGCTGCCAGCGGCGTAGTCGATGGTGGGTGAGCCGTTGGAATTCTCCAAAATCAATTGGCTCGACGTGTTGGACACAACGGCAAAGGTGCCATCGTTTCCAAGATAGTCAAATCCGCTCACTGTAATGGGGCTGCCGACCGTAAGAGCGGGGAACGTAAATGGCGCGGCGGTGTAAATTGTGGTCGAGGGGGAGCCACTTCCAGCCGATGCTGTGATGGTGACGGTGCCGGAAATAGTGACTGGACCCGTGGTGACGAGGGCACGACCGTTTAAGGTCATGAGGGAGATGCTGTTCAGCGTAATGGCGGAAGTTGCGAGAATGTTCCCGGCCCATACATGGTCGTGAGCATCGAAAGTCGCTGCGCTGCCAACCACCCAAACCACGTTCGCGGCCGTAGCGCCGTTAATCAAAGCGATGGTGGTTGCGGCGGTCGTGACATTCAAAGCCGAACCAACTTGGAAGACGAACACTGGGTTTGTGAGTCCAGCACCGTCAAGCGTAATCGTGCCGCCCGTGAAGAGCAGCGTGCTGGAAGCAAAGCCGACGAAGCCGGGTCCGCCGTTGTAACCCGTTGGGGTTGCGGTAAAAGTGTGTGTAGCGTAGGATGCGCTGATCGCCGTCGAGGTCAAGCCATTGAAGAACACGAATGCCGCAGTCAAGTCTGTCTGGTTCTGTGCGACGGCGACGACTTGCTGTGCGGGTGGGGTGTAATTGAAAGTGCCCGTTATCGTGTTGGTCGGGACTGAACCTACATTGCCGCCAGCAACGTTAGCTATGGTAGCGGACGAGACGACAGCCGCAGCGAGGATGGCGTAAGTTGCCGCTGTGCCCAACTCCGTAGTAACGATAGACCCCGAGGCAGACCCGCTGATTGCTGAAACTAGCGAGTACGTACCGCTGGGGGCGGTTGCGGTCGTGCCATTCGGATTGCTCAGTATCAACTGCAAATGCGTAGAGTCTACGCAGTAGAACGTGCCGTTATTGACGGACTGATTAAAGCCCGAAACAGTGAACTGTTGTCCGATGAGGGCATTTTTCGCCGCACTCGGCTGACTTGTGGCGAATGTATATGTCGTTGTTGGCGCAAACGGAGCGACAGGGCTCGAAAGCGTACCCGTGGAGCCCGCTGGAAGAGGTGTAGGAAAGGCTTGGGTGAGCGAAGAGATGTAACCGAGCACGGGTACGGTTTCCGCTACGGGTGTCGCGTTCAGCAGGGTTAACGAGTTCGCAGTGGACGAGAAGCACAAAAACGTGCCGTTATTTGCGGCGTTCTGAAATCCCGAAACAATGAAAGTCAAACCCGCGTAGGCATTGTCGCCGCCGCCACTGCAAAATCCTAATGTATCCGTGTACAAAGCGGCAGGCGAAGGCGACGGGTTGTTTACGACTGTGGGAGCGACGGAACCCAAGCTGACGTAGGTCCCACCAAGGGTGAATCCTGCGAGGTTTCCTGTTATGGCGAACGGAGTTGCTTTGAACGTGTCTGCAAAGTTCCACACGTGATCCACGAAGGCGGGGACAAGGATGGGATCGCTGATCGCGGGCTCAACAGTGATGGTGAACTGCGTTGAGATCATCGTGTTGGGCGATGCGCTGTCACGAAGTACGAGTATGAATGAGTACGAGCCCGCCGTGGGGAAGTTTACATCAAACTCAATCTGCCCGTCTACGAGAGTAGCTGGTCCGTAATAGCTGCTGTTGCCGAAAGGGGCCAAGCCCAGAAACGTGTAGGGGAATACTCCACCGAAAACTGGAACCATCATCCCGAATTGCTGCCCCGCGTAGATGGTTGGTTGATCGAGAGAACCGAATTGCAATGCTTGGGGCACCAACGTCATCGTGTACGTCTGTGTGGCGATGGCACCGATAGCATCCGTCACCTGAACAACTGCCGAGAACGTCTTGGTGAAATCGGAAGTCGAATTGTACGTGCTTGGGGTGCCTGAAATCAGCCCAGTGTTGGGGTTGATGCTGAGACCGATAGGCAGGTTGCCTGCTGGGATGCTCCACGTATACGGCGGCAAGCCTCCCGGAATGGGGTTGGCGGGATTGACATTTCCCACCTCCATTTGCACTGAGTACGGCGTACCAACTTGTGCAATGCCGAGCGAAGTTCCCAATTGCGTCAGTACGTTGCCCTTGGCGTCAGTCTGACCTAATGCGATCTCGACCAGCAGATCGGTGCTTACCGTGATGGAGAATGCCGCTTCAGCGATGAAGAACGGCACGCTGGAATCCTGTACGGCGAAGTTGATGGAGTAGGTCCCCAAGGCCAGCGGGGTCCCACTCAATACGCCGTTGATGCTCAGCTTCAAACCTGCGGGTAAACCATCCGTGTACCAAGCATACGGCGGGGTGCCGCCTGATGCCGCCATCTGGAATTCCTGCATCGCCTTACCGACGTAAATGGTCGTCGGTAATTGCGTCGTCGTGATAGTCACGGGGATCGAAGACGTGAGAGCGTTGAAACTGTTCTCATAGACGGGTACGATCAATTCCTTGGACTTCGGACGGCCTTCGATGGGGAATACGTCGATACCCATCGTGCCAAGCAGGGACGAGGCGTTGGAGAAACGAGTCGTTGCGATTCCAAGCTTGATTTCGTTGGTCAGCGTATCGCGCACGAGGAAACGAGCGATCACTTCCCAAGGGTTGGCGGTTGACGCCACGCCCGTAGCGCCTGTAATCTCGAATCCTTGCTGACCACCGATGCCCAACGTGCCTGTCAAGGAGGTCGAGGTTGTGGTTGTTCCCGTGAACTGCTGATCGACCACGAATATCCCCACCGTAAGCTGACGCATCAAAACAACGGACGGACTATAGATGGACGAGTTGTACAACTTGCGGGTCTGGATTACAACGTCCAGCGGACCCGAGATCGAAAACTGCTTGGTCAAAAGTGACGCGGAGAGCGGCAACCACCCCGTGCTTGAACCATCAGGCCAGAGAACCTGCCACTGGTCGGCGTTCACATACGCGGGTGCAAGCTGGAGCGTTAGAGGCTGTCCGAGTTGAAGCGTGGTGCTACTGAATACAACGTCTGCTGAAACGATGGCGTCGGGGAAAGCGAGCCCGGATGGTGTCAGCGAAGAAACATTGTTCCAGATGTTGGGGACGGGGGTATTGTACACTTCCCAATCGAATGACGCGGGCGGACTGCCCGCGAGGTTGGTCTGCATGTCCATCCGATACGAGCCTGTGGACAGTTGGGTCGTGTAAAACCGTGGCGTACCTGTGTACGGGTTTGGTGCGGGTATGGAGGCGGCGGGAAGCCCGTTGAGAATGATTTCCCAGCCCGTGTAGGCGGGACCAGCAGGCGGCAACCAGTTAACGGTCAGGACGTTGTTGTTGTCAATCGTCGCTGACGTTGAGCCCACAAAACCGAGATTTGGAGGATTAAGCATTTTTGATCCTTATAACTGCGTTACTATCTCCGAGGAAGCGTCTTCTACGACGCCGCCGAGGAACGAAATGGTTGCGGTTTGAGCCAGAACCGAGTTCGCCTCAAGCACGCAGCTTCCCTGAGTTATAAAATCTGCCGTGACCGTGACGCTGCTGTTCAATTCCGCCTGAGCCACAATCGCAAATGGGGGCGCTACTGGAAATCCGCTTTCCTGCAACCCAGTCGTATTGTGTGTTTGAAGCGTCAAGTTCGATCCACGTTCCACAACGAAAAACGGAGCGATGCTCGTAGCCAGCGGGTCGATAGCGAGGTTTACACCCGTGGCACTGATGCTTGTTCCGCCCGTACCGATCATCTGACCGAGGCCGGAGTTACTCATGGTGATGGTGCCTCCATCAATAACCACGCCACACGCTTCCTCAAAAGACCCCGCTTGAAGGTTGTCCGTCCAACTGCAATTCACAAATTGAACATCGGCGTTTCTCGCCTTAATCGCAGTGCCTTGGAACCCCTTGAACAGGATGCCGTTAAAGATCACGCGACTCGTATCGGTGTAGAACGCATACGTCGGCCCTGTCCCTGTGCCCGCGAATCCCGTAGCATCAATGACCGCCTGATCTGTCGCTCCCGATTGAATCGAGATAACCAAACGACCCTCACCCTGAATCACGCGGGACAGATTAGCCAAGGCGAACGCGAAGAGACTTTCGCTCACACCATCTCCAAGCGTAATTTCTTCCAACCCACCTGCGCTTTGAATGTTGGTGACGTTGTACGCCACTCCCGTATCCGCAAGCTCAATAACGCATGGGAAGCTGAGGACAGGCGGTAATTCGTTCATCGCGGACAGAATTGTCAGCTTCGCCGTCGCCAACGAGAGACCGCTGTTGCTGTCGAGACCCGTGACGTTGTTGACATACAGCGTGATGGGGGCGGTGGTGGCCTGTAAGTTCACGCCCAGCACGGAGCGGGCGGTCGGCGGGGCGATGGCAAAGCCCAGATGTGGGACTGCCGTTGCGAATCCCCTACCGCCAGTGGATACGGCTATGAAACGCACCGACTTACGGATATCCTTGTTGATTGGCGGAATGAAGTCATTGGTGTGCATCGGAGCCAAAAACGTGTGCTCGACGTTGTTCACCCGCATCGCCACGAAATTTGAATCGAAGAATGTTTCGAGCGCGGCGTTGGCGAGCGTAGCATCGCTCCAGCCCGGTTGTGCTGGCATCATGATCGTAATCGGCAATTCGCGATTGTACGGGTAGATATCCTGCAACCCAACGATAGGAGCAGCGCCCGTACCGTTGGTTGTGATGAGGGCGTTGTCTTCGGCGTGCACGAATTCATAGTCGCGGTTCAACACACCTTCGCCTTGATATGGGATGTAGTGCATCTCGACGATCAGACTTGAGGCGGGGTCGAATGCGGGGAGAATTGATCCGACGAAGAAGAACTGAGACGTTGCGTAATTACCCGGAACAATCAAGGTGATGACGCCGTTGTTGATGGTGATGTTGGTCGCTGGAATACTCACAGCAGTGAGGTTGGGCGTAGGTGTCGCACCATCGGAAACCCAGATGAATCGAGTTCCGGTATCGTCTCCCGCAATGCCTTTGATGCTGCACCCCGTGGATAAAGTCGTAATGACTGGCTGTTGAGCCGCCAAGACAATCGTGGTGGTGGGGTTTGTGAGCGAGTTATTGTACGTGTTGGAAACCACCTGCACACGTTGATCCATCGTAAAGAAAGGTCCGCTGTAGTTGCCAAACAGAACCGTTTCCTCAATTTCAGTGACACCCTTGACTGGGGCATTGTAGGCCAGTTGAGCGGTGTTCTGTGCGATGAAAGAGACGACCACTGTAGATGACGTGGAAACTGCCTTCTGAATTGTCAGAACGTAGTTGTTTCCGCTTATCACGCGGTTTGAAATAGGGTAGGACACACCCGTCAATAAATCCCACGCAGTGACGCCGTACAGCCCGTTCACAGACTCATTGAGATCAAGGCGAGGGATAATGAACTGGGTGTACACTTGGCTGCCTAGCGTCTGCGGTATCCCCGAAGAGCCCGGGATTTGTACCCAGATTCGAGTGCCGAGAACCGTATCCGAATACTCGGGGTTGAGCGCCCAAACTTGATACGCCTGCAATGCAAGCTGCGATGACTGTACTTCATACTCCGAAACCCCATACACAGGCATCGTGATCCCCGTGGAGGCGTCAAACAACTGACCCCCATCGATCACATACGGAACATGGACAAGGCCGCTCCCACCTGCGGGGTATTGGACCCCGATTGTGGCGTAGATGTTGTTCGCGCCGGGATCGAACGCAGTTCCACTCAGCGGATCGGTCAACTGTACGGTCACCGACTTGGAGCCCAAACCATTGATTGTTACCTGCCCCTTCAACAAAGCGGCGGGTGAAATGGTGTTTGTCGATGGGTTGGTCACCAGTGCGGTTATGGCGACGGACTGAATAGTCGCCGACGAACTGGTGGGTAGGGTAATCGTGAATGCATCCCCCTGAGGTGGTCCGCTGACCCACGGCGTACCGTTGCTGCCGAGGGATTTGCTGCTGGTCGAAATTGCTATGGTCGAAGTAAAGGTGCGGAGGTCACTGCTGAAGCCGTTTGAAAATCCGTCCCACGCACCAATCGTGTTAGTGTTGATGATGCCTGCGGGAGCCACAGAAACGTAGTAGTTCAACCGTGAGCCGACGTTTTCCGCCACGGTTGGGGAAACTGCCGCGTCTCCACGAGAGATCGCGAGTTGAGTTTCGCCTTGCACCAGATCACCAAACCCGTAACGGCAGAGAGCGTCCATGTCGTAACCAGCGAGGTTGATAGTCGAGCGAGTGTCCACCACGTTGTCTTGGAAAATCTGATCGGCGAGACGGGAGTCGAACCGTCCCGAGATGCCCGAAGAAAGCAAGCCGTTGGTGCCTGACGTGATGGGGAAAGGTGGGTTGGCGTTCGCGCTGCCCCAAAAATTGTTAACGATGTCGAAATTGCCCGAGTTCTTCACGAAGATGACAGCAAGTGGGAAAGCGTAGCTGTAGCCGTCCATGGTGCCGAGTGAGTTGAACACGTTGCCGTCGCCAGCACGCCATACGCCAGTGTCGCCGTTGAGCGAACCCATGTTCGTGTATGTGGCTGGGTTTCCACCAATCGTGGTGACGGGAGCCGATTGACCCGCCTGCGGGTACACCGCCATCGGAATGTTTGGAAATGCGGGGGTTGCCGACGACGGATCGAGGCCGAACTGGAACTGCGTGAAGTCGTAGTTGAGCCCCACCCGCTGAACGCTAATACGCCATTGAATCTGAGCACGCTCCGTGGTGAACAGCCCTTGGAAAGGATCGACCGAATCGTCGAGGAATTGCGCCAACGTAGCATTCGTCGATACGGGATTGACCCCGCCATACGGATAGAAGTACCGCAGTCCCGTGGTCGGATCGGTGTAATATCCCTGCCCCGTCTGCGGGTTCAACGATTGATACCAGACTTCGACAAATGCGATGTAGAGTCTTGCGTCCTCTTCCTGCGTGCCCGGAGACCACACCGGAGGGGTGGGCGGCGATACTGCGTTGAGCGTCAAGGCGGATGAGTTGCTGCCTTGGATCGTAATCACTTCGCCGTTGAAAAGGATATCGAAGGACGGAACATAGAACGTGTTCGAGACCAAAGGCGCAAACTGAAATGGGGTGTAGGTCAGACAGCCCGATGTGACTTGATCGTCGAGGAGTCGCTGGCGTTTGTAATCCTGAAGGTCCTGAATCAGGTTGATGTCGGCGTCAGTGATCTGACGGTCGTGCATACCAACGACGGTTACGAGGTTCTTCCCGGAAGGATCGAGGGTGCGCGAACAAACCGTTGGATACGTTTTTTGCCAATCGTATGTAGAAAAAGACATTACACGTTCGCCTTTAGCACGTTTTTGTTGTCACAGTGCTGAATGATTTTCCTTAGGTGAGCAAGAAAAGCTTCCGTAGACATCACCCGTTTCATGGAATTACACACGAAACAGGCCGAGACTACGTTGCCCTCTACATATCCAATCGAATTGTTCAAACGATCAATTCCGTTATACACAAGGGTTCCCTTGCAATTCTTTATCCGAGCTACTTGAAGCGGCTCTACGCCACAAAAGTGACAGTTGCCGTGAATGAGTTCGTCAAAGCGGGCATCTGAAATTTCCCAGACCAACTCACGCTCTGCCGCACACTTCTTGTATTCCGAAAGCCGTGCATTTCGGACGGCTTGTCCAGCGGGTAGGTAGTTTTCACACCCGCAATTATCTTTTCCTGCGCGTAGGTCCTTACCCATGACCTTGATGATCTTTCCGCAGTCACACTTGCATTCCCACACGGCATTAACGCCGCTCTGCCGTTCTTGGTCGCCGTACTTCTTAGACCCCGCCCGCCAAAGAACAAACAGACTGCCAAACCGTTGATTCACAAGGCTGAACCGTTTCTCCAGCTTTGCTTTACGGAATCTCTGAGTGGCACAACCACAACTCTTGACTCGACCATCGACTAGGCTGTCCTCTCGAACAGGCTTTACGGTGCCGCATGTGCAGCGGACAATCCATGTCTTGTGCTTGCCTTGGGGCTCCCCCGGACCTCTGACGATCAGTAGTCCAAACTGTTGATTCGTTAGGTTCCTGTTCAATGCCCGCATATAGTCGCTCTGTCAAAGAGCAACGATAGTCGGAAAACTTCAAACTACCGACGCCACGAAAATTTCAGCCTTTGCTTCTCCTCTATAGGAGCACCCATGCCGCCAGCGAATTACGACTATCTCGATCAGAACATTGTCGCTACCTGTCTGATTCAGGCATACAATAACGACTCCTTCTACAACCCGACGACCAACAATCATTCTGGTTTCGCCGCTGATGGGACTTTTTACCTCAACGGGGTGCAGCAATTGGGTGACGGGTCGCCTCCGGGTCCGATCTACGCCTCGTGGTACACGGAGTTCTTCAGCCCAACGGCGAGCGGGCCCGAACCGTCGCGTGACTTTCGTGCAGCATTCCCCACCTATGGTGTAATACTGCTTTCCCCCGTGGCTATGACGATTTTAGATGAGAGTACGCCCGTGCCACAGTCGAACGAATTGAAGCTGTGGATGCAGTTCGCTATCGCGGACGGCTACATGATGACCGACAACTACGTGTCAGCCTTGAACCCGCCTGTACTGGCGATTCAAGGATTCACCCCATCAGGGCTGTCGTATGCCGATGGAATCATCTCGATCACCTACACGCCCGACTCCGGTAACCAGCCGCCTGCTCTAGCGGGCAGTCCCGTGCCCGAGCCGCAACCGGGCGACTCCGCGCAATCCCACATGGTTGTAAGTATTGATTTCAGCCAAGATGCGGCTTACGTGGACGTGGCGCTCTAATCGCAGAGTAAAACGAAGTTGAGCATGATTCCACTGATGTTAACTGTGATTTCAGTGGCGCTCTAATCGAGGATCGACGTGAAGTCCAGATGGGCTTCGTGAACCACCCCACCCCGACACGCGATGGAGCCCCTGCGTGCCAAAGTATCCCATTGAAATTGAGCATTCGCGAATAGCGAACGGGCGTAGGCGTAATGCAGGAGAAGCTGTGCGAGGTTGTCGCCTGAGGAGTTCGTAGTCCAGATCGACGCACAGGCCGCGTCGTGCGTGCTGGCGAAGCTCATGGCGTCGGAGGTATCGGGGAGAGTCCCCACGGGGACTGGTGGAACCGTCTGATGTCCGACCGTCATGCCGCCCTCCTGCGTAACGAGATCAAAGAAGAACGCATACGGACGGGAGCGGTCGGTGTAATCTGGGCAGTACGCCGCAACTTCGCGCTTGGCGTGACCGAGGACACCGTTGGTAGCCATCTGAATCTGAGCGTCGATGCTCTCGGGTTGATTTAGGAAGTTCACCCAACGAGCCTTCGCCCCGGGGTCGAGATTGGTGCTGCCTGTCGTGAGGTAGTGCTGCTGAACCCACGCGATGGCGGCGGTGGGTTGAAGTGAGGCGAACTGCTGGATGTCTGAGGAGAAGAACGTTTTGGCTTTGTCCCAGCCCGTGGCGGCGGCGATATTCTTGATGAGGGTCTGGAGGGTGCCTTGCCCTGCGTTCCATTGCAGGATGCCTGCGGACATGCCTTGTCCGTCGAAGTTGCCGCTCAAGTCGGCGTAGGAAGCGGCTCCGCGAGCCTCGAACTTCCCCGAGATGCCTAAACACAGTTCCAGCAAGCTTTTATCGTCTAGCATGACCTTCAATCCCTCTATTTGAGGGATTTGAAAGCCGTTTTAGCGGTTCCACCATTGATGATAATGGATGGCACAGGCGTAGAAACTGCGGATCGTGGTGAACACGAAGAACAGAACGATTGGAGCCATGCAATAGGCGGGGATCAAAGCGCCTCGGGTCGTGTTGGTGTGGTTCTTGACCAGCTTGATGAGTTTGAAGGTCCAGACCACCGCAAGGGCGGACAGACCGATGGTCAGGGTGTGGAGCGTGGCGTCAATCGCGATTGCCAGATGCAGATGGTGCAGTACCCAGAGGCGAAGGAAGGGCAGCATTAGCAGTGCGGCGTCTCGTTGTTGTAGACGGCCTCGATGCCCGTGTCGGACGCAGGTGGGATGGCGGCTTCAACGTCGCCGCGTTGCAACGTGGAAACTCCGTCATTGGGCACACGTGACGGCGCGGCTGTGGCCTTCGCCATTTCGAGTTCGACAATCTGCGCTCGCTTGGCAACGAAATCATGCAGGTGGAAAAGGATCATCCCCTCTTCGGGGTCGATGCCTGCCGCCGAATACCGCTTGATGACGGTCACTAAATACTCATGCAACTCTGGTGGTAGATCAACGCGGATTACTTTCATACCCCTATAATACTAATTTTCCGCGAGAATGGGAAGCACAATTCCCATGGTGGGCAGTTCGACCATCACGCTTTGTACGGGAACAGTCGGAGCCACGATCTCCTCCGGGGCGAAATACGCCCGCAGGGTGGTGGTCGGCGGCACGCCGAGGGTCTTGCAAACGTTCTTCGACCAGAGCCGCCAGCCAGTGGCGTAGGTCTTGGCAATCTTGATGATGGTCATGTTCGGGCCGTAAAACTTGGACTGACCGGAAGCCATCAGGAGCAGGTTCGTTTCGAGGGCGGCGAAGCCCGCTTTGTCGTTCTTGAAGATCACGTAGCCGCAGCGGTTGAGACCGATCTGACCCTTGTAGGCGTGCAGCGAACGGCTGCGGATGTCGCCGGGGTTATGGTAGCGAGTAGGGACGGTGCCCTTAACGCCGAAGCCCTCGGCCTTGGCGATAGCGACCGCCAGAGAGTGCACCTTGTCGGTGTCCACCGCCTGTGCCCGAGCGAAAATCGGGGTGATCGTCAGAACAGCGAGTACCAGAAGTGCTCGTATGTTTTTCATAGTCGTCCCCTTTCTCTCGTTCCATTTTACTATCGCTCCCACTATTATACCAGCCCATAATCAGGAAAAGATAGGAATTATACGTTGAAAACAAAGGACTTACATCATGTGTTGAAAAGAAAGGGGTTATCCCTGCGTTGAAAACAATGGAGTTACTGGTTACGGGACGACGAGGGTTGGGATGTGGGGCTCGTAGATGAGTTCGGTGCCTGAGACCGCCCGACCGACGCAGACGATATAATCCACGGCTGGATTGGCGGTGCCCGTGTCCGACGAGTTGTTCAATCCATCAGGGATGGTGACGCCCGACGTAGATGTGCTGCTGGTTTTGAAACCAGTGTAGGTCGGCGGGGAACCCGAGGAAACCATAGATGTGACGACGAACGTTTGACCGTTCAAAGTGCTGGTCTCGGCTGTGTCGTACAGGAGCACGGAAGCCCCGACAAGCGAAACTGGACTGGTTGCTGTGACGGTAAGCACGCCGCCAGCGGTTGCGGTTGCGGTGATAGTGAGAGGCGAAGCGGTGATCGCGGCATAGTTCTGCGTCAGGACGCCGCCCATACCCGCGTAAACCAAACCACCTACCACAAAACTTGCTCCAACCACTCCGAACTGCCCGCCATAGGTAACGCCTGCGGCTACGCTACTGGTGATCGCTCCCGCCGCCGTTAGAACACCATCCGAGAGGGGGTATTGAACGACGACTCCCGATTGATCCATGAGATTTATGGTTCCGGGGCTTGTTACCGCTGAGGATGGTGCCCACGACATGGGAGAGTTCACCCCATAAAGTGTGGCGGTGATCGACGTAGGTGTCACTGCGGTGACTATCGCTGCAACAGTCGGCCCGTTGACGGCGGGGGTTATGCCGCTCGTACCCGTAAACGTGATGATGTCACTCGGAACAAAATAATGCCCATTGACGGTGACGAGAATCTGATTCGGGGCAATAATCTGAGCGTTTGTTCCTAATGTTGAATCCAACGATGACACGAACAAGTTGAGCGGGGCTATCCCGCCATCGGGTTGTACCTGCACTACAGTGCCCGCAATCATCGTGGCGTCAGCGGTGAACTGGCTTGAATCATCCATGACAACCACTGACGGAGGAGCGGGGGCGGGGGTTGAGCTTGTTTGAATCATGCTGAAATAGCCAGTCGTTAGAATCTGTGAACTGGACGTACTCTGAGCAATCACCTGTATAACGTCCCCTATCGCGAAATTTCCTGTGAACGAGAACTGCATGGCTTCTGGTGATCCAACCACGAGGTCTGACGTTGTGGTAGAAATCGGAATGCCATTCTGAGTCACCGTGATGGTAAAAGAACCCGCCGTAGTCACATCCCAGTCAATCTCACCGTATCCCGCGAAGTTTCCTGCGTTCTGAATGGTAAACGTGGACGGGCCTGTGACGTACCCACTCATGTCAAAATTGTTGGCTCCTGTGGTTGTAAAAACTACTGGCACGGGGGACGTAACTGTTTGACCATTGGCGCTCACATAGAACCCCAACTGCGATGCCGATGCAATGGCGTTTTGGGCGTTGGTAATCGCGGTGTTGAACCCCGTGATCGCCTGTTGTAGGAAGAGGCTCAGCCCCGCATAGCTAATGTTCGTCCGCAGCATGGCTAACTGCGTTGGAATCGGAAGTGCCTGAACGTCGGGACGCATCAAGAATGCGTTAGCATCAAATTGGGTCGGCGAAAGCCAGCCGTTGTTCGCACTGGTCGGCGGGGTGGAATTGACGTATGCAACGATGGGTGCGGTCGGGATATTCAACAGCGGGGTTCCGGGCGTCCAACCACGGTTGCGACTCGCGGCATCCGCTGATACGGCGTTGTAGTCTGTGGGGTCACCCAACGGGTCAATCGCGGAGTCCAGCGCCCCTTCATACGTTACCACGAACGACACGAGGTATGGGTCTTGAGCCAGCAGCACCAATAAATTGTAGTTGAAAGTCCGCCAGAATTGCGTGAATCTGTCTACGAGTGTAGCCTCGGCGAACTGATCGTAAACGTACTTGAATTTCGGGTAGGGCGACTGATACGTTATGTCATTCGCAATGTTGAGAGTCGCTTGTGCCACAACTTCATCAAAGATCACCTTGATTGCGGTTGGAATGATGACGGACACGGGGTACGCTGCCGTACCTGATCCCAGAATTTCGCTTGTCGTATTTGTGGTAACGATAGCCGTGGGCTCGTAATCCAAATCAGTTCCAGTGAATCCCGAAAGGTAGTTCGAATCCCCACCGCCATCCCAGAGCGTCGTCCGAGTGTAACCCAGCAAGGACGCCTCAACGTAGCTCAGCTTCCACAGAATGTTCAGTTGAGCTTGCGTACCCGCGCCTGCGGCGGTGAGCACATCGATCAGCGGTATGTCCGTGGGCGTGTTCTGGTACACGATGTCCGTGGGAATGGGGGTTTGCCAAGTGGCGGGGTTGGTATCGGGTTCAAACCCAGTGTTTGCGACGAGTGCGATGTAGAACGTGCTGTTATAGACAACCACATCTCCAGCTAAATAGTTTGTTCCAACGAGCCACGCACCCTCATAAAAATCACCGAGACTGCCGAGGACATTGTTCCACGGAACGGGATTGTTTGCCAGTGAAGTGAGAGACGGCACGATGTACTGATTGTAGGCCGCTTGGAAATTCGTAATCCAGTTACCGCCGCGCCCAGTGCGGCAGATTTGCAAGTAGAACAACCACGCGGATGTGATGAACGGGTCATAGTTCGACGCGACCACCTGTTCAAGCGTGATGTAATGCACCAAGTCTTGGCGAAGCTTCGCCTGTCGAACCGTCAGATTCGGATTAGCGTAGTCGGGATCAGTCGGTTCTATGGTGTCGCCACGGAGAGCGGGCACGATACTCACGATGTTGCTCTGATATGTGGCGGGCGGCATCTGGTAGTTGTCGATGATTGTGTGGGGATCGGGAACCGCGCCCAACATAGAGGAGTTTGGATTGAATGTAGGCCCGTAGATTGGAGGCGTGGTGATCGCTTGCATTTGCGCTGGAGTTTCGGTTCCAGTCGCTATGGTGCCGCCGAGCGGCGGGGTGAACAATCCTGACGGGTTGATGGTCAGTCCGCCCAACGTGGTGATCGAGGACGGCTGAGTAGTGGGGTTGGCACCCAAACTCAAAAGGTTGCACTGGCTGAACGAGAAATTGAAGTTGAGATTTGGCAAGTTGCCGATGGATTTAGCAAACCCCTGCAACGGTGAAAACTGAAACCCGTTCCAATTGAAGTGCCCACTGGCAAGCAAAACTGGAAGGGATGGTATCTTCGGAAGATTCCAATTACAGATGTTATTCAACAGATTTGCAAGAGCGTTCAAGGTCGATTGAACGTATCCCGTCAAGGTGTTTTTCATCGTCAGCAGCAGCGTGATGTTCTGGTTGAGAGCCGTAGCAACGCCCGCCAACTCCTTCTGGTACTGGCTAACGGTATGCAACAACTGAATTGAATCCGCGATGTACTTCGGCACTCGGGGTCTGTGACCAAGCTGACCATCCACGGCGAGTTGGTTCATGCTCAACCAAGTGTTGATATCCTTGGTGATCCGCATCTTCATTTCGAGGAGCCAGTTGTTGGCATCCCCAACGCAGGCTTCGAGCAAGCGCCCATCTTCCATCGCTTGGTGGTAGTATTGCTCGATGGTGGGATCGCCAGCAGGGGTGTGGCGGACAATTGCCCCCGGTGTTAAGATCGGAAAAAGACTGCCTGAAGGTGCACTTCCCATTAGCTATTCTCTCCCCCGGGTGCTGAAACCTGAGTTCCTTGGTTATGCACGATATCGGGAGCCTCTATTGTATGGCGTGCGTTAGACGCTTGAACCATTTTCTGTTGCGTAAATACCGTGTCGGTCTTGCTGACATGGTTCCACGTGGTGCATTCCGTGACGAAATCGCCCGTGCATAGGTACTGCAAGTTGCCTTCGTGTACGATGTCAACATCACCCAAAAGCTCGATCTGAAGGGCTTTGCCGCTGTTGTTTGCCGCAATGGTGATCTGCACCCCACCGTCAAACGATGCCGTGATCGAGCGTCCTTGGTTGTCCTTCCCGAGAGTTGCAACCAAACCGCCAGCCGAATCAATCAATATGGACTGCCCAGAACTTGGGTTTTTCCCCACGCGAACCAACAGGTCTCGTACCGAGTGAAAATCAAACGACAGTCCGTGCTGATCCATTGCCGTCGTCTGCGGCGTTATATTCGGATTGATGGGGATTGGCGTACCGAGTGCATTGTATGCTGCCGTGTTGTACGGCAGCATGTTCAAGGTCGGTGCACCTGCGGTTGTCATGTCGTGGAAGGAATACTTGCTGTCTCCTCCTCCGTAATTCGGACGACCCGGAGAATGAGAATCCATACGACCTGAATCTCCCACGCTCCATGCTTGAACGCCCGGGCCATCAATGTAGCCATTCATCAGATGGCGGCGTAGTGCCGCTGGGTTACGAGCACCGAGGCGGACAACAGCCGCACCGTCGAATGCCGCCTGAAGCGAAATGCTTTCGGCTCCAGTCTTGTTGTAGCCCATGGCGTTGACGCCTGAATCCCCCGCGACTTTC